AGTTAACATACGAATGTATGGATGACCCTGCAGAAGAGGAATTGGTATTTCCTACTTTATATCCTCAAGATCTACATGATGCTTATATGCATAGATACTATATGTCTATGAATCAGCCCTATGATGCTAAAGCTTTTAATTCTAATCCTATAAAAGTTACCGCTTCTACATCTATTATGGCTGCTGAGGATGATGAAGATCCTTTCGGTGACATGGCATTTGATGATGAAGAATTTGATGATGAAGAATTTGATGATGAAGAATTTGCTAAAGTTGATGATTCTGAGGATGTTAGCGATAGTATAGACGACATGTCTGATACTCTAGATGAAATGAACGAAATGCTGAGCAATTTCGAGGAAGATAATGTCGATATTGAGTTGGAAAACAACATATCAAATCATTTTATTGCAGAATGTGAAAAATGTCATGGAGTATTTATTTCTGCTGTAATTGAGAGTGATCAAGAAATTGAAAAGATATCAGGTACTTGTCCTATATGTGAGGAAGAATGTGATCAATATCTCAAATGGATCATTAAAGATAGAGATTAATAGATATTATGGATAATAATAAAATTTTTGATGAACGAAAATGTCCAGTTTGTGGTAAAAAATTCTTTAAACCTATAGAATCTATTTACAAATATAGAGATCATGGGCATGTTAGATTTGTATGTTCGTACACATGTTGGGTCAAAAAGTTAAAGCAACAAGGAAAATGGTGATAATTTCTTTATAATTCTATATTGACTTTTTTCTACTAGTTTCATATAATCGTGTTGTCGAAACATATCAAAAGCTAAGGAGCGTCGACATGATTAAATCTTCAAATTATTATGAAACTCTTATTGAACGTGTTTGGGATGATTTTGATGATTATGTTGAAGTCCAAGATAGTAATGAACCTTCTGTAAGAGCATTTAAAGTTGATCCCGATTTAGAATCTTGGCTCAATACAATTGAACATCAGCATACTCATACTTCTAATAGCTGGACTTCTGAAGAATGGGATGAATACGTCCATATACATAAAATTGTAAGAGGGTATGCACCCATAAAGTCTTTCTAAAGTATATATGTTTAATTAAGGAGTTCATATGAAGATCATCAAGGTTATTTCTGAAATTTTCGTAGCAGGAAGTTTTGTACTTATTAGTTCTATTAACTTTGATCCTAATACTTCAATTTATTTGGTTATTGGTAGTTATCTGATTCTTGCTGGGTTCCTGGTCATAGGTGCGGTTGGGTTGAAATATGTTGATATGCATAAGGATATCGTTAGTATATCTTATGAAAGGCATATAAACGACGTCTAAGGTTAGTATGAATATAGATGCTATTTTTGAATCGTTAAATCCTCAACAACTTGAAGTCGTCTACTCCTCTGGTAGACGACTTTTATGTTTAGCAGGAGCTGGTACAGGTAAGACACATACATTAATTACAAAAATTTTATATCAAACTGAAATTCTCAATATTGACCCTGAATGTATACTTGCTTTAACTTTTACGCATTCAGCAAGCTCAGAAATGCTTGCTAGATTTAAACAGTATTCTAACTTAACATCTTATCCAGTATTCACTACTTTTCACAGCTTTTGCTATTCTTTATTGTGTAAAGATCAAGATATACTGCATCATTTAGGTTATTCAACTATACCAAATGTTATTGATGATATTCAAGAAAAAGCACTTTGTTTAGAAGTAAAAGCAATTACCGGAGTTAAACTGCCTGCTAAAGCTTTTAAGTTATCCTATTCACCTAAGGAATCACAAAAGTTTGAATACGAATTATTTCATAAAGTATTAAAACGTGTAATGCTAGAAAGAAATTTAATTACATTTGAGCGGATAATATCTTGTATAACTAAATTATTTATTGATTGCAATCCCTTAATATCTAAGTATTTAGTCAAATTTACACATATATATGTAGATGAATTTCAAGATACTGATTTACTTCAATGGAAATTTGTACAAGCTTTTATGAAATATTCTAGTATTTGTGTTGTAGGGGATATACGACAAAACATATATTCTTTCAGAGGTTGCACTAACAGCGTACTTAAAGAAATTTACGATAATGATACTTGGGAAACTCATATATTAGATAAGAATTATAGATCAACCATTGAAATCTGCAATTATGCAAATGATTTCTTAAAATGCTTTAAAGATAATTATGCTTCAATTGAATTGAAATCTGAAAGACATGGTTCTGAAGTAATTGCTATGTCATTATCTGAATTTTTTTCCAGTATAGATAATCTTGAAACTACTAATTCAGCTATATTATGCAGAACTAATAAAGAAGTACAGTATTTATGCAATATATTAGATAACCATTGTGTATCGTATCAAACTAACCAAAGTCTATTAGAAATTGCATTATATAAATGTGCATTAGATTCAAATTATTGCATAGATTTTTTCATAAACCAATTACCTACGGAACAACAATTAAATATATTAAGTAGAAAAAACTTTGATAAGAATTTTAATATCTTAGCCTATTTGAAATCTGTATTTACAGATCAATTTAAAAAAATTTACGATATACAAGATACCGATGAGTTTTATAGCATGAAACAATTATACGAATTAGGTGAACTTTCACTTTCTGAAATTTCTTATATGTCTCAAGATACTTTGTTATATGTTGGTACAATTCATTCTGTTAAAGGGTTAGAGTTTTCTACTGTTTATGTTTATGGAGTGAACACTCCTGCTTTTCATGTGCTATCTTCAGAAGATAATAAAAATTTGTTTTATGTAGCATGTACTAGAGCAAAAGATACGTTATTTATTATAGGAAATTCGTTAGAATACTTAAATTAAAATGAAAACAAACAAATTACTTAAAAACTTAGAATTAATAAATTGTCCGCATTGTGGAAATCGTCCTTACGCAGAAACTTGGAGAATGTTTACTTTAGCTTATGGAAAAATCATATGTCCGTACTGTAATAGTAGTGTAATTAAGTTTTCTTTGACTTCAGCTAAAGCTTTATATGAAGCATCTAAAATATGGAATAAAAGATACGATCTAAATGACTCATTGGAATTCATTTCGGATAAAAGCAAAACTATAGCTATCAAATTTAACAACATATTATTTATTCGAGAAGATTTGACTATTAATCATGACAAAACCAAAAATTAAACCAATTACTGTTATAGCATACTTATCTAATATCCAAATGAAACTTTTTATAGAACTGGAACCCGACGTAATTATGAAAAATTTTCATAATGGGTATCCACTTTTAGGAAAAGACAACTATGGAAACACTATTATTATCAATTCTTCTAGAGTTCCTATTTTGAGAATACTAGATAAATATGATCCTACGGAAGGTGGTAAAAATTGATGAAATTAGTCGGAGTAAATATTGATGGTTTGCATAACACTTCAATGAATAAATATTGCTTCAGGCCTGATGTAAATTTTTTAACAGGAAAAAATGGGTCAGGAAAATCTACTATTCTTCAAGCTATACAGCTGGCATTACTTGGTTATATACCGGGAACGGCTAAAACTAAATCCAGCATACTATCGCATAGTTTTCATAATTCTATAACCATAGAATTACGACTATCTGATTATCAGACTAATCAAGATATTATAGTGCGTAGATCTTTTATTAAAACAGGAAAAAATATTTCTGAAAATTTAGAAATTTATCCTGATAATTATACTATTGAAGATATCGTCCGAAATTCTGATATTTCTATCTTGAACTTTGATGAATTCATAGCTTTAAGTTCAAACAAACAAAAAGAAATGTTGATATCTATGTTACCTAGCTGCACAGATTCTTTTGATGCATCAAGTTGTTTTATTAATTTAGATTCATATACTTCTAATTGTAAAGAACTTCTTGATGAAATTATTGAAAGATTTCCTAGATTTACAACGGTAGCAGATATAGCTTCTTGCAATAGTTACTTAAAAGAAGTTCAATCTAGATTAAATGCAGAAGATAAACGGCTAACATCTACTGTACAATCTCTTATGTTTTATGATGAATATTCAGGTACATACGATACTGAAAGTATCAGACAAACTTTGAATCAATTAATGCATAAAAGGGATGAAATTTCTGAAATTGAACATAAATTAGAAGCAAAACAACGTATTCAAACTAAACTAGATTCTCATGAATTAACTTCATTAGATCAAATTGATACATTTATACAAGATCGTACTGAAATCCTTAGTGCATTGAAAGCAGATATTACCTGCATTGAAAGCTCAATAGATGATAAAACTAAAGAAAAAAATAAGTTGTTACTTGAGAAAGCTATGTATCAAAATGTAATTAATTCTGAAAATACTTGTCCTCTGATGAATACTCCTTGTGAATCTTTAGAAACGTATGTTTCGGAAGTTACAACTTTATATAATGATGTTACATCTCGCATTGATATTCTAGATGCAGATCTTAGAGCGTTAAAAGAGACGTTATCTAAAAAGCTATCAATATATAATGAAAATGATGAAGCATTAAAAGACTTAGAGTATGAAAAGAAAACACTTACAATATTATATACAGAATTACAACAATATACTGATATAAAATATCCAGAAGTTTCATCTGCAGAAATTAAAAAAGAAATTGAAACTTTGCATCAAGATCTTATTAAAGCTTCTGCTAATAAACAGTATAATGAAATGATGAAAAAACTCCAAGAACAAAGGTATACATTAACCGAAACTATAAAATTTGTTAAAGCAGCTATTAAGCTTACAGGTGAAAATGGGTTGCAATCTGAGCTGTCGCTTAAAGCTTTTAAAGATTTTTCTACTAACTTTAACAAGTATTTAGATGATTTAAAATTATCTTCTTTTGGATCTGTGCACTTTGTTATTTCAGAAAAATTGAATTCTTTTGATTTTGGAGTAACTAGGAATGATAAATTCATATCTTTTAATCAATTATCCTCAGGTGAAAAATGCATATTTACATTAATATTCCAAATTGTTCTGAATCGTTTGGCGGGATACACTTTGAATTTCATACTTATTGATGACTTATTTGATCATCTAGATGCTAAAAATCTTAAAACCGTTATTAAAAATATACATAAACTTTCTCAATATACTCAAATTTTTATTGCAGGTATATTTGATTTAGAGACAGTTGATTCTTGTTATATAACAAATTTGGATGATGATGTTTATGATTACTAAATTTTATTACTCTTCTTTACAAAATAGATTTTATCCTACTAAAAAAGAAGCTCAAACAGCTGAAGATAAATATGTAGAAGAATATTTTGAAAAAATTGAAACTTTAGCAGCTATCAAGCGTAGAAAGCGAAGAATACTTATAAATTCTAATTCATCAAAATCAAAATTCTAGCTCAATACCTCTCTAGGACCTTTTATCTGTCTGATATTTGTCATAAGAGAGGTATTATTATGGGTGAAATGATGTTAGCATTGCCGGATGGAGTTACATTTATACATCCTGATGATGTAATTTTACTCAGTAGATTTTCTTCTATTAAATGGGTTGTTGGATTCGGTTGGTTTTCATATGAAGGTAATAGAAAAATTTGTGGTTGGTATCTTACCCAATTAGATAAACCTGAAATTATAAAACCTATACAAGAAACTGATTTATATGATATTTATTTAGTTACTAATCGATAGGAATTTACATGGCTAGAGCAGAGAAAGTAAGTTATTGGAGAGGTAAAAGCACTTCAATGCCTGATGATTTTATTTCAGGTCGCCTTCTATATCAAGAAGATACGGGGGATGTTTACCTTGAATATAGAGAATTTGACACAGAATCTAGCGCATCCGGTGAAATTGTACGACGTAAACTTACGGATACATCTAAATTTGATATTTCAGGTGGAGGATTTACAGGACCTGTAATCCTTTCAACTAATGTAAATGATATTGATTTATATCTTGATTATCATACTGATGCTTTTGAAGATTTCCAGTCTAAGCAATGTGAACTTATTGAAACTGCTGGAGGAGATATTACAGCTGAATTTACTGATAATTCTACTTTAACTGTAAAAGATCTGATAGCTGTTCCTAGAATCTATGTAGATGACATAACAGATAATATTGATGCTAAATTACAATATCATATAGATGACATATTAACAGATTCAGATGGAAATCCTATAACTACTATTGATGCGTCAGAAGGTATCCATCCTGTATTAAGAGATGACGGAACACAAGCTACTGACACTGCTGGGAATCTTCTTTTTTATAAAACAGACCCTTCTGTTCAGCATATAACTCAAGAAACTAGAGAATACTGGAATCATAAGGTAGATCAAGTAGAAGGCAAACAATTATCTACTAATGATTTTACAAATGAATATAGAAATAAATTAGATTTTGTAGCTGCTAATGCTACTAAAGTTGAATATACTCCTAATTATACTTCAGTATCTTCTGAAGAAGCTAATATTTTACTAGGTACATTAGCTATAACAAGTGTTATTGACGTAAATTCTGAATTATCTGAGCAAACCTTAACATATGATATTTATATGCCTGCGGTAGCTGGTTCTGCGGAAAAACTTCAAATACCTCAAAATATAGATGGTATTCAATTTGATGGTACATCATCAATTCAAAGATTTGCATATTGTAGTACTTCTAGCAATGTTCAAACTAAAGAAGTTACAATAAATAATTATCAAAATACAGATGGTGCTATTTCATTTATATATTTTGAAAATGATAATAGTGTGGATTCTCCTAAATTAAAAATAAATGATAATTTAGAAGCGTATATAACTTATAAATCTGCAGAATTACATTCAGATATTGTAGAAGCTTCGGGTATAACTACAGGGTTTTCATTAGATTCAGATAGTGGAGATCAAGTAGCTGAATTGGATTCTACTATTTCTACATATCTATATGATGTATTAGAATTTACATGGGAGGATACATCAGGAAATCCTGCTATAGAATTTGATGGTAGTGACTTTTCAGTAACTTTAAATATATTTGATACTGAAAATAATTTTGCAGAATATGAAGTAACTTATCCTATTGATTCTCAAGATTCCGATGACGAAAATCCTGAACCTGAGGAAGATGACGAAAATCCTGCACCCGAAGAAGATGAAATTGAAAATTCCTTTATCATGCGTTTATACGCAACATCAGATGAAAATGAATTAGCATTTAAATATGTGCATATTCCAAATTCTGTGATGTCCAACACAGATGTATTCCCTGAAGGTATGGAATTAAGCATAGGAATTTCAGGAAGAAAGCAAATTGAAGGTGCTAAAGATGTATTATCTTCTGGATTGCATGCTTTTGTTTACATCCAAGATAGCAATCATTATGAAATTTTAGATTCATTAACTTCAGAATATAATATAGTTAATTACGATTCTGACGGGTTAATGTCCCATATAGATAAACAGATTTTTGATAATATAAATAATAATTTAGATCAGATAATTGGTGAAAATTGTATCATTGAACCTATATCTGTTATTGATCCAATAACTGGAGAGACTTCTACAGAGTATAGCTACCAATATGCTTCTCACGAACAATATGGTATTGTTCAAATTGGTGATAATATAACGGTAGCAAATGGTGTAATTTCAATCAATCATAATAATGTTATAGAGGCTTTAGGATACGATCCAGGGCAAGGTGGGGGTTCAGGAGATATTGATGTATTTAGAGGTGCATCTTCTGCTATATCTAAACTACCTGAAGATGCTTCCAATCTTTCTAATCTTTATCCTAATTCCTTACAAGTTTATATAAATGAATCTTTTAATCCTCCCGAAGGGTATGTAGGCCTTTCTATTGTCAATTTAGGAGAATCCTCGATTAGTTTACCTGCAGCTACAGTAATACCTGGAACTGAATCGGATCCTGATTATGAATACTACATATATGCTGCATATGTAGAAGGCTCGTTTTCTACAGATACTTATGTATACTTTATATTAAATGGTGATTCTTTCTCACCTACAAGCACATTAACATTACCTGCTGGAGGCACGCCTTATTCTGCATATCCTGCGTTTTTATGCGCAGTATCTGATGAGGGTGATTTAATTGAAGGTATATATACTTTAGTAGATTTAAATGTTGAAAATTCTAATTTAGGCGAAATTCATGTAGTCACAGGATCAGAGGGTGTAGAGGGGTTAGTTCCAGCACCTATTGATACCGAATCTCAATATTTCTTAAAAGGCGATGGTACTTGGTCTCCTATTTCGGATAATTATTTAGATATTTCTGGAATTTCAAATGATATACTTGAAGCAATACTTGGAGGCCAGTATGATTCAGGTTCTGGAGGAGGTTCGGGAACTATGGATCTTACACCTATTACTACTACAGATATTAATACAATAACATCCAGATAACTAGATGAAAATCTTAAATGTTAATTGAAATTATATAAATAAGTATAAGGAGTTTAGATGCCAAGAGAACTCTATAATGAAGGACGAGTAGTAGGTTTATCTACATATGAATTATATGTTAAACACGCTTTATCAGAAAATCCTTCAATTGAACCTGCATCAGAAAGAGAGTGGCTCGCCTCTCAAATAGGGCATGGAGCCTCGATGATTTTACATATTCCTGTAGAATCAGATCAAATTTCAGGAGTACATTGTATTGAAGTTGAATTACCTGAAAACTCTAAACTTTGTGCTGCAAATACAATTATTGGATCTCAATTTTTTGGAGATTGTGTAGCTAATCAACAAGGCTGGGTTACTCGTATCAAAAGCTATGGAAGTATGCTACCTAATTCATCTAATATTTCTCCAGATACTTATACAGTTTCTAATGATTCAGATTATAAGATAACTGTAGAAGAACTTTCAGCTTCAGAACAATCTGCAATTGCTAATTATTTGAAAATACAAGATGCTATAGTAATACAACCAGGTTTATGGGAAGAAGAAATTTACGCAGAAGAAGGAGAAAATTTACCCGTCTGGGATTTAATTCCAAATCTGAAAAAAGTTCCTACATTAAGAATTACATTAAGTTCTAAAATTACTCATGATTTTTATTTATTACTGACAGGGTTTACCAATAGATCTATTATTTCAGGGATATCAGGATTTGATTCAGGTTCAGTAAATACTGATAATCCTGAAGATGGTGATTTCATAGGACCTGAATCTTATCCATGGGCAAATAAAGTAATATTAACATCGTCAACAGTTGTAGATTACTATCTAAGAAAAAATATTCAATCACATAATGATTTCTTAAAAATTGAAGTAAATGAAGATAGTTTATCTACAGATTTTACTGTGTCTCCTTTGAACCCAGTTACAGGTATAAGCATGTACGGTCCGACTACTCCTGGAGGTCCTGTTGAAATTGGATCAAGGATGGAAGATATTTCAGAAGTAATTCCTGCAAACAAACAAGGGAAAAGTTGGGCAACTTCTTTAAACCCATATAATACTCCTTACAGGGATAGCAGGGACACTAAAGATTCTTCTAAAATATATTCTTCGGATGTTTACGATAGTTCTGATTCTAGTTTGAATATAACTCAAACGTCATCTACTGAAGAAGATGCAGTTGTAACTACTATTAAACATAGTCAATTAAAAGCTGGTACGGGTATTTCTATAAGTGGTCCTTCAACTCCTGGTGGAGATATTTTAATCAGTTCTAGAATAGAACCTTATAATACAAATGCATCTCCGGATAATAAGATGCTCAAAGTAGCTATCGATTCACCAATTGATATACAAGACCCTTCAACAGCTCAACCTCATATATCTCCTAAAACTGTTGCAGAAGGTGTTCGAACTCGTCTAAAAGTTTCTAAACCTGTGAATAGAAATGATTCTAAAGGTAAAGGTGGAGTACGAATTACTTATCCTGTAGAAGCTGGAAATGATATGATTGTAGAAGTTCCAATTACTTCAAACTTTTTATCGGTTTCTAGAACTAATCCTGAAGTAACAGTATTGAAATATAAAGCAGGTGGCATATCTGATAGTACTGGTATCTTAACTTTTAAAGAAAGTAATGGTAAATGCGTAGTTTCTTGGGATTTTGCTAAATTAGCTAATAAATTAGCTGGAACTATTCCGAAAAAAACATTAGGAATAACTAAATTAGATACAGCGTTAAAGGACTTATTACAGCATGTAATAGGTGTAAAGTCGGGCTTGATGGATGAAAACGGAAATATACTCTGGGCTAATTTAGGTTTAGATAATGCCGGTGATTTTAAAATTCCTTGTGGGAATTTAAATATCTATTCAAAAACAACATCTGGTGCTGATAGATGGATAAAATCACATACATCTGCTGAAAATGGAGATTTGCGAGTGAAATAATGGCTAATGTTTTAGGATCATTTAGTAGATATATAAAAACAGGCGGAGAAAGAGTACCTACCACTGCTACCGCTTTTTTCGCTTTTGTAGGTTCTGGTCTTACAAATGTAGCTCCTAAGTTAAGAATTAGACTTACAATTACAGTATACGATGATCTTTCTGTATATATTTCTACAGGGTCTCAAAAAACTTTTGCATTTAATTCAAAAACAGGTCCGTTGATTGGCCACAGATGGAAAGGTTATTTGTTTTTTAGCAATGCTAGTTTTACTTTATATTCGGGAAATGCCGGAACGCATAAAATACCATATTTTACTGCAGGATCAGGTAGTATAAAACGTCAGCTTACTTCTTGGAATATTTATAATCCAGTTTCTGGAGGTTATCCTACCTTAGAATTCCCTTCGTTCAATATAAAAATAGGGAAAATTACTGATTTTGCAACGTATAACAGTCAGTCTCAAGCATATACAGGAGGTACCATATACATCGGTGGTATGACGTATGATCCTGATTATGCTACTTCTCATCCTGCTACTATATATGGAGTAAGCATTGATATTTCTGAAATAATTCAATATTTAGATTATTTTCCTGGAGAAATATATACAACCAACTCTCAAGCTCAGTCTTGTAATAGATCTGGCGGATATTTTAAAAAATATACATCCAGTTCTAATTTAACTGATAGAAAAAATAGATTTGGAAACTTATCTAAATCTACTGTATTAATTTACGGAGAAAACAATACTCTTAATATTGTAGCTCCAAAGATTGGAGTTGAATAATATGTTAATTGAGTGTAAAACTGCTAATCTTTCCTCATTAAATCAAGTTGTAAATATATTTGGAAAATATTTATTTAAACACTTAGATGGTTCAATAAAGTTTAAGAAGTCCTCTAATATGTATGATATATGGACGATTGTTTTGTATCAAATTCCTTATGAAGTAAGAAATTTATATGATATTTCTGAGGATAAATATAAAGAAGTATATGAAATGCTTTTAAATATTAATATAACAACATATGGAACAAAATTACGTATTAATATTTTAGAGGAAACTCCTGATAACTTAACCTTAGGTTGTAAAACATTTGATATTGAAAAAGTTAAATTGAAGCATGGTAATGAATATTTGAAATTTATGCTCAAGTCTTTAGAAACGTACGTGAGAAATAGAATAAGTAAACAATATGAAAATTATGATTTTCTTTTTTAAATTTATTTATTCCGTAATAAAAGAAAAAATAATATAGTTTTTTATAAAGTATAGAAAATAATCCTTTAATATTACAAGAAGATCGTTAACAATTAAGAGATACCATGAAGGATGTGATGCTTATAAGATGATAAATTAAGTGTTTTGTATACTCATTGACACCCACTTGTAAAACAAAAATAACATGAGAGGAAAAAATTATGAACTCAATATTAACTCAAACAAAAGACGCTTTACGTGCAATTCCGGGATTAGTAACTGCTATTTTCATGATATCTGTAATAGCAATGAATCTATTAGCTAATAAATCTATATTTAATTTACCATGGCTTGCTTCTACAGCAGGCATTTTTGTATCTTGGATTACTTTTCTTTGCATGGATTCTGTTTGTAAGCGATTTGGATATAAAGCTGCGACGATCTTAAATACTGTAGGTATGATAGTTAATCTTATTACTTGTATACTATTCATGCTTATTGTACAGATTCCAGGTGTGTGGGCTGCAAGTTATGCGGGAACTACTCCAGAAATTAGTGAAGCTATAAATGCAGGAATAAATGCAACATTTTCTTCTGCTTGGTATATTGTAGTAGGTTCTGCTGCAGCTATGTTCCTAGGAGGTTTAGTTAACTCTGGTATGAATCATATTGTAGGAGTTAAACTTGATAACCAAGGTACATATGTAGGATTTGCGATTAGAAGCTTCATATCTACAGCTTTAGGGCAATTTGTAGATAATTTTGTATTTGCAATGTTTGTATCTTTTATATTCTTTGGATGGTCTATTGAACAAGTTCTTGTATGCTCATTCATGATGATGCTACTTGAGCTAGTTTTTGAAATTGTGTTTTCACCTATTGGTTATAAATTATCTAAAAATTGGGCGAAGGATAAAGTTGGTGAAGACTATATTCAGAAATACGCTGTTCCTACGTACTAAGTATATTCGTTATTATATATCAAGTGCAGGTTTAAACTCTAGGAGAGTTATATGAAACTTGAAAATCTTGATGGTATAGCTTTAGGAAAGCTCGTCAATTCTGGCGAGCTTTCGCCAATTGAATCTATCCAGTATTTTATTGATCGTATTGAATCTATAAATCCAAAACTTAATGCTTTTACTTATACAAAATTTGAAGAAGCTCTTGAAGTAGCTAAAAAACAAGAAATTCAAATCATTCAACATAAAGATATAGGTCCATTTGCAGGGGTGCCTATGGCTTTTAAGGATTTCTTACCCTCTAAAAAAGGGTGGATAAATTCACACGGTGGGGTTAGATCTTTACTAGCTGTGGATAATTGTGATTCTGAGTTTTGCAAAGCAGCAGAAACTTTAGGGGCAATTGCTGTCGGAAAAACTAATGCTCCTGCGTTTGGGTTTAGTGGAGCTTGCCAAAACGAAATGTATGGACAGACTTGCAATCCGTTTGATACCTCATGTACGTCTGGAGGGTCTTCGGGTGGTACAGCTGCAGCGGTTGCAGGTGGTTTAATTACATTTGGAGAAGGAGGGGATGCTGGAGGTTCTATTCGCATCCCTTCTGGTTGGTGTAACTTGTTTGGATTTAAGCCTTCAATAGGCACTGTTCCGAGCTATTGCAGACCTGATGGGTGGGCAGCTACACATCCTTACTGCTTTAACGGGGTATTAACTAAAAGTGTTAGAGATAGTGCAACTATCTTAAATAAGATGGCTTACTACAATCCTAGAGATCCTATGAGCTTGCCTATAAATGCTTCTAAAGATTTTACTGAATTGCTAAACAATAATATTGAAGGAATGAAGATTGCATTTACAAGTGATTTTGATTTATATCCACAAGTTGATGAAGAAGTAAAAGCTATAGTTCAATCCTCTGCTAACACTTTAATAGATGCAGGAGCGTCAATTCAATTTGCTCAATTTAATTGGAAATTCACTTTAGAAGAAATACTAACTTGTTGGTCCTGGGCTATTTCAATAGATACTGCCTTAGATTTAGCACGATGGAAAGAAGAAGGTTTAGATCTCATAAAAGATCATAGTGACGAATTGCCGCCAGAATTTGTTTATTATAACAGAAAAGCTTATGATGCTTCTATATTTGATCTTCAGATGTTTAATTACATTAGAACAGATATTCTAGACAATTTTGAAACAGTATTTGAAAAATATGATGCAATCATATCACCCACTGCAGTTTGTCCCCCGTTGCCTAACTCATGGGAAGGTCATTGCAAAGAGGTAAATGGAGTACCTCAAATTGAAGCAATTGATTTTATCTCTTTTGGAGAAACTCCGTTAGCTAACTTCGTAGGCTATCCAGCTGCATCTATTCCTTGCGGTTTGACCAAAGATAATCTACCTGTAGGATTGCAAGTTATATGTAAACAGTACCATGATGAGGATGTGTTCGCTATTGCAAATACGTTTGAAACTTTAAATCCTTGGATGAAATATTACGATTCTATTGTATGCTAATTGTACTTAGGAGATTTTATGAAAACACTATATGTAAGCACTCCAATGCAAAATAAATCTCAAGTAGAAATTGAGTCAAATATCTCATATTGCTATAATGATGCTGAAACTCTACTAAAGGACAAATTAACGCTTATTGACACTATGTCGAATATTTTAAAATTTGATACTTTCGGAGAGTGCTTAGCTAGTAATTTACAGCTTTTAGCTAAAGCTGATTATGCATACTTTGATGACAATTGGCAAACTTCTCGAGGATGTAAGATCGAGCATGATTTTGCCGATGCTTATGGTATTAAAATTATTAGAGATTAAAATATAAATGATTATTGATCACACACATCCTAAATATTGGGAATGGTTACGTTCTCAAAATATAAAAAATCCTCATAATGGTGCTTATTATTATTCTATAGAAATTGTAAATAACATAATTCCCAATATTCGTACTTCTAGAAATTGGATAACACTAAACGTACCTGAGGTAGGAGTAAATCATTCAATTGTATTTATTCATAATAATATAAATACAGATTTGTATACGTGGTTATCAGTTTATGATGATTTAATTTTAGTTTGTGGTATACCTGAAACTTGTGAGAAAGTAAAACATTTAGGAATACCAATTTACTTACCGCTTTCTGTAGATATTTCTTATGTTTCGCAATTTAAAAAATCTATAGAAGAAAAATACGGAGATACGGCATATGCTGGAAGATATTCAAAGCAGTTTTTAGAAGGTTGTGCTATTCCTGAAAATGTCGATTTAATCTGTAATTTAAATCGCCAAGAACTTCTTGATACTTTGTCTTTATACAAAAACGTATATGCGGTTGGAAGAACAGCTATAGAAGCTAAAATCCTTAATTGCAACGTTTTGCCGTATGATCCTAGATTTCCCGATCCATCTATTTGGGAACCTTGGGATAATTTAGATGCTGCAAAATATCTTCAAATTGAGCTTGACAAAATTGATAGGATAAGATTATAGTTTATAGGTGAGTATTTTAATGGGCGTAAATGATCAAATTTGCGGGAATTGTGCATTAGGGGAATATCATGGATATCCTCCGTATAATGCATCTAAGGATGCTGTTGGAACTATCTATTTTTGGTGCCCCGAACTTAAGCATCATGATTCTACTAGAACTGCGTGTAATAATTTACGTATTGGTGAATCAAAGCATTTTGATAAATTTGGTAACCAGTTATTTGTACATGATTGGCATCGACCTTATGAAAATAATCCTTATGTAGATGAAGTATGTGCATCTTTACCTCCAAAATATTCATGGACATGCTCTAAATGTGGAAAAGTCGTTTATCTAGAACGTTCACAGACACCTGAATATTTTGGATGTAAGCATTAAAGGATATATATGGAAATAACAAAATTATTATGCTGTATGTGTGATAATTATATAGGTGCAGGAGATTGGAATTTATGCTGTAAAGTAGATCCATGTTTACATTATGAAAATGATGAAGCTTGTGATAGATTTGTTCCATCAAAAATATGTAAAAATGTTTCATCGTATGTAGGAATGTTTAGATGTTCGAAATGTGGAGCTTTTTATGCAAATTGGCAAATACAAGATAGGTGTTTAAACTGTGGAGAGCAAATTTTATAGTTGGTATGATAAACATAAAGATCCAGATAATGTCTATCCACCTGCAATGGATTCACAATTTGCATTAAATATTCTTATAGATTATATCTTAGGGGAAGATTGGTATGTAGTAGATCCTTTAAGTAATAATCAAATAAATACTGTAGCTGTAGATTGTATATTGTATAAATGTTCTAAAAAATATAGAAAAGAAGTAAAACAACATCATAAAGGAAAAACCGATTGATAATTATATCTTGACTTTTTAATCAAAAAAGCTTATAATAAATTGTAGGCGTAATATCAATAGTCTAGAAAGGATAGCCTTATGCCTAAGATCATCACATATCCTAATACCGATTACTTCACCTTTGAAAATGTAAATCCGAAAAACAAACGTACGGGAGATTGCGTAGTTCGTGCTATATCGAAAGCGATGAATAAACCTTGGCATGAAGTAATCGATGAAATGATTCCGTACATGCATAAATACTGCTCACTTCTAAACGAACCTACTCTGTTTACTCGATATCTTGAAGATCAAGGGTTCAGGCGTATGAAACAGCCTCGTAAGTTTGATAATACCAAGTATACAGGTAAGGATTTTGTAAACTACTTGAATGATAACTACTATTTAGAGAATCGAAGAATCGTAGCAAATATTGGATGGCATCATACCACCTGCTTTGTAGATGAAGACGATGGTAGGGGCTATACTTGCCATGACATTTGGGACCCTACAGATAAAACAATTGGTAACTACTGGATCAAATAAAACAGCTTAAGCAATAATAGAGGTATTGACTTTTAAAGTTAATACCTCTATACTATTATGTGTAGTAAGCATATCAAGAATCCAAAGGAGCTACCATGTCATATCAACACACAATCGAAACACTTCGTGCAAACGTCGATGACAGCTTTCCTCAATCCTATTTTAGTAATTTCATCGAAGTAGATTACGACCACGAAGGTTTTAGCAGGGTGCAACTTCCTTATACTGGATTTGTTGATTACATACGAGAGGTTGATGATGCTATTATCGTTATCTCTGATAGTGATCAGTGGTGCGATGATTGTGAAGATGACGGTTGGACCTATGCTGTGTTTAAGTCTATTGAAGACTACATCAATGAGGTATTTGGAGATAGCTGCAATATTGTTTCATTCGATGAAGGTTTCAATACTTTTCATGATTGTTTCAAATCTGCTGTCTTTGATATGCTTATGAATTCTAATAGAATTTGATACTTCGAAAACTCGTTACTAATTATATAACGCGTCATTCATTGTGAAAGGCATATTATGAAATACTTCAAATGTGTTATTTCAATTTTTTGCATTATATTTATTACTATTGTTGTTTTTTTAACTGTTATAACCAATTCTGCACATGCAGAAATTGAAGAAAGTTTCGATATTTCTTATTTTGTTACTGAGGTTTCTGATAAACCTGAAGTTGTTAATATAGATCAAGATAAAGAAAACATAGATGTTAATTCTTATGATGAAGATATTGAAAATGTAGAAGATTCAACTTCTATAGAATACGATGAGGTATATATTGAAAATGAAGTATCATATGAAGATCAAGAAATTTCTGAACCTATTTATATAGATTATGAAGAACCTAATTTTGTAGAATACACCTATTCAGCAGATTCATCAGATTTTCAAACTTCTGGTGTAGTTTATGATGAATATGGTATCCGATATACTTGGTATTCTCAAAATGTTCTGCCAGGTGGTGGTCTAAATGATTTAAACTCTAATGGAAGACATGTAGATGAAAATGGTTATATATGTGATAATGAGGGTTATATCGCTGTAGCTTCTAGCGATTACGAAATGGGTACAATTGTCGATACCCCATTTGGTGAAGCGAAGGTTTATGATACCGGTTGTCCTTCAGGTACAATAGATGTATATACAGATTTTTAATCGTGTTATATTCTATTCTAAAGGAGGTTATTATGGCTGATGATAAAATTCTCAAAGATAAAGTAGTATGGGGTGGGTTGTATAAAGTAAATCATAATAGATGGAATGATTCATCTATTAGAAACGATCAAATCTATTATCAAGCAGTTCCGGCAATGGATAAAGACGGTAATGTGTGGATGCAAGACACACATCAACTTAAATATGGTAGTCTTAAAGACGGATCAGCTACCTTAGGTGCTATGGAGCGCATTTTCAATTTAAAAGATCCCGATAAAGGACATTGGGCTATATATACGTCTAGAGGTGATTGGTATCATACTGGGAATGAAAAAATCACATCAGAATCGATGTTAAATGATTACGAACTAATTTGTGATCTTCACGATTATAGGCCATTAAAGAAAAATGAAGATTATAGAGATTACGACCCACAAGATGTTTTACATGGAATTCATCTATATCAAGAACACGGATATTCCTGGGATTATGGTGATATTGGAGTTACATTAATTAAAAAATTAGCATCTCCTGTTTTGTATCGTAAATTTGTATCTGCCATGTCTGATACAAAAGCAAGTTGTAAATGGCCTTCGTTTTTTAGTGTCAAATTTAATGAGATGGTAGATCTTCATAAAGAACTGATAGATTCTGGAATACGTATTCATCCCAAAGACCAAGTTAAATATGAAAATACAATTTGGTTGACCAAGCGTCTAAAAGAAATGCGTCAAGAAATACAAACATATTTAGAAGATCATAAGTACGTATATAAATATGACTATGAAGATTTTGATCTCACTCTAAAGCAGATTCATCCTGATATGATCAATTATCTGGAAAATAAATGTTATTGTCCACATGAAATATACGATAGCAATGGGATTTGGTATCAATTATTTTATCCGGATACTGTGTGTAAAATAGTACAGTCTAATGAATATAGATCTGCAGTAGTAGCTAAAGCTTCAAAAGATTCTGATCCTCAAATTATTATTTTCTGGCATGATGATGAAAGTACTCCTGAGTCTATTATAGAAGCTAGAAGAATGGATGTAACAGAAACAAATCTACTAATTGCTAAGCAGATAGTTAAAGGTGATAATCAAACTGTACATTCAGATAAATATACGGGGGATGAATTTCCTGAAGATATAAATGAATTAATAAATTCAATCTAAAGGAGAAGAGATATGACAAATTTTGGTATGTATTTCTATGGAGAATCTCATATTGATGCTGTTGAACAAACAGCACAAACTCTATACGATATCTTAGCTGCTCCAGGATATTTTCAATTAATGTTAGGTATAAGTGATGATGATTTAGAAGATGAAAATACAGCTAAGCATAAACTAGAAAATTGGTTAAAGGCGGAGTATTATGAGTTTTAAAATTACAGAAAAATTGATTGAAGTTGGACCTCAATATAAAGCTACTACATATATTCAATTTAATCAAGAGGAGTGGGAACAGTTCTTAAAAACTTTTGAAGAAGCAATAATTACTGAGTGGTTATCGGATAATATTAAGCATAACTGTAATGAATAAGGTGAATTCGTTAACATATAATATGCTGTAGTCTAAATTTAGGAGATATTTGTATGCAAGAAGTATATATTGTTCAAAATAAAGCCATGTTTAGTGTTTCATCTAAATCTGTAATAGTTTGTGATATTTATGAAGATGCAAAGCAACTAGCTATATCGATTAATGATCTTCAACCAGAAGATAATGTGGATGAGTATATTATCCCTTGTCCAGGATATATGCACAATCAAACGTTTAATATACAAGATATCATATCTACTGCTGTAGTTGCTACTAAATCTGCGTTGAATAGATCTGCTAATGAATAATGATATTGAAGTGAATCATCCAAAGCATTACAACTTAGGACAAATAGAATGTCTTGAAGGTATTGAATCGATTTTGAGCCCTGAAGCTTTTGAAGGGTTTTTACATGGTAATTGTATCAAATATCTATGGAGATGGAAAAATAAGGGAGGGTTACAAGATCTAGAAAAGTGTAGATGGTATCTAGATAAGTTAATTGCCCATATCAATTTACAATAAAAAGCTGTATTTCAGCTTTTTATTTTTGGTTATGACGATCGTATTTCATTGTTGAGAACCTTTGATGAAGCTGTAACAATAATTCTTTAAAGGTTTTAAATATGAAAATACTCATCAAGAACGCTGAAATTCAAGCTGCTAAACATAGTTCTAGAAATTCACGAAAGTCTAGTTCTAAAAAAATTACAGATCATATGATACGTGCTAGATCTTCAAATGTTTGGAGTTATGCATTTGATATTGATGCTGATTCAGATATAGGTACAATGTACATACAGTATAAGAACGCTCGTGGAGGTCCAGGAGATATATATAGATATTATAATGTTCCTGCGAAAATTTATCGCAGATTTGTAGCCGCTCCATCCAAAGGTCATTCAGTATGGAAATTCTTAAGAGATAAATATCAATATTCTAAGCTTACTGGAGATAAACGAGGTAAACTTAGAAATGCAGTAAATAACTAAAACAACTTAATTTGTCATATTTTATATAAATTATAACTTCAATATGGTTTAGCTATTTGAAGTTATATTTTTACAGAAAAAGTTATAAATAAGCTAGGAGAAATTATGAGTGTTATATTTTATACAACACACTGCCCTAAATGTAAAGTATTAAAAGCTAAACTTGATGATAAAAATATAAAATATGATGAAATAGATGATATTGAAGAAATGAAAAAACTGCATTTTACATCATCCCCTATGCTACAAGTTGATGGTGCCCTTTTTGATTTTAGCGGAGCTAGAAAACTTCTGGATAAATTTAATGATAGCTCTTCTTTTGAAACATTTGTAAGATCAATGAAAGTGATGTAAATTATGAATATTGATATTGCGCTAGATTCTGATTTTTCTAACACTCTTATTAATTTAAAAGATTCTTTCGGTGAAGATTTAGCTAAAATCAATGGTTTTTCTAATTCTAGTTTAAATCATACCGATTTCATTGATAGTTTTGTTGATAGGCCGACAGTTGCAGATTCTTCAGTAGATCCTTCATCTAATGTGGGTAGACATGATATGCCAACATTATTAGGAGAGCTTCCAAAATCTCATAAGAAATTACTTTCTTATAATAAAATTTATTATGAAATCAAAAAGAAACATGGAAAAGAAATTGCAGATGCTTGGCTTATAAGTGACTACGATGGACACCTATATATGCATGATGCTCCTACTGCCAGTTTTGCAAGTTATTGTTATGCTTATGATTTAAAAGATTTAGCAGAACGTGGATTATACTTTTTGGATGATGGAACATTTAACGCACAACCTCCGCAACATCTTGAAACATTTATAGATTTTGTAAAAGAATTTGTATCTTTTTCATGTAATCGAACCTCTGGTGCTGTAGGCCTACCGAATCTTCTTCCTTACATGTATTATTTCTGGCACAAAGATTGTAATGAAGGATATATCATTCATGATGAAATATATTATGCGAAGCAACAATTTCAACGTTTAATATACGCATTAAATCAACCTTATACGAGAGATGGAGTTCAATCCGCTTTTACCAATACTTCTATATTTGATCATAATTACTTTGAAGCTTTGTTCGGTGGTGCTGTTTTCCCTGATGGTTCATTTATGATTGATTATGAAGAAGAAATAATTGAATTTCAAAAGCTATTTTTAGAAACAATGTCAGATATTAGATCTCAAAATATGATGACATTTCCAGTCAATACTATTTCCTTATTGTATCAAAATAATACTTTTGTAGATGAAGAATTTGCTAGATGGGCTATAGAACATAATAGAAAATGGAGTGATTCAAATCTATTTGTAGATAGTACTGTTAATTCATTATCTAATTGTTGCAGACTTAAATCCAGCATAGAAGAAATTGGCTTATTAGATTCTGATAAAAAGTTAGAAGATTTCATCCTTTCTGAGATGCATAAAGAATATCTTCAGAAAGCATCTATAGATGAAGCAAAGCTGTCTCTATCTTCATTTAAACAAAAGATATCTGAAGATGTAGAACTTAAAAAACAATTTGATATACGTAAAAAAGAGAAAGTTAGAGAAGCTAAAGTAGATGAACATGAAGCTTTAGGACATTTTAATAGTATCGGTGGCAGCAGTTTAAGTGTAGGATCCGTAAAAGTTTCTACAATAAATTTAGCTAGAATTGCATTAGAGAGTAAAACAGAAGAAGAATATCTTGAAAAACTAAAATATTATGTTAATCTAGATTGTATTGCATTAGATGCAGTACGACATATAATTTCTAGAAATGTAGATAAGGGTTTACTTCAGAATTTTACTTATGGTTTATTAGATTTTGATCATCTATATAACACTATAGGATTTATTGGTGTATATGAAACTTTAAAGAAATTTAATTACGTTGCTACAGATTTTGCGGGTGATGCTAAATATACCCCAGAAGGGGAAACTTTCGGAAAAGCTATCTTTGATACAATTCATAATGAATCTAAAAAGTTTTTGGAATCTAATCAACTTGATTACAAAATCAATTGTGAGCAAACTCCGGGAGAGAGTGCTGCAGATAAATTAATGAAAAAGGATAAATATTTTTATCCCGAAGATGTAGTAGATGATCTTCCTTTATATGGAAATCAATTTATGCCTCTAGGAATTAAAACTTCTTTGAGTGAACGTGTAAGAACTCAAGCTTTATTTGATTCTTTCTGTAATGGAGGTTCTATTTTACACGCAAACATTGATGCTCCAATCGATTCTTTTGATAAAGCTTGGAAATTAGTAAATTACATTGCTAGTTCAGGTGTAACATATTTTGCTTTTAATCCTAGAATTCAAGCATGTAAACATAACCACGGATTTTATGGTACAAAGTGTCCTACATGTGGAGAACCAGTTGCAGCTGAATTTACTCGTATTGTTGGGTTTTTTACTCAAGTTAACAACTGGGCTGAACCTAGAAAAGAAGAATACAAGCTTCGTCAATGGGCAGATGTAAATAAATAGATACGAGAATTTATATGAAATTAGTAGGAATAATACAAGAAGATTTTGTAAATTATCGAAAACCTGGAATGCTTTTAGAGTTTCCTTACTGTTCATTTAAATGTAATAAAGATGCAGGATATACAGTTTGTCAGAATCTAGAACTATCAGGTTATGAAGTCTTTGATTTTGATATAAATGAAATCATTGAAGCATATAAAGCTAATCCACTTACAGAATCTGTCATTTTTCAAGGATTAGAACCATTTGATTCGTTCTATGATATGATGCAATTTATAACAGCTTTTAGAAGCCAATTACAAGATGATATCGTCATATATACAGGATATATAGAATCTGAGATTTATGATAAATTAAATAATCTTCGAGAATTTGAAAATGTATATGTAAAATTTGGAAGATTTAAACCTAATAACGAACCACATTTTGATAAGGTACTTCAAGTAAACCTAAGCTCAGACAATCAATATGGCATTAAAATAAGCTAAAGTTTAACCTCTGGTAAATTCGTTAATAGTTAATTATTAATCTATTTTTACCGGAGGTTTTCTATGTTGAGTTTAAGAGGGTTTGAAAAAGTTACTAGAGTTTCAAAAATAGACTTCCAACTACCTGAAAGAAGTACTAAATGTAGTGCTGGATATGATTTTTACGCTTGTGAATCTTTTGATATTCCTTCACATTTAAATATGCTAGCTAAGAACGCTAATAGCTGTATAAGTTTCCGCAATGTAGAAATTGTTAAACCATATTGTATAAAAACTGGAATAAAAGCATATATGCAGGAAGATGAAGTGCTTGAATTGTTTATTAGAAGTTCATCCCCTTCAAAATTAGGATTAGTTATGGCTAACAGTGTAGGAATAATTGACGCTGACTACTACAATAATATCGATAATGAAGGGGAAATCGGATTTTTAGTTTATAATTTAACTCCTAATTCAATACATATAGAAAAAGGTATGAAGATTGGTCAAGGAATATTTACAAAATTTCTTTTAGTTGATAATGATGAGGTTAATTCAGTACGTGCAGGTGGGTATGGATCTACAGGAGAATAATAATGCCTCAGGATATGCTAGAATTCCCTAAAACTTTTGAAGCTTTTATATCTACGTATAAATTTAATGATAATAAAGAAGTATACACAAACGGTTCTTCATTAATCCCCGTATTTAGAGTATTACAAGGGTGGCATCATTTTTCACAAAATTTGCAGAATAAATATTCTAAAGAAATTACAGCTAGAAATAGAGTAATTGTAGAATTATATACGCTTATGTTACGTAACTTATCTGATTTTAAAGATCCTTCCATTACCTCTGAAGTATTAGTGAAATTAAATGATATATATGAAGATATTGAAAGCTTTCATCTTCATGAAGAAGTGGATAACCGACTATTAAAATCATGATTTTTTCGATAAATTCTATTGACATTTTTAGCACATGTTACTATAATCATGTTGTAGGCAATTAAAAATCAAAAGTCTAAGGAGGATCAAATGTCTACCAACACTCTTATCAAAGTCGAAGGCGCTGCGTGGTCTGTTTCTAAGAACATCGAAGATGCTATTAAGGGCATGACGTCTTCTGAAGACATCGTTTCTACGCTAGGGCTTGATTACACTGTTTCGGCACACAATGTTAAGACCGATATTGAAGAACCCGTTCCAGGATTTTACGGCATGTATCGAGACGATAGCAACTCTTTTCTAGGAATTGTCAAATCTGAAAATCCGGTAATTGTACAGAATATCGAAACATTCCAGTCTATTGAAGGTCTGATGCAGGACGGAACTCTTAAGCCCCTTATTGCTGATACTTATATGGGTGGAAAGCAGATGTTCGGCTGCTTCGAATTTGCTGAAGAGTTCAATGTTCTAGACGACGTATTCGGTCATTATTTCATCGTTGTAAACGATCATCTTAAACCTGACGGAAACGTTCAAGTCATCAATACTCCGGTAAGAATTGCCTGCATGAACGCAATGTCGTCGGCTCTCAGGCGTGCCGGACTTAAGTTTAAGATTCCCGCAGTTGTAGATGCTTCGAATCAGAGCACCATTCACAATGCTATCATCAATGCTTATCATCGAACCGTTGCAACGATGCAGAAATCTGCTGAAGAAATGGTTAAGATCAAAATCAGTCGTGAAGGAATCAACAAACTCCTAGATGAATTGTTCCCTTACATTGAAGAATCTGAAGACAGCACCACTAATCATTCTCGTGCAAATCAGACCGTAGATATGCAGCGAGAAGCCTTCGTAACATGTCTCAATGCTGACAATCTTGCTAACTATCAAGGTACAATGTATCAGGTCTTTAATGCGCTTACCGATTACGGTACCCATTACTATCGCAATGCTGACAAGGGTTTCGACCTTAGTCATCGCATGACTCTTGTTCCTGGTATGAATCCTGAAGCCACCACAGAAATGCTTAAAGTTTCTAAATTTATCAATAATATGAAGAAATTTGAAGATATTGCAAAAGCTGCATAAGTATATCATAGATCAATAGCAAAGTGAGGGAATTTCTCTTACTTTGCTATTGATTTTCTGTATAAATTCAATCATCTTGTATGTATCTCAAATATCTATGCTCTAATGAGGAGGTACTTGATGAGCAATCGAGACGCAATAATCGAAAAAATAAAGAAACTTTTAAAGCTTTCTGAAAATAATACTAGTGAAAACGAAGCTATTTCTGCTGCTTTGAAAGCACAAAAACTTATTAGTGAATATGATGTATCTGAAGAAGAATATATTGATAATTGCAAATCTACTCAAATTATAACACTTACAAGTGAAGAATATTCTGGAAAGCAGTGGAGATTGTTCATTGCAAGTGTAGTTGCTAAAAATTTTAGATGTACATGTTTTCAGACACCTTTGAGGAAATCATGTAACAATTATAAACGTACAAATACTATTAGTTTTGTAGGCTATGAACATGATGCAAAAGCTGCAGTTCTCGTATACACTAAACTTATAAATGTAGGAGAACAGAAAGCTTCAGAAATTTCAAAATTAGCTAAGAAGCAATTTGGAACATCGCAAGGCGTAAAACCTAGTTATTACAAAGGTTTTATCGCTGGAGTGGATAATGAACTTTCTAAGCAATGTCAAGCTTTGATGTTAGTAGTTCCTCAAGAGGTTCAAAGCCAAATGGACAATTATGCTTTTAAATCGGTAAAGTTTGAATCAACTTCTAATATAATTGATGCATCTACTACAGGTTATAGAGATGGAAAATATAGCATAAGATCTTCCCGTATTGAAGCTATGGATGAATCAAGTCTTTTGGAAAATTAGTTATGAAATCAGATGAATCTAACTATCTGGATTATTTGGTAGATACTTATTTACCAATACCTATAGAATGTAGTAGAAAGTATGTAGATGATTATTTCAACCCTGATATTACTCCCTATGCATATTTCTATAGATTGCAAGCTAGATGTATAGAACAAATTGCTACAGAATTTGAATTAACTGTAAAGAAGTTGATAAAAAGCTGTAATATTAATGAAAATACTTCTGTAGAAGCTAAAAATGATTTTGAAGAATTGATAAGATGTTATTCTGAATATGCGAAATACTTCATTGGTACTGTAGATAGCATCAATTTTGACGAGATTTTAAAATCTGATAAAGCTGCTGTTCTGCTAAAGGTAGCTTGCTCCTAAGCGATTTAGGATCTATCCCATATACATCTGCCATATGGTTGATATCCTTGGGCGTTAACTTTTTTTCCTTCTCAACCATCTCTCGTATAAGTAAATTAACTATATCATTATATTCATCGGTTAATTCACCAATAGGTCCTTGATCTCTTGCAATGTCATCTGGAGCTTCTAAATAGGGTGAAATATCATCAGAAGATGCTGGATACATAGAACCAAATATAGCCATCAATGAAGTCATATGACTTGCAGAAATATGCAGTTTGGGATTCGCTAAATCTTCATATACAACTTTACTCCAATGCTTATCAAGTTGTTCTCCTACTTCCATTAATAAAGTACGTCTTAGTGAATATTTTACTTCATTAAAATCACGTTCAAGCATTTCTCCGAGTCTAGGTTTATAAAATACGGAAAAAGCTAAATCTGTTCTATATTTCTTTGCAAATTTGTACCAAGTCCAACATTCACAAAATCTTGTAATGCAGGCTTGTACTTTATCTTCATAATCAGCATATGAATTATTAAGAAATTTAGATCTAACTACATATCCAAAAAATGGATAGTTCAATTCAATTATTTTATCTCTTATATCAATATACTTAGCTCTATCTTCTAATGAAGTTTGCGGTAATTGATCATATAGTATATTTGTGTATCTTTTGATGTAATCAACTTCTTTTTCATGTTTTTTTCGTTTGACTACAGGTACCAAGAAGATCACCTTCAGAAGTTTTTTATGATATCTATAGTAGATATTATATATTGAAAAATTTATTTAATAAAGGTTTAGCTCTGTACATAGCGAGTTATAGCATGCATAATAGTTATTAGAATTTTAAGAATTTTAAATTTTAAGGATTATTAAAATCATTTAAATTTAAGTAATGTTTCTTATGAATTTTTGTTTTTTAGTTTTATAGCTTCATTTCTGCTGGGGATTCTGAATATATAAAAATTTAAAGAATTAAAATGATTTTTGTAAATCTCTATTAGTACTCCGCATAGTATATAATAAAATTACATAATATAAAAAATAAAATTAAATAGTATTAAAATAATATTACCGCTTACCTTAATCCTTCCTTAAATAAAAGCAAAAAAATAAAGCATTTTAGCTTTATCTTCTAATCTTTCTGAATTAATTCTTTATTTTTGAATCTTCATCGTTTAACATAGTAGTTACTTACTTGCATTATCACTGTCTATCGGTATCTAAAATCTAAGGGTCTAAATCGTTTATTAACGTAACTCATCGATTTATGGAGGTTGTATGATTGTTGTAGCAAGTGCGCTGAGAGGTATTGCTAGATGTGCTGAGTTTACTGAAATTCAAGCTAATAGTGATTCTACACTTTATTCAAAGGGTGTAGACAATTTACTACAAATTCGAGATTTAGCTTGCCAAATTGTAGAGAATGCAAATAAAGCTCTAGCTAAAGTAGGTAAAGATGATATAAAGTATCAAGATGTGCGAAGCAATTATTACGAATCTCCAAAAGAAGATATTGCTAAATTAAATGCATCTTTTTTATCTGAACTTCTAAAATCTTTTGAATTAGTGCCTAAATCTGCAACTTTAGAATCTGAAAAAACTTCTAAAAATGTCGAATTTCCTATAGAAAACAACACAGGCAGCTATGAAAAAGCAGATATAGAACCTATTGTAGATGTTACGTCATCTAAGTGCAAGGTTGACAAGTGTAAATCTGCTGTATCTGAATCACTTCCAGGTAAATCTTTAAGTGAAGATTTTTGTAAAAAATTTAAAACTGTTTTACATGAAGTAGCAGAAATAGATGAATTAAAATTTAGCGATCCGGAAATGAAACGATTTGCTAAGATACTTAGCAGTTATTTTTCTATAAGATTTAATGCCAAATATGATCCAAATCATATTCACAAGTTTGATAGAAAACAATTTAGAAATTATTTAGCCAGTTTTATTTTTGCTTATGGGCAAAGTTTTGAATGGGATGAAACTTCTGAGTTCTTATGTGAATGTGAAGATTGGTTAAATCAAGTCAAGGCCGGGAATGTTAAATACTCGTTCCCTAGATCTGTTGGGTACATGTTTTTTAGTATTAAAAACGGTGATATCTTATCCACATTATCTGAAAAAGCCTTAGAAAATTCTAGAAGGATTTATGAAGAGCTTTGGCTGCAAGGATTAGATGAGTTTGGTTATACGTCAAAAACGTTTAAAGGACGTGAATATCTGCCAACAGTTGGTATGAATTGGTTGCTTAAAGATGTTGAATCGTTATCATTTAATCACTTTGGGCTTAAATTACGAGCTGCAGTAGATAGAATTTATGTAAATTCGATTGCATTATATCATAAATCTGTAGAAAGTACTCAACGTATTTTAGATGAAGCATATGGAAATTATCAATTTGCTTAATAACGATTATAGATTTTCAATTCCGGGAAGTCCTATACAATCGTTTGCACTAAAACTTAATAATTCTTTAAGTGATTCTTCTGTTTTAGAGATTATTCATTCAGATAAGAATTATAAATTGATAGAGTATTTGGGCTATGTTTTAAACTATGCTCAATATTGCTATAAGAATGGCAATTTTTTTGATTTAAGTTATATTGATGTTTCTACGTTACTAGCATGTGTGGAAGAAAATTTTTTAGATAACTGGATTGATAATGTTGAAATTTCAATTGAAGATTTAAAATATGTTTTAGAAGACGATTATGTAGATCCAAAGCGATTGTATTTTGACACTTCTATAACTACTACGAAGAAATCTGAATTTTTAACAGATTTATTAAAGAATAAATCTTCTGATAGTTCTTTTCCATCTAAAAATGTATCTACAGATGTTTCTATTAAAAATGATTTAGATTATTGGGTGCAAGCTTTAAATCTATTCCATCCGATAATGCCTCAACCTGATATTAATGATATAAGATACTCAGCTGTAATAGATGGTCGAGAATATTGTATTTATGGAGATGCAGTTGTTCCTTGGGCTCAATGTCAAATAACCGCTGTCAGTGATATCTCTAAATTCAGTACATCAGACATATTGAATTTATTTCCCGATATAAGAGTTTATACTCGATCTCAGTATTTGTATCAGAAATATGATAATACTGAGTATGATGAAGATTTGGGAACAGTTTTTAAGATTTCTGGATACACGAAGTCTCAAATAATCAAAAATATTATTGAGTACCCACACCTTGAGGGGCTTGATAGGATAGTTAAAGTGAAAGGTGTAGAGACGTTATTGCCGTTTTGGAAACATATTGAACTAAACGGTGAAATTTATCCTACAACATCTGTTTGGTCTGAGCTTCCTGATACTAAAAATCTTCCTAAAACAGAATCTTTCATGAATGAATATGTGGTGAGAAAGTATATATTAGATAGCAATAACGGTGTAGAACATAAGTATAAGATGCGAGGTTCGTTAAAACCATTTCTTACATTATATGCTAATCCTGCATATTATGAAAAATATGGATATGATCCCCTTGAAATTGGAAAAAAATGTATTGAAGCAAGAAGATCGTTTGCATTTACTAGAAATCCAATTTTAAAAAAATTAGATGTGGAAGAGCCTTATGCTTAATTGTCCATATACTAGTAGCTGTAAAAGATTAATTTGTGATTTTTCTTGTAAAGTGTTTGCTGAGTATTCCCATTGGACTAATAGATGTAAAATCAGCTTAAATAATCCAGCTATAAAAGCTTCTTTAGATCAGATTTCTTTAGCAGATACTTTGATTAAGAAAGCTGCAGAAGATAATCTTCCTGAATCTAGTTTTACTACTATGAGTGTATATAGTGGAAATAAGCCATTATTAATTGCTGATTTAGTTACGTATCTTGCAATAACTAGATATTGTAAAGATGCTGGGTTCTATAATGGTACTTACAAACTTGATTTTGCTGATTATTTAGATGAAACTAAGAAAAGCTGGAATAATCGGTACAACGCTACAGATTTAGAAGATATGAAAATATGGATTAGATCTTCTAAATATCTGATAATTACAAACTTAGGTCTAGTTAAATTTGGTGATTTTGAATCTCAACTTTTACTTTCAATTCTTCAAGAAAGATATGAACCTGAAAGATACACAATTATTGTTTTAGATAAAGGCAGGTTTGCTCTTCCAGGTAAGCAAGAAAGTATGTTTTATTCAAAGTTACGAAATGAATTGAAGTTACGAGGTGTTAAATTATGACAAACTCTATTGAACTTCAAGTTATTTCAAAACTGCTTGTAAGTGATGATGAGTATGAGATTGAAAAACTTTGTGCATATGATTCATCTTATTACGGAATTTTAGATAAACAAATTGAGTTCATACTAGATCATAAAGATAAAACAGGTAAAGTTCCAGATCTTTTTACCTTTCAAGCTCATTTTGAAGATTTAGTAATTGTAGAAGTTAATGAACCTATATCTTATTTAGAAGAAGAGTTAAAGAAAAATAAACAGCAACTTTTATTTCTTGAAACTTTTAATAAATTAGCAGATTTAGGTTCAGGAGATGTTAGAGAAGCTTGGGAATATTTAAATAGGCAATGTGAAAAAGCTAGTGAATTAGATACACATAGTCCTGTTGATATTGTAAAATCTGCACAAGAACGTGCTCAGCAAATTATTGATTTCAATAAGCAAACGCGTATACCTACAGGGTTTAAAGAAATTGATGAATTAATGTATGGAGGGCTATCTACAGTTGAAGAGTTTTTGGTAATTGTAGCTAGAACAAACGCAGGAAAGTCCTGGTTGTGTACAAAATTTATGGAATCAGCTCAACGTAATGGTTTTCCTGTAATTTATTATAGTCCTGAAATGCAATCTTCTTTTATCGGTACTAGATTTGATACCTGGAAAGGGCATTTCAGAAATAGTGATTTGTTTCGCGGAATATACAGCGATGAGTATCGTGATTATCTTTCTACTCTGGCTGAAGATACAACACCTGCTATTGTTGTAGAAGATTCCGATATGTCTGGAGGGAGGACTACTGTTCATGATCTTGAAATTTTAGTCAAAAAGCATCATAGTAAGCTATTGATTGTGGACGGTTTGTCTTATCTAGCCTCAAATGAAAGATATAATAATGAATCCTTAAAATACAAAGAAATATGTGATGATTTGTTCCGATTATCTAAAGCATATGGGTGCGCTGTAGTTGCAGCGGTGCAAGCTAATAGAGAAACTCGGGAAAACAGAGATGAAAATGGTGAGCCTTTTCCCAATCTATATAATATCAGTGGAAGTGATCATCCAGCTCGTATTGCAACGCAAGCTTTTGCGTTTAGGCAACTACATGAGCAGCATATCATTGAATTGCGTCTTGAAAAATCACGTAATGCTAGAAATGAAAAACCTGTATTAGCTTATGTAGTAGATTTTAATACCGGGTCCCTTGAATATACTGAGTCTTCTGGGTCTTTAGGCCCAGCAGCTGTAAGTGGAGATTTTAGAACACCTATGGTTACTACACAGCTTACTACTACGTTAAATATGGAATCTGAACCCTCAGAAGAAGCAAGTATTTTAGATGAAGAAGATTATGATGATGTAGAATTCTAGGTAGATTTGTATGGATATTATTGCTATATTGAACAAACTTGCTGAGTTGAATTTGATAAGATTAAATAAACAGATTGGTAATTGGTATTCAATTTATTGCCCTATTCATAATGATGGAAATGAGCGTAAACCTTCATGTGGTGTCCTTTTGAAGGAGGAATTTCGAAACGGTCAAAAATATCCTGAAGGATTTGTGCACTGTTTTTCTTGCAGTTATGCTAAACCCATTACAGATATGATATCCGATATTTTAGCTGTTAAAGGAATTTCTAATCAATCTGGTCTTGAATGGCTTATTGAAAACATACCGGGTTTTAATCCAGAAGCAGCTGAGTTTGATTATCTTATTCCTAGAAATGTAATACAAAAGCTAAATGCTTTTTATGCGGTAGATTATATTAATTCATTTAACTTACAATCAGATTCATATGTATCCGAAGAGGAGCTTGCTAATTATAGATATACTGTACCATATATGTATGATAGAAAACTTACTGATGAAATAATTCAGAAATTTGATGTAGGAGTAGATTTACACTATATTCCTTCCGGTAAAGTTCGTGAGGTTCCATGTATAACTTTTCCTGTTAGGGATGTACATGGTAAAACGTTGTTTATTTATAGAAGAGCTATTAAAACTAAAAACTTCTATATGCCATCAGGTATAGAAAAACCTATATATGGATTATATGAACTAGGTGATTACAATAAATCTGTTATAATATGTGAGAGTATATTTAATGCTTTAACATGTTGGGTATATGGGTACCCTGCTATAGCACTTTTAGGCACAGGAACTCAATTACAAATATCTCAGCTTAAACTTTTAGGTATAAGAGAATTTGTTTTAGGGTTAGACCCTGATGAAGCAGGCCAACGAGGCTGCAATAAATTACGAAAAGCTTTGAAGCAAGTAGCTATTATTCGTCAATTAAATATACCACAAGGTAAAGATATAAATGATCTTAATCAACAAGAGTTTATAAATATTTATGCTCAAAAAATTTAATCAATTTTATTCATTAATGGTATTGACATCGTCATGATATAACATAGAATATAATACATAATTTTAACGTATCAAAACTCTACAAGGAGGAATTATGTCAGCTATAATCATAGATTCTAATTCAGAATTTTTTAACACGTATAAATTATATCGTGAATATATCAATTATTCAAAACCTCTTACTTACAATAAATGGATGAGGTTGCCGCAATCTTTTAAAATTGCAGCTTTGTATTGTCAATTCTATAATGAAATTACGCTAGCTTGGTATAAAGTAAAAACTCCTTGGTCAATTGAGGAAGAGGGAATTGAAACAATAAATCAGTATCTTTCTAAAAATATAAGTAAGATTGAAGCTGATAAGAAGAGATTTGATCCTAAATATATCTATAAGGTTGCCTATAATTGCTTTTATTGCATCTGTATTGATCCTACAAAAAATAAAGATCGATATCACAAAGAAGTTTCAGAAAGATTCGAAGCCGGTGATGATGAAATTAGTTGGTTTGACTTCTTAGGTGATGATTTTAATTTTGAGGATTCTTATGAATCTGAGATCCTTCAAAATTTCTTTAATCAATTGTCTGGAGATCTTCAATTATATCTAGAGTTTAGCTTAGGAGAAGTTACTGAGTGTCAAGTTGTCCGTTCTTTGAAAAATCAAGGATATATAACAGGTAATACTCGGGATAAAAGTTATCGACAGAAGGTTATTCAAGAGCTATCAAGTTATGCTCCTGAAAAAATTAAGATCAAACTATCCACTGTAATTGATATTGATAGGTTTGTTTAGATGATTTGTACAAATTGTTTTTTAGGAGATAATTGGGATATTGATGAATGGCCGGATTACATCATAGCACAAAAAAATCATAATGGTGTCATTGTATCAAAACGTTATATAGATATTGATAGTTTAAATTCAATAATTTCTAAACATTATGCAGAGGGTTATAATGATGCGCAAGAATTTGTTCGGAGACTTGTACGTGATATGGAGTCATTACCGCTAGGTTTAGTGAGAGTAGTTCTTTGCAAAAATTGTAAGTGGTTTAAGGAAAACGATTGTGCTATGTTAGGAATTTCTATTGAAGATAGTGCGGTTATGTATTGTAAATACGGAGAACTTAAAGTTACTTCATAAAATTGTGACAAAGAGTTTTAAAGAATCGTTATAATATACAGTAATCTTACTACTAGGTGGTTATATAACGTAAATAACATAAGTTTCTGAGAGATGGCTTGAAAACAGAATACCTAGTAGTAAGATATGCCCCTTTAGCTCAATGGATAATATGCCCCTATCGTCTAATGGATAAGACATAGGTCCTCTAAACCTAGAATCGGAGTTCGACTCTTCGTAGGGGCACCAGCTGATCAAGTTGACTAATGTGTCAACTTATCATAAAATATCTAAATGAGGTAGCAACTAGCTAGCTACTAGTTGAGATAATGATGCCTTGATTGTCAAGCTCATTTAGGTATTGTTTACTATCAAGGAGTAAACTATGAAAAATCTTCATCCTAAAATTCGTGGAACTATAATTGAGTATCAAGTTGCTACGGCTTTAATGCAGTTAGGTTGCAATGTAAGTTTTCCTTTAGGAGAATGCTCTCCTTATGATTTAATTTTTGAATTTAATAAGAAATTATATAGAGTTCAAGTTAAACATGCTGTAAAAGAAAATGGAAAATTTTATATTTATTGTCAAAAGCAACAAGGTAATTTAAACACAAAGTTAATTTCTGTTTCTTATGAATTAGATGATTTTGAATTTTTTGGTACATATTTAGATGGTATATGTTATCTGATTGATAATGATAAAAAACGTACAGTTAGATCTTTTCGTTTAAATTTACCTAAGAATTTACAAATACGTAATATTGATTATGCTGTTGAGTATGAGGCTGAGTATGTTTTGAAAAAGCTTGAAAATTTAAATGTGCAGCCACGTATAGATATGCACAAATTATTAGAAACTAAAAAAGAAGAAAATCGTTTGAATTCGTTAAAAGCTTTAGATGCTTCAAATTCCCAATATGGAACAATTTGGATAACTAATGGGGATGTGAATAAGAAGATAAATAAGAACGATAAAATTCCTGAAGGATTTAGACGAGGTAGAACTTACAATTGGATGAAAAAGTAATTTGTTACATATTTATAAGATAGTTGAAAAGACTCCGTAGCTTAGTTGGCAAAGAAAGGACTTTTAATACTAAGACCGTGAGTTCGAGTCCTACAAGGGGCACCAGTTGGATCCGTAGCTTAGATGGAAAAGCAAGAGACTTTTAATCTCGAGACCGTGGGTTCGAGTCCCACCGGATCCACCAGATAGTTAGCAGATTATTTCTGTATTAATTATAGATTTGGAGTATACATGGAGTTCTTTAATATGGAGGATTGTCCGAGAGGTCTAAGGAAGCAGTCTTGAAAACTGTCGAGGTTAATAGCCTCCGTAGGTTCGAATCCTACATCCTCCGCCAGGCCGATATAGTTTAATGGTAGAACAACGCACTTGTAATGCGTATATGCGGGTTCGATTCCTGCTATCGGCTCCAATAGTTATTCAGTATATGCCCTCAGTAATCTTCGGAGAGTCTGTTAAAGCTTAGTTGCTTCGGTAGCTATTGCAAAAGGCATAAATAATGCTGCGCGATCGTCCAACGGCAGGACTCTGGATTTTGGTTCCAGCTATCCAGGTTCGAATCCTGGTCGCGCAGCCAATAGATTTATATCGAAATTTAAAGTTCGTTATATTATATACATATAGAAATTAGATGCTGTGATGATTGATCAGTTACTTCATAGATAACTTGAAATTATGCTACTTTATCTGATTAAGTTATTTCCAGCATCTAAATTTCCATTGATGCAAGTGATGAGTAGAGAGTTACATCGTATAGGAGAAGCTACTTTCTACATAAGTTTCCTTGTAAGGAGTGATTGCAATGAGCAAGTTCAATGAAAAGAACATCAACGTTCGGAAAACTGCTACTTTTGAGGGAGGAGTAGCATACTCAAAGTATCTAGAGGATGAATGGAGTAACGCAATCTTTTCTTCAATTCTTCAACCTCGATTCTACGAGTCAGCTGAGGAACAAGAATCTAGGTTTGTAGATTTGACTAACCAAATGATTTCTAAATATTCTCCAGAGCTCATAGGTACAGCTGCTGTATATGCACGTAATGAACTTGGAATGCGTTCAATTTCTGAGCTTACTGCCGCTATACTCAATGGCGTCCAGTGGAAAGATAAGCGCAATTTTTATGCTAAGTATTTTCATCGACCTGATGGTGTAGGTGAAGTATTTGCTGCTGTAGATCATCTCGGTGGTAAGCGTTCTCATGCTTTAATCCGAGGGGTTGCGGATTACCTCAGTTCGCTCTCAGCCTATCAAATTGGCAAATATCCTATGCGAAATCATAAATATAACATGCATGATATCATCAATATCACTCATGCAAAATCTGATGCAATAGATCAATATCAGAAAGGAACCTTAGAGACTCCGGATACTTGGGAAGTAAAAATTTCTTCAGCGAAATCAGTGGAAGAAAAAGAATCAGAATGGAAGCGTTTGGTTGAAGAGAAAAAGCTCGGGTATCTTGCACTTCTCAGAAATCTTCGTAATATCTGCAAATGTTCTTTTGCTTCCAGTTCTTGGATCAAAGAGAACCTTGTCCCTCAAATTATAAATGAGGCTGCAATCAAGAAATCACTAGTTTGGCCGCTTCAAATTTACACTGCTTGGAAGACGCTTAACCAAGAAGGAATTGGGCTCTATGTTGAGACAGCATTGTCAGAAGCGTTTGAGATTTCCACAGGAAATATGCCGTATCTTGACGGGAATACACTTGTAGTCCTTGATGTTTCCGGGTCTATGGATTCTCGATTTAGCCAGAACAGTTCTTTGACGATTAAAGAATTGTGTGCAGTTTATGCTTCTGCATTCTTAGTTTCTGGATTTAGGTCTAATGTTGATTTTATTAAATTTGGGACGAAGGCTAAGAAGTGGAAAAAAGATACGTTTACAGCAGGCAATCAATTTAAGTTAATTTCAATGCTTGCAAAAAACGAGGGTCTTGGATATGGTACTGAAATTTCAACAGTATTCAATATGTTAGATAAGCATTATGACAGAGTATTCTTGTTTTCAGATATGCAAGTTATGGATGGTAGTCGATGGTCGTACTACGCAGATAGTAGCAGGTCTGCAAACAGCTTATGGAGGAAATATGTAGATAACTACGGACCCTCTCACATTTATAGCTTTGACCTTGGAAACTATCATAGTCAAGTTGTTTCAACGCGATCTGATATTTCATATATCACAGCACTTACAGATGTTGTGTTTAAGATAATTGAAATTCAAGAGGATGAAACAAAATCGTTATTAGATATAGTAAGATATTACGTATATTGATAATTAAATAAGTTGTTTGAGTGATGATAAATCAGTTGCATCGAATGGAAATCGAGAGGTCACAGGTTCGAATCCTGTATAGGCATGAATGTGCTCATTAGCTCAGGTCTGGAAGAGCGCTTATTGTAATGCTGATTTAAGTGTTTCCTCAAGCTAGTTTATTTATATAAATTTATAATCTATTCGTTAATACGTATATGATTAACCTTGAAAATATAATAAATACTAAGTGATGATACGCTAGTTGCATCAGATAGATTAATTTTGTTTTCAGTCAGCTTTGCTAGCGTAAGTATTTCCTTAGTAGCTATCTTGCATCGTTATAATATACTAAGATATTACATAGCGGATATAATCACCCTCGGTAAATTCTGCTAGTCCGTTAAAGATTTAAATAAATTTCTGCAATGTATTTGTTTAAATCAAAAGGTGATATATTATAAGAGGGGGATTAGTTCAATGGTTAGAACACCGGGCTCATAACCCGTATGTTGAAAGTTCGATTCTTTCATCCCCTACCAAGCAGATGTAGTTCAATGGTAGAATAGAAGCCTTCCAAGCTTTAGATGCGAGTTCGATTCTCGTCATCTGCTCCAAATTTAAAGAGATGCTAGAATCCGGGTGTGATGGAACGGCATACATCGCAGACTCAAAATCTGCCGCTCTTTGAGCATGAGGGTTCGAATCCCTCCACCCGGACTCTAGCATCTTTTTGTGTAATGATTTAGGAGATATAAATGCAAAAATCTGATGCTGCCTTAGAAGTAACTCAAAGAACTGAGTTTTCTTGCTGTTACTTAGATAAATATATAGATAATACTGGATCTGAGAAATATAGATTAAATGCATATCAGTATAAACTCGAAGCTACTGTTCAAGGTCTTCCTGATAATACTTCAAATAAATTGATTGATTTCAAAATTTTTAAGAAAATTTTAAAGGAAGCTTCTCCTGAGGGTCAATTTTTATACGATGTAAATGATCAAAAACAAGTTTTAGTTACTACAGCCTTTAACGCATGTAATGTAAGTTGTTACCCAATACGAGGTTCTGTGTCTGTAGAAAATATCTTAAAGCATATTTCTCAGGTAGTTGATTCTTTTATTGAATCTAATTATTCAGATGTTCATTTGAAAGAAACAAAACTTAGAGAAACTGCAAGTTCTTATGTAACTTGGAGAAAAGAATTTTAATTAATATCGTTAATATCTTTTGACGCCGTTAAATGTCAAGAATACAGGAGGTAAATAATATGGCATTTAAATCGATTACTGAATATAATAATGAGCGGTATTCCGGAATGTTTCTACTGAAGAATGATGGAGATAGTGCTGATGTAATTTTCATGTACAAGAGTATTCAAGATGTGCTTATGTGTGATACTCATTATATCAAATCTGAAAATCATTCAGGATATGTTCAATGTTTAGGGTCACGATCTTGCCCTGCATGTGAACGTAATATTCGAGTTCAGCCAAAACTCTTTATTCCTTTATATGTAATTGAATCAAATACTATTTTATTTTGGGATAGGTCTATCAGGTTCCAGCAGCAATTAGAAAATGATGTATTTTCTAAGTTTCCTAATCCCTCTGAATTTGTATTTAGAATCACTAGACATGGGGCTGCAGGTGATATTAATACTAGATACAGTATTCAAGCTATTGGTAAGAATAATGTGTTAGATTATGAAGGTATTTTGAGCAAGTTGGATGTAGAGTTTCCTGAATACTACAATTCTATCTGTAAAGATTGGACTTCTCAAGATTATAATGAGCATCTCAGTGCTACTAGTTCTAACGCTTCGGTAGATGTAGATTCTATGCCTGAATATAAGCTTTCACCTAGAAAGCTTACTCAAGTTTCTGAAATGCCTGATATTCTAGAATCTTCTCTTGAAAGCGATATTGCATCTGAAGATAAAGTAGATTTTTAAGCGGGGTTAAACGTTATGGGGCTATTCAGTACTTCTCAAATTGACAAAATTAACGATATAGCTAAGAAGAGTAAAGCTGTACAAGCTCCCAAATCTCCAAAAAAAGTATCTTCTATTAATGATGAGTTAAATTCCTCTTCTAAAGCTGTACAAGAGTATTTTAGTGATAGTCTTGCTATACTAATTGAATCTGAGCAGCAGTTGCATGAATATGTAACTGCTGCTATCTCTTGTGGCTATGTAGGGATAGACACTGAGACAACTGGTCTTGATAGAAATCAAGATTATATTGTAGGTGCTTCGTTGTATTATCCTGACGGGGTTGAGTGCTACATTCCTATGAAGCATCGAATTCCTATCTTTGAAGATGAATATAAAAATCAACTTGATTATAATACTGTAGGTAAAGAGCTCCAAAGATTTGTTGATGCTAATACTAAATTGATCTTTGCTAATGCGAATTTTGACTTATATATGATTTGGAAAGATTTAAAGGTTGATTTATGTCCGTCTTGTTACTATGATGTAATTTTAGCTTGGAGATGCTTAAAGGAAAATGAATTACATAATGGGTTAAAAGAACTTTACAATAAATATGTATTGAAAGGGGAAGGAGATCCTAAAAGATTTTCTGATTTCTTTTCTCCTTCTTTGTTCCCTTATTGTAAACCGGAAATTGCAAAATTGTATGCTGCCAATGATGCTAAAATCACGTATGAATTATTTGTATGGCAGCTTCCATATACACTTAAAAATAATGAAAAATGTAAAAGAAATCATCTAGAAAATATTTCTGAGTTAATTTGGCAAGTTGAATTTCCTCTTATTTCAATAATTCAATCTATCGAACGTACGGGAATGTATATTGATCAAGATCGTGCTTCAAGATTGCAGGTAAAGTATCATGAAATTTACGATAAAGAAATGCTTGAACTCAGAACTATGGTTCAGGATGTATTAGATAATAATGTGCATATTTCAACTAAAAAAGCTCCTTTTTCCTCTGGAGCTGATTTTAATCCTAGATCTCCTTTGCATGTAAAATTCCTATGTTATGAGCTATTGCAGCTACCTAAGCCTCAAGGAAAAGAATCAACTGGGGTTGAAATACTTAAAGATTTTAATAAACCTATTACTGATAAAATTGTAGAGGTAAGAAGTTTAGCAACAAATATAAGCACATTTGTAGATAAATTACCTGAAGCTGTAAGTCACGATGGAAAGATTCATGCGAATTTTAGACAAATTGGCGCCGGAACGGGCCGAATGTCATCTTCAGATCCTAATCTTATGAATATTCCTGCAAAACTAGGTGATATTCGGCAAATGTTTAGGGCAGATCCGGGAAAAATCATGATTGGAAGTGACTTTTCTCAGCAAGAGCCTAAACTTACTGCGTTTGTAGCTAATGCTGCTTCAATGATTGATGCTTTTAAAAATGGTAGAGATATATATGCTACTATTGCAAGTATTGCATTTAAAAAAGCTTATGAAGAATGTTTAGAGTTTAATCCAGAGACGGGTGAATATCAACCTGAAGGAAAAGCAAGAAGAAATGAAGCAAAAACAATTGTGTTAGGAATTACTTATGGCAGATCTGTTCCTTCTATAGGTCAGCAGTTATATAATCATAGAGATGATATGACGGATGAGGAAAAAACTACAGAAGCCCAGCGAGTATATGATTCTGTTATGCGAGCATTTCCTGAATTAGAACGTTTGATGATACAATCTCAAGCTTTTGCAAGAAAGTACGGATATACGGAAACTATCTTAGGACGTCGCAGACATCTTCCAGATATGATGCTTGATGAATTTGAATTTACGCCGCTTGCTGGGTATGTAAATCCTGAAATTGATCCGTTAGACTTAAATACTTTAAATGGAGAATCTGGAATACCTGAATATCGTTTATCTGAGCTTCGAAAAGAGTTTAGTAAATATAAATATTTTGGTCAAATTGCTAAGCGTATGAAAGAGTTGTACGAAAAGGAATCAATTAAAGTGATAAATAATCGTCCAAAAATTAATGATGCTAAAAGACAATGCGTAAATTGTGTTGATGTTCAAACTGAAATTCTCACAACGCAGGGTTGGAAGCATTATGATGAATTAGCTGAAGGTGAAGAAATTCTTTCATATTCTTTAGATTCAAATGAATTAGTTTTAGATCATATTAAAGCTATAAATATAGAAAAACATGATTCTCGAGATATCAAAGTATGGCATCTTTCAACCACTTCTTTTGATGCTGTTTGTACAGAAAATCATCGATGGGTGATGCGTAATTTCGACACCAATAATGTACGAATTTATGAAACTGAGCATATTTTAAGATTTCACAGACCTAGATATCATATTTTGCGTTTAGCTTTACAGCATATCAACGAAAATCAAACTATTGATGTTGAAAATTTTGCAGTTAAGCTGTTTAAAAATGATATTAGTATTTCAGACATCATGGCATTAGGTCCTTATTCTGCAAATTGCATTTTTTCATATTGTCGTGATAATTATGCAAAAGGTGGTTGTATTTCTTTTGAATCTGAAGAGATTGCAGATAAGTTTCAACTTATCTGCTTAATGTGTGGAGAAGTCAGTAATAAACGAGAAGAAATAAAGACATATAAAAAGAAACCTGATAAGAAATTCTGGAAAGTTACTGCTTCTAAAAAAGTTCTTAATCAAACAGCTAGAATTGATTTAATGGATAAATCTGAAGAATATGTAGATACAGTTTGGTGTCCTACCACAGAAAAAGGGACCTGGATTGCACGAAGAAACGGAAAGTATTATATAACAGGTAATTCTATTATTCAAGGATCTGCTGCTGATTTTACTAAAATAGCTCTTATTAATGTTATGAATGATACTAGATGGCAAGATATCGGAGGTGAAGTCCTTACAGTTGTTCATGATGAAATTGTGGCGCAAGTTCCTGCAGATCAATGGGAGCAGGGTGCACAGGTTTTAAAGGAGGATATGGAGCAAGCAGGTTCGTTCTTGCCATTTCCTATTAAATGCGATGTTACTGCTTCATATAGATGGTATGGCTTAGAATTACCTTGTAAATTTTCGAAACCTCAATTTATTAATTTAGATGATGAAAATGCCTGTAGTTGGATACAGTGGCATCTTGTTGAGATGGGTTATGATTTGCCTGTGTTTAAAGATGAAAATGGTAATAAACCTATAGGTGATGCTGCTCATGGAGTTTCAGGTTTATCTTCACCTGAATTGCTTAGTGCTATAGATGATTATTGTCATCGTTATCATGTAGCTAAAGATTCATTTATTGATAACATAGAGGCTAGAGTTGAACAAGGAAATATTTAGGAGGAATTAAATGAAGTTTAAAGCTAATACCCAACCTATTTTAGAAGGTTTAGATTTAAGTATTATTTCTTCAAACATTACAAAATTTTATCAAAAAAGTTGTATTGTAGAATTAACTATCCAAGAAAATTTATTACGTATAAATACTGAAGCCTCTTCTATTAAATCTGAACTTCTAGTAAAGGGTCAAAGTTCAGATGAGGGTGAATATCATACTTTCGTTGATAGCATTTTATTTAAAAATTTGATGAAAACACTTGACAGTGATTTGGTTGAATTTGAAATTAATGAAAATGGATTGGTGATTTATTCTAATACTTCTAAATTTACTTTACCTCAAGTTGCGGATAGTGATATGGAATTATCAAGGCCTACACCTTCAGAGGCTTCTGACTATAGGAAAGAAATTGATGCGGCTGGCTGGAATTTTATTAAAAATCAGCAGATGTATGCGATTGCGATGTCATTTATTCATCCCGTATACACCAATGTTTGGGTAAGTAGTGATGGAAATGTCCTTGTAGGTGATTTTGATAATAGCATCTTTACGCATTCCAACCAAGCACAGCTTGACAGCACCTGTTTACTTACAGATACCGTAGTAAATCTTTTAACTACAGTTCCTGAAGATTCTAAAATCATAAATCTCGGTAAATCATATGAACTTGTTGTAGATACTGATCCATATACTTATATCTGTGAGTTCATGCCGAAGTATGAAGAAGATGCAGGTGTAGGTGATTACAGTTCATCTATCATTTTAGATCTTTTTGCAAAATCTGAAGAATATATAGCAATTAATCTCGATGTAATCTCTAAGTATATCAACCAGGCTGAACTGTTTACATCTTCAGCAGATGATACAATTAGCATATCTGCAAAAGATTCTACTTTCCTGCTTTACAATGACAATGTAAATTGTGCTGTGAATATTGATAATCCTTTTGAAGATTTCACCATCGTATTTAAAATTTCTTTGCTCAAAGATCTAATTTCTCATATGGATGAATCAGAAGTTGCATTATGTCCTTTGATTCAAAATGATGAAGCTGTAGGTATTATTATGTGGACTGACAATATGGAAGCTATGCTAGCAGGTGTTGAGTCTTAAGAGGCTGATTTTATGGGATTTAAGCCTATTGAACCTATAAATAACGGTGTGAAATTTAATTCTACTGTAAGTTCTAATTTCATTGATTTATACAAAAATATACTTCAAGATAGATATAGTTTACAAGAACATCATATACATTCAAAAACTTTTGCTCCTTCATCTTTTAGGTGTGATAGACTTTCTTTTTTTAGATTACGAGGTATTCAACCAGATGCTAATCCTTCAATAGATTTCAGTTTAGAGTTTTCTGCGATGCTCGGAACAGCTTGTCACCAAGAAATTCAAAGAAACCTTAAAGAAGCTATTGGAGATCAATGGGTAGATGTTGCTACGTTTCTAACAGTAGTTCATAAACCACCTGTAGAACCCTATGATTATACCATAAGAAATTCTGGAGAACTAGAAACACAAATTGAATTTTTTAATCCACCTGTAAAGTTTTCTTGTGATGGGATACTTAAGATTGCAGGTGAATTTTATTTACTAGAAATTAAAACTTCGGAATATCAATCCTTTAAAGTGTTAAAAGAGCCTAAACCGCAGCATATAGATCAAATTAAATGTTATTGTTCGTTATTAAATTTGCACAAAGCTTTAGTGTTATATCAAGATCGGCTTTATGGTGATTTAAAGTGCTATGAAATTACTGTAACAGATTATGAGATGAATGAAATTTTTCAGCGAATGTATTATGTAATGGATTGTGTTAAAAATAATATTGCACCAAAACGACTAGATAAAGGTGATTATTGGTGTAAATATTGCAACTATAAATCTACTTGTAAGCAGTGGGGATAAATTAATGGATAATCTTGCTCTTAAATATCGGCCTAAATCATTTTCAGAGTTAACGGAGCAGACAAATGTAGTTACAATTTTAGAATCTATGTGTAAACAAGAAAATTTGCCAAATAGGAATTTTTTACTTGTAGGTCCCCGAGGTACTGGAAAAGCACAACCTTTACACAGTTTAGTGCTTACTTGTGATGGGTTTATTCCTATGAGAGATACCAAGGAAGGTATTAAAGTATTTACAGCAAATGGAAATATAGGCGAAATATCTGGAATATATCCTCAAGGATATTTAGACACATTTCAAATAACATTTTCAGATGGTACTTTCATAGAAGTTTCTGATGAACACATAAATGAAATTATTGCTGTTTACGAATCTGGACCAGCTAGTTTAAGTATTGTTACTTCAGATTTAATCAATTTATATAATGCAGCTTTAGATGTTGATACAGGATATAGATCTGCTAAGTTTTATGTTAAATGCCCATTAGTAAATTGGAAAGAAACCTCTCTTAATTTGGATCTAGATTTAAATCAAGTTCTTACAATTTTGAGGACATTTGAGCGAGATTATTTTTATAATTCTATTGAAAAGAGAGTTGAATTTTTTCGAAAACTTCTTGATTTAACTATTCCCGATATGAGACCTTCATATACTTTATTGTTAAATGTTCCTTCGTATGATAAAGAAATTTCTGATAATTTAAGCTTTTTTATACGTTCGTTAGGTTGTATAGATCAAATATTTGAATCCAAGTGGTTTGAAAACAACAGAGAAATAAATATAACCAGACATGTAATTTCTTTAACTGATTATATTTATAATAAACTATTTTATCCTAAAGTTGAGGATGTTAATTTAGATTATCTCATTAAAGAAATTACATCTATAACCTATATTGGTAAGCAAAATTGCCAATGTATCAAGATTGATCATGATGATCATACGTATATTTCTGATGGATTTACACCTACACATAATACTACGTCAGGCCGTATTATAGCTAACATGCTAAATGAAGGTGTAGGTGAACCTATTGAAGTTGATGCAGCTTCTAATAATGGGGTAGAAGCTATCAGAAATATTGTGCAGCAAGCACAGCAATATCCAATTGGATGTAAATACAAAGTTTTTATTCTAGATGAGGTTCATGTATTAAGTTCTCAATCGTGGCAAGCTATGCTCAAAGTTTTAGAAGAACAGCCTGCAAAAACTGTGTTTGTTTTATTAACTACAAACCCTGAAAAAATTCCTGCAACTATTATATCTAGAGTTCAAGTATTTCAATTGTCAAATATCAGTTTAGAAGGAATAGAATCTAGATTAAAGTATGTTATTGAACAAGAAAATCTTGAAGGTAGAAATATAACATATGAAGATGATGCTATTAGTTTCTTGGCGAAATTAGCTAAAGGTGGAATGAGAGATGCTCTTACGCTTTTAGATAAAGCATTAATTTATGACACTAATATCACTCAAGAAACGTTAAAGTATTCTTTAAATATACCAGAATATGATGATTATTTTAGCTTGTTAAATGCTTACGCCAAAAAAGATAATTCAGCAATTATGCTGATTATTTCAAAAGTATATAATTCAGGTATAAATTTTGTTCAGTGGTTTGAAGGATTTCAATCATTTGTAATTAATATCGCTAAGTATGTATTTTTACATGATATAAATAGAACTATGATACCTAGTTATTACAAAGATAAGATTTCTAATTATACTGAAAAGCATGCTCAAATATGTTTATCTCTATCGCAAGTTTTGATTGAATTGATTTCAAAAATTTCTAAGACTGAATATATGGAAGAAGTAGCGTTATCGTATTTATGCCAACGGAGGTAGCATGGCTTTAACAGAACTTGATCTTAAATATGAATCCTATAGAGAAGATGTAGAGTCGTGGCTTACAGAAACTTATAAAAAGAATTTTAGCTGGTATTTTGAAGATGTTCATGAATTAATTGAAAGAATGGGTTCAAAATATAGAGCAATCACAGATGCTGAATTGGAGCAGATATTAGTATATTTACCTCTTAAATTGTTCGAAGTTTCTGAAGTTTTGAACAATTTTAAAATATCCTTGGAAGCAATAAAGATTGAAGTAAAGAAAGCCAAGTCGGATATAATTCAAAATAGTGCAGCAACTTCGCAAGTTAAGAAAAAAGAAGAAGCAGAATCGGCTACCTTAGATGATGAATTGTTGATTAAAGCTTATACGGTCGTTATAAATAGAGTAGAATCGGAAATTTCGCTTTCAAAAGAATTGATTATGAGTGCTAAGAAAATTTGGACTTCAAGAAAGCAATCAGAACTTGTAGGTACATCTGGAGAATCTGTAACTGACTTACCTGATTATGATAGTATATCGCATAAGGAGTATATTAAATAATGTCTTCATTTGATGATATAATTAAACAAAAGAAGAAAGCTTGGAATGCACCAGGCCTCATGGACGGAGCTAATGCTTCTCGTGGTAAAAAACTCCCATTTAGCTCACCTCTTATGAATTTTGCTACATATGGAGGAATACCTAGAGATAAGATTACAGAATTCTGTGGAGCTCCTGGGGGAGGAAAAAGCAGTACAAGTATTGACTTATGTAAGAATTCATTAAATATATTTAAGCAAGAATGGGAAGATCGATGTGAAGAACTTAGAGCTCATTGCGAGACTAAGGAAGCTAAGTACGAATTAGCTGAATTAGAAGAAGCAGGTCCTAGAAAAGTTTTATATATTGATCTTGAGCATTCTTTTGATATGGCTTGGGCTGAAACATTAGGAATTGTTAATTCTGATATTAGTATTATGCAACCACCAGATGTTCCTGCTGAGGATATACTTCAGATGGTCCAAGAGATGATTGAGACTAACGAAGTAGGCCTTATTGTTTTAGATTCTATCCCTTCTTTAGTACCCAAAGCTGAATTAGAGAAAAAATTTGGCGAACGCACTGTTGCTAGTCTTGCAGGGTTGATGACTATATTTTGTAGAAAAATAGTTCCGCTACTAACTAGGTATCATACAACTCTTCTGATGATTAATCAGATACGAGATAATATGGATAATCCTTATGTGATACAAACCCCTGGGGGACAAGCTATCAAGTTTTATAGCTCACTTCGCATGCTATTTAGCTTAGGTAATCCAATTGACATTGTAGGGAATGAACTTCCACAGAAAACGGAAGATCCTGCAGGATATCTAATTAAAGTTAGATTGCTGAAGCAGAAGAGTGCTCCTAATGATCGTAAAAATGCTTCGTATTATTTACTAAGTCAATCAGGTATCAAACCGGAAATGGACTATGCGCAGTTAGCTATAAAGAAATATGGGTTAATTAGGAAAGCTGGAGCATGGTTCAGTTTGATATCTCCTGAAACTGGCGAAATATTAGAAGAAGATGGGAAGCTTGTTAAAATAAATGGACTTCCTCGTGTTTATGAATATCTTGAAACACATCCTGTGTATTTCAATAGTTTGAAAGATTTCATTGAATCAGATATAAATGGATAAATATAATGATTTCAGATAATTATAAACACCATTCAAAATTACAAGAAACTTTAATAGCTGATTTTTTAGGATGGACAGTAATATCCGGAAGTGGATGTAGACCGTTGTATCCGGGAGATGTTAAATCGGATAGCTGGTTGGGCGAATGCAAAACTCACATAGAACCTAATCATAAAATCTGTTTTTACTTTAATGTGTGGGATAAGATAGATCAAGAAGCAATTTCTCAATTTAAAGAACCTGTATTATTTGTTGATGATGGATCTAAAAAGTTACAGAATACATATGTTATGTTTAAATCTCCTGTATTGATTGAATCAGATATTTCAAATATTCCTGATTATTCTTCAAAAAGCTCTATTTCTTTTTCTCTAGAGTCTTTTGATAAAGTGTTAATATTTCAAAGATATGAACAGTTGTTCATGATATTGAATGTTATGGAATTTAAGCAATATATTGGATTAGAATAATGCAAACCATTCAAGCTTGTGCTAAAAGCATTTACTCAGGATGTCCTGATTCTATCTATTTTTTTACGGGTCCTGAATATGGGGTAAAAATTGAATATATTTCTAAATTAATAGAAATATATGAAAATAAATATTGTGAGTATACAAGTTTTTCTGAATTGTTAAGTAGCGTTAAGCAAAAATCTCTTATACCTAAATCTAAACAACTTCATCTTATACGGTATGATTCCGCATTTATATCTAATTTATCTGGTACTTTAGCTAGAGATTTGTTTAAAGCTAAATTTTTGGGAACAGTAGTAGGGATTTATTATGATGATAAATCTGAGCGTAAGTTAGATACGTATTTTCCTGAAAATACTGTTAGAGTAAATGCTTTATCTGATAAAGTTATAAAAAAGCATTTAGTTGTTCAATTCCCTATGTTATCTGAAATGCATATAGATACTGTTATTCGTATCAGTGAAGATTATTATAAATCAAAATTGATATGTAATCTACTTTCGTATTTGCCTTCTAATATTGTGCATTCATTAAGTGCTCATGAAATTGAATCATTATTTGGATATAAGTATAATTATGATAAGCAAGAATTTAAGCAAGCTATACTTTCTAGAGATTTTGATTTATGTGTGAAGTTCATTGATTCGTTTGAAGGTGATTTAAGTCAGCTATATTATGATATTTTTAGCGCATACTTAGATATGATTAAATTTATAGAAAACCCTAGATCTGATTCGTATGCCAAACCTTTTGCTTCTTTATGGAGCTTTCAAAGTTTGGTAACGATGTTTGATATAGCATATAATCAACTTGAACAGTTAAGGATGAATTCTTCATATTCTGTGTATACTTCGTTAATTTATGTATGCGGGTTATTAAAATTTAAGTTGGTGTAGAGTGAAGCTATCTTATCAAAGTTCTGCGATACAAGAATTAAAGAAATTAGCTGATAGTGATAGGCATAGTATAATTATATCAGGAATTGCAGGATCAGGTAAAACTTATTTAGCTAATGAGTTTGCCAAATATTTACATATTTTTACGTTTCATAGCATCGCTCCAAAGGTAGCAAACTTAAAGGAGCTTATTTCTGATAGCTATAAATTATCAGAAAATCAAGTTATATGTATAGAGAATTTAGATAAAGGGGTACCGGCTGCTTCTCAAGTAATTTTAAAATATTTAGAAGAGCCTCTTCCAAATGTATATGTTATTATCACATGTAACAACATTTCGAAATTAACATCTACAGTTTTAAGTAGATCTATACAGGTTAATTTAAATCATCCAGATAAAGAATCTTTGAACGTCTTTGCAAGAAGCTTGGATGCTAGAAAATATGAATTAGTAAATACTTTAGAAGTGTATGATGCATGTAAGTCATTATCTGATATTAGAAATGTAATGGCTCTGTCTTTAGATAAGTTGAAATATTATGAAGCTTTTACATCTGAAAAATTTTGGTCCCAATCTATTGATCAGATTATTTGGCAATTAGGACACTTTCCAGATAACTCTAAATTAGATGTAAAATTAGGTTTGCAGGTCATTTTTGCTACCTGGCAAGATCCAAATGATCGTTTTAAGATACTATCAGCTTTAATGTCATTAGAACAGGATATTATTTCAGAACATGCTGTTTTAAGTAAACTTGTACTTTCTTTGAAAGGATAGTTTTATGGAAAGCTTCAATTATTATACATATCCAGAAGATAAGTATACAAAGGTATCTAAACGTGATACTGTATCTAGTGTGGTTTTCAATTTAGATTCTTCAGCAAATGTGTATCTAATATTTAATAATAAGAAGTATAAGTTAAATATAAAAAAGTTTTTCAAATCTATGACCCGTTTTCTACAGGAGATTGAAGATGATTAAAGATAATGTAAATTTTAGATATGTGTTTTCCGGAAATTTAACTAATACTATGCATGATATGCTTCTTGATTTAGTTGATTTTCAGCCTTTAGATATGTTGTGCACACAACTAGATCGTTCAGGTGTAAAACAGATGTTAGAATGGAAAAAAGAAGGATTTTGCAGATGGTGTTTTGTAGATAGCGGAGCTTTTAGTGTTCATACAGGTAAAGCTACTACCACTCAAGATGAATATATTGAATACATAAATACTATCATAGATGAAGCAGATGTATTTGCTCAATTAGATACTATTCCTGGTAAATTTAAACAATCTAAAACTCCTCAAGATTATATAGATTCTGCAGAAGCTTCTTGGAATAATTTTTTGCATATGAGGAAAAAAGTTTCTGATAAGCATAAAATTATGCCGGTATATCATTTTGGTGAAGATACGAAATATCTTAAACGTATGTTAGAGTATGTAGATGAAGACGGAGATAAACTTGAATACATAGGTTTATCACCTGCTAATGATGCGTCTGTATCTGCTAGAATGCTTTATCTGAAAGATATGTATGATATCATAAAAGCTTCTTCTAATCCTAATGTGAAAACTCATGTATATGGGTTTACGTCATTAAATGCTATGTCTAAGTTTCCATGCTATAGCGCAGATTCTATTTCACACAGATTAATCAGTGGATATAATAAGATATTTACTCAAAATTTTGGAATCATTTCTATTACTAAGAAGTCCAGATCTGTAAAAACTAAATCTAATATGAGTTTTCTTGATTCTGCAGATGCTGGAAATATTCAACTTTTAAGAGATGAACTTGAATCTATTGGTGTAACTTTAGATTTTGCAAGAAAATATGGGTTTGAGGGTGATGATATTTTAGATTGGCTTCCTGAAAAGAATGACGTTCGTGTAGCAATCTCTATTAAAACAATTCAAATCTTATCTAATACTAGGTTCAAATATGATCCAAAAAACTTAGTAGTGCAAAAGAAACTGTTCTAAAAGGTTTAGTGAGGTTTAATGTCTAAAGAAATTTGGATAGAAATTCCAGGATATGAAAATTATTATGAAATCAGCAGTAAAAGGAATATAAGAACTAAATCTAAAACTATTTATGACAACGATGGCAACGTACTTAGTGTAATAAATTCAAGTCCAGTTCAAATAAAATCTTCTAAAGATTCTGGAGAGAAATATGTATTATTAAGAACTCAATCTAAATATAAAAAAGAATTTTTAAAGGATTTGATGCATATTTCTTTTAATAAATAAAATCATGATGTAAATTTTAATAATAGGTTCTGATAGTAAGTCAGAACCTTTTTTGATATAGAGTGTAGTAAAATATATAGTTCGGAGAGTATATGGAAACTACTTTAACAGATATTCATGAAGCTATGATAGACAAGTTGCTAGAAGATAGTAAAAAGTTTAATGAAGCTTTTGCGTATTGGCAGCATCCCCTAACTGATGAAGATAAAGAATACTTTGAGTCAAAAGGTTGCAAATTATCTAGATTTTCTAGATTGCTGATACCTTGCCCTGTTACACAGTTGTGGTTAGTACAGCTTCCGGAGTAATTTACGTATGTATTATGATTTTGACAATATATATCATGCCAATGTTCTTAAAGCTTCTAATAAAGCTGAATTGTCATTTCATTCTAAGATTTATAATTTAGAATGTTTAGAAACTTATATGCATATTTATATAGAAGCTTCGGATATTTCTTATTTGTCGATTGAGGATATATCTGAAATTGGTGGTAAATCTTTAGAAAGTTATACATGGTCAGGTCCAGGCCATCCTTGGGTAGATATTAAAACTGCTGATTTAAACTTAGATGTAGGTATGCATGTTTATCGAATACAATTTAAAAACAATGTAACTGAAGATTTATGGTATCAATACTTCTGTTACGAAATACAGACAGACAACCCGGAGCAGGAATATATCTATATGGATAGAGATTATTTAGATTCTGCGGAAGTTGAGGGATAAATAATATGGATTGGATTCTATCTTCAAAGCTATTTAAAGGTAGTTCACGTCAAGCAAAGATATTAGCGGAAGTTAACAACCCTTTGAATCAGCCATTACTGAAACAGTTATCACAGTATATTGACCCTAAATATCTTGAATCTCCTGAATCAAAGGAAGAGGATGAGAAATTAGAAGATTTTTCTGAAGTAAACGATGTAGATACTTCTAAAGATACTGAATCGTCTAAGGAATCTGAAGCAACAAAAAATGCTGTTCCTAAAGCTTCACCTAGTACTTTATCAAAAAGATCATCAAATAGTAAGATGGAATTCACCCCGAAAGAGGACGAATCTAAAGAAGCCGATGCTTCTGAGGATACAGCAAAGTCTAATCAAGATGCTGGTGAAGCTACAGAATCTGATGAAACTGAAGTATCAAGTAGTATTCATGCTTCTACTTATATAACAATTCAAGATATATCTGAAGTCCTTACAACTTTACCTGGTACACTTAATTTAAGAGAAGAAACCTGTGGAGCACTTTATGCTGCTTTAAAGAGTTCAAATTCTAATGAGCTTTGGATATATTATAAAGATGATGTAGATATAAGTAAAATTTTGGACAAAATAATAGATGTAATTAATTTATCTAATTATTATTTCTTAGATTTCAATAGAGTTGATAGAAACTCTAACGCAGCTATATTTACGGTTACTTGGGTATCAAATTATTTTCATCCATCACAATTAAACGAAGTTCATAATGAATAATAAATTACCGCTACAAGAAGAACTAGATTTTGCGTATTTACTAAGTTTAATGCGACCATTGTACAATGTTGATGAGTTTTCTTGGTTACCTGAGTTATTCACTTTATTAGGTCATGAAAAATTGATAAATTTATGTAGATATGCTGGAGGAGAAGTTATAAAGATACCTACTTTAGATCAGTTGTCTGATAGCGTTGAAAGTATTCAAGCTTTTTATGATGTATATATTTCTAAAAGTAAAAAACTTAAGGATATTGATATTAGACATAAAGATTTAGTTATTAAGATTAGGGATATTTACAATGCTTCAAACGATTAAAGAGGAAATATCTGAACCTTTTAGTTGTTTTGAATGTGTTTTTGTGGATTATTTAATGATGCAAAAAGATCTTGACATAAAACATGAGTTAGAATTTGTTAAAAAACATAATGACTTAGATGTTTTTGATTTAGATGGTTTAATCAATTCGTACTTTATGAGGAGTTACTGATATGGTATCAGCTAAACAAATTCAAAATAGTTATATAAAGTTGTATGAAAGTTTAAGATCATATGTATGGCCTTTAAGCATCGTTGAAGGTATTGCAGATTTAGAAATTGCTGTATATAAAGCTTTTCCTTCTATTGAAGCAATTCAAGCTGCTTTTGCATTTTTAAAATATATGTGTGAGCAATACGTAAAAAACGATGATGAGCTATTTTCAAAATTTGATGATTTTGAGGAAATCTTAAATAATAGTGAAACTATGTATGCTAAGTTAAATACACGTACTCGAAAGGATAGTATAGATGAAAGTTTCTAAGAAGTCTGGAGTAAAATCTGCTTGTGAAGCTAAACCTATAAAAATTAATAGAAAGGTGAATTCTACTGAAGATATTAATGATGCAGAAGGTATCCAAGAGCTTCCTGAATCTTGTGTATCTATTTACGGCGATGCTTGTGACAATATTATGCAAGCTATTAAGTGTTTAGCTGAAAATGCAGAGAATGATGAAATTGCACGAGATGCTATTGCTAATTTGAGTGTTGTTTTGCTAGATTTAAAGTAAAGAAGTGATTATATGGATGAAGCTGCTGAAACCGTTGGTGGCCAAGTCGTTGAATATGAGCATGATCCAATTGCTTCATTAAAACGTGAAGCAATTGATCGTATGAAAATTTCATTATTATCTGCATCTCTTGATGATCCGCTTTCAGCGGTAACTGCTATGAAACAAGTAACATTGTTAAGAGCATATCATCAAGTTATGCGTATTGTTCAATATTTAGATTTAATGGACAAACTTGAATCAACTTTGTATAGATCTATTGATTCAGAGTTAGCTGATTTAGATTCTGGTGGATTCGGTAATATAACTAAATTACTGGCTATACAAGAAAAGTTGCAGAAATCTATCATTGAATCTAATAAGCTGCTAACAGCATATCTAGATATAGATCAGTATCCTGCATTTAGTTCGGTCAAAGCGGCTACACCTGTAGCAGCTAATGTTATAGACTTAGATACTTCTGATCGACACATGCTTAGAGAGAACGCTGGTGCAATATTATCTGAATTGAGAGCATTGGAATCAAATTCTGAAAAGGTGTAAACCTTATGCCTGATTATCAAGATGTGCTTACACGCATAAAAAGAATATATCAATCTTGTTCAAAATATGAACAAAGTTTGTTAATTAGTATATTAGAAGAAATTTCTGATACCGGTTATTCTAAAACTTATGAAGATTTATGGCTACAAGATTATAAAGAAATTCCTGTAGACAAATATACATTCTTAACAGATGATAATTACTTAGGAAAAACCAACGATAACGGTAAAGCTATTTACCCGGTATGGTTAGAGACTATGCTTGAATTAGAACGTACTGGTAATCAGTATTATGAAATTGTATTTACAGGTGCTACTCGTACAGGTAAAACATCAACAGCTGTTTCAGATGCATGCTATCAGTTATATCGTCTTATGTGTTTACGAGATCCACAAAAATATTTTAGTTTAAAGTCAGTAACAACTATTTCAATATTCTTTTTTAACTTAACAGCTACCTTAGCAAAGGGTGTAGCATATAGAGAGATGAATAGCACCATAGCTATGTCTCCATGGTTTATGGAGCATGGTAAAATGAATAAAAGTGAGGCTCATCCTACATATATTCCTGAAGGGGGTTTAATTTCTATTGAAGCAGGTTCAGATGCTTCACATGCACTTGGAAAAGCTACATTTTTAACTGTTTTTGATGAGGTAAATTTTAGTCAAGCCGGTATTAAAGATATTGAAAAATCAAAAGAACGTATGAAAGCTAAATATGATACACTTGTTGCACGTGTAACTGGTACATTTGTAAAGAATGGTGAAGTATTTGGTAAACTTTATGTAATTTCATCAAAAAATAGCGATTCTGATTTTATGGAAAATTACATACAACAACAGAGGGAAGCTAGAAATGAACACATGTACATCTTTGATAGACCCCAATGGGAAGTGTGGCCAGCATCTAAATATTCTTCAGATAAAAAGTTCAAAATTGCTTTAGGTGGTAAAAAACTTAGAAGTTTTGTAGTTTCTGATGATGTAGATGCTGAAGGATTGCAAGAGTTAATAGCTCAAGGATACCAATTATTAGATGTACCTGAAGACAATAAAACTCGATTTTTAGCCGATTTTGATATAGCGTTACGAGATATTGCAGGTATTTCAATTCCCGGTACTTTATCATTTATTACACAAGAGTTTTTAGATTCGTGTATAGGTAATCGCAAAAACCCATTCTTTAACGAAGTTTTACAGATTGGGACGAAAGATACGCTATCTATTGAAGAGTTTTTTCATGATGAAGTTATCGATATTGGGTTTAAAAAATGCCCTATGTTTATACATTTAGACCTCTCTTTGAATACTGACAGAACAGGCATATCAGGAGTTGCAGTTACAGGTAGAAAAGACATTGACGTAGGTGGTTCAACTATTTCTGTTCCTACGTTTACACATATATTTTCTATAGCTTTGGAAGCTCCTAGAGGGGATAAAATTCCTTATGATAAAATACTAACTTTTATTGTATGGTTAAGAAAATCTAAGTTTAACGTAGAAAAAATAACTAGGGACCAATTTCAGAGTGAGTATTTAGCGCAATTACTTGAAAATCAAGGCTTTGGTCAAGTTGATAAATTATCTCTTGATAGGACTCCTGACGGATATATGGCTTTGAGATCTGTCTTACTTGAGCAGAGAATTGATATGCTAGATTGTGAAGAGCTTCAAGATGAGTTGATTCATTTACAGCGTGATGCAACTACAGGTAAATGTGATCACCCAGCAGGTGGAAAAAAGGATGAGGCCGACTCGTTTGCAGGGGCTGTATGGTCAGCTATCTTATCTAATCCCTCGGTACCTATATCTACAAAAACAGCTGTAAAGGCTATGAGAGTAGCAAATACGGGTAATGTAAGCAAAAAATATTCCGATGTTTCGGCAATATTTGGTTTTAATCGGTTCAATAAATAATTAGAAAGGAGTTCAAATGCTTACTAGAAACCTTCTGAAAGCAGGAGACTATGTTGAACCTCTACCTCTAGGTCTACCTATCACCATCCAGTATGATGAATCGGGAAAGATTGTAAAAGTTTGGGAGGGCTTTGAATCAAATTTAGGTGATCCTGATAAACAACTTTTAGGTGATTTAATTAAATATGGTAAACTGCCGCTTCATGTAGACGCTAAAAACGGCACGGTGTTTGTACGAGGTGTGGTATACACAGGTAAAAAATATGATGAAGTGTTAGGTTCGTTACCTACCTGTATTTTTCCTTCTATTAAATCTGATATTCATCAAAACTATAATTTTAACTTTTTTGCAGTTAGCATGGAAGCTAAAAATATGAATTTTGTAGGTTCTATGCAAATAAGAAATTGGTTAAATAGGAACGGATTTTTATTAATTCCTGGGTTTGTTATAGCTAATAGTGATGTTGAATTATATATCAGAAATCAACTTCAAGATACTGCTTTTAATTATGAAGATGTTTTTGGATACTTCATATTTAGAGGTACAAATAGCTTTTTTGGTTATTTGACTAAACACAGAGATAAGATAACACATTATAATAGATTTTTAGATAACCAAGGATATGAACAATGTAAGTTAACCATGGTGCTGCAATCTGAGTATTACATTTCTTCTTACATGTTCGATTATTGGAGTTTATCTACTGGGAGTATTGTTGAATTTGATGCTAATGGTCTAATCATTCAAACATACCCAAAAGCTTCTTTAAGTATAATGCAATTTAATAGAACATGTTCCATTTGCGGTAAGCACTATATTGCATTTGATGAATTTTCAAGATGTGGGGATATTCATTGTTTATCAAGATCTTATTTTGATATACTGCATTTTTTGAGAGGTTTAAACTTACCCGAAATTTCTTATGATGTATATATGGATAATGTTAAGAATAAAAACTTAACGGTATTTAGTGATATATTAGGGTTGAGTTGCTATCAAGATTTCGAAATAAATATATCTTATTATCAGTTACTTGATGCCATCATACCAATTTCAGCTGTCCGTAATAGATCTGTGATATATGAATATTGCACACGGTGTAATAATTCATGGGAAACTATAGAATATTATATGGATCATTGTAATTTTATAGAAATTGATCTCAATTTAAAAAATAATGAATTAGTTAATTGGTTTTCTGATGTATATAATAGAAACTGTGTAAAAGATATTCTTTTGTATACAAATGTAGTTGTATCTTCTGAACTTAAAAAATTTGATGGTAGTCCTATATTTAGAGATAAAAACATATATCTAACTGGAAAGTTTTCACATGGAAATATAGAAGAAGTTTCAGCTATTTTAAGAAGTTATTCCGCAAAAATTACAGATTATGTAGCAGCTGATTGTGCAATAATAGGGGATATTCCTGAAAATATCAATGGAAGTCATATCAAATATATTGAATCTAAAGGTCTTCCAGTTTTTAATGAATCGGAATTTTTCAGTAGATACGAAATTGATGAAGATCTTGTTTAAACATACCTTGTATCATATTGATGTATAAGGAGTTGATATGGCAAATAGACTTTGGGACAGATTATTTCCAAAAGAAAAACCAGCACCCTCTTGGCTAAGAAGCGCTACAGCTGGATCTTTGTATCGTCTTTCAGATTTAAGATCAAATTCTGCAATAACAACAATACGTAATCAGATTGATTCTATGAGATCTTTAGCACAAGATTCACAAGTAGCTACAGCTTTATCATATTATGCAACGGATGCTACTGTTTCTAACGCTTCGGGAAATATTATTTGGGCAGTTCCTGTAGATGATAACTCAAAGGATGTAGCTGAAATTGTAAACGAATTATTTAAGCGTTGGGACGTAAACGCATATGCTAGAGATCATATATTGGAATTAGCTACCATAGGAAATTTATACATACCTACAACTGATATGTATAAAGAATACGTACAAGAGTATAGTGCAATGCATGTTGCATTAGACAACAACACTATTCCGGATTCAGTATATGATATAGTACCATCTTATAAAATTCCACCGGAAAATATTGTGCATTTATATAAGCAAGGAAAAGAGTTTGGCTACATTTTCGAACCTGAAGATGATAAGTCTAAGTACGTTGTATATCCACCAGAATCTGTAATCCACTTTTCTATGGGTGGGTTATTAGGGGATTACACGATTGAGGTAACAGATTCTACTGGTGAGATATCTGAATATGACATCAAATTTGCTAATCCTCTAATGGAAAAGGCTCTTCAACCTACACAGACTTTAAGTCTGCTAGAAGATGCTTTATTATTATCATCTCTTACTAAAGTTGTAAGGTTTATAGCTGTAGAATGTGGCGATTTAGAAGATGAAACAGAAGTTGCTGCTACACTGTTAGAAATGAAACAAGTTATTGAGCAACAACTAGCTTTGAATACAAGTACGGGAGATGCTCAAAGTTTTGTTAATCCACAAAGTCCTAATAACTTGATATTCATTCCTATGAATAACGGTGCTTCACCTATCGACATTACAGATTTAAACATGGCAGATACTACTGAAGCTGAGTCTGATCTTTTAAATCACTATCAGGATAAGAAGTTATCGGTATTAGGTGTACCTAAAGAAGCTATGAACTTCTCATCTAATGAAGGCTTAGGTGGTGCAGGCTCTGTATTGTCTCAAAGATCTGCATTATACGCTAATGCTTTACAACGACTTGAAACTGCTTATATTTCAGGTTGGCGTGACGCTATTAACAAGTATTTCTTACAAAGAAATATGTCAGGTATGGTTGATAAATATATTTTAAAGATGCAACCTATTGTTACCACATTATCTACAGTAGTATCAGAAAAACGAGATGCAGCTGTAGGTCAAGCTATGCAGATGATTGAAATGTTGAAGTCTTTAGGTATAACAGATATAGAACCCTTCCAAAAAGCTTTAGTTGAAGCATTGAGTGAAGAGTTCCCAGAAATTGCATCTGATGTGATGAGCTGGAAGCTTGATGTAGAGGAAGGTGAAATGAATGAAGGGTTCTAATTTATGCGACTTGTTTTTTCAAGAATTGAAAAAATACAATGCAACTAACTTTAAAACACTTTTAGAAGCAGATTTACAACAAGATAATCCGGTTGTACATAAAGCTTGCAGCTCTGTAGTTACAAGGTATTTCATCTTTATTGAAAAACATCCAGAGTTATCTGATAGTGAAGCTAAATTACTTTACTTTAAGTTAAAAATTGATTTGATAGCTAGATATTTTTCTGAATATCCTGTATCGTCTACTTCAGATTTAGTACCGTTTCAAGAAGAGATGCGTAGATATGTTCAAAGAACTAAGGAAGAAATGAATTATGGAGAATTCAATACTGCAGTATAATATCTCTGCGTGGTCGCAATTAACAGAATGCAAATCAAATAATTCTCCCGATTTGGAAATTAAAGTATTTAGTTATATCCAAAACGACGATATTGTAGGTCTGAAGGTTGCAGTTATGCATCCGGTTTATGGTACTTTGATGGCATATACTATAGATCCTAAGGGTGAGTTAGTTACGGATATAACTAAAGAAGAATCAGATATCATGCATTCTTCTACTCTGTTAAATGAGTTAAAGCGTTATGGGTTTTACGTATCATTTACTGAAGAAGCTCATTTATCTTCAGGACAAGTTAATCTACTTAAGACTATTCAAGGTCTGAATTACGATAAACTTAGATTATGTGTTGTTTATGAAAATAATAATTTAGATGATACAAGATGGTATGTTACAGCTTTTAATGTTAAAGAGAACCCTGATTGGATCAATTCAAACTATTCACCTTCAAGAATAGAGTGGGAAACTGCATTAGTACAAGGTTCTGCTTTTAACGTTTCCGGTTTAGCTTATGCTTCTCAATATCGGTGGGATTGGCTTTATAATTCTGTTATGGATATTGATCAAATACTTGCTAATTACGAAGACGAAGGTTAAATGTTATGAGTTTGGATAGATTGCATAATTTAATTGATGAAGATATAAAACTGATTCGTAACAGGTATGATGAAGCTTTAAAACTTCGAGGTATTGAATGTGTTTATATGTATCCAAACATCACACAAACTAACCAACAAGGTGAAGCTATTGTAGACCAATATTCTTTACCTATAAACACTCAGATATTTTTTGAGGGTTCTCCTAAAGTTAAAACTTTTAAGCGTCTTGGGTGGGTAGTAGAAAATAATTCTGAATTACCGTTTTTAATTCATTGTAGCTTTCATTTACCGCATGTTCAAAAAGATTCTATTTTTAAAATAGCTGGACAGTTTACTGAATTACCAGAACGAATTTTTAAGGTAACTGAAATTTCTTATGACATACAATCTCCCGATCATATTGTATGTCAAGTTATACCTGTTTATGAAAAACAGGTAGTAGGTAGAACTAAAGAAGAGGTTAGTAGAACCTTCAATACTTCTGAACATTTTATAAAGCAGCCTCTGGATTATAGAGGTGATTATATAACTACAAGTACAAAATATCGGAGAACTAGAAAAGTTCGAACATTTACAAGTAATATCGTGGGGAATAATTCAGGGTCACTTATGCTACGTGTTTCTGGGTCAGATATAGAAGTAACTAGAGGCGATACTGCTGAATTTTTACTAGATGTATTTCTAGAGGATGGCACTCAATATCAAAGGGAATCTGGAGATCAACTTGTATTTAGTGTTAAAAAATCAAAGAATTCTGAAAATACGTTAATTCAAAAAGAAATACCCGAGTTTACTCTCAGAATTGAGGGTTCTGATACTTCACCGCTATCTTATGGCTTGTACTGGTATGATGTTCAATTAACTTTAGCATCTGGAGATGTTTATACTGTAATAGGGCCAGCTAGATTTATACTTTCTGAAGAGGTGACTTTTTAGATATGTATGAACAACGTCTTATAGGGAAAATTCAACGTGAAGGGGTAATTAAAGGTACTATTGTATCAGCGCCGAGAACCGATTATCCTGAGCATAATGTATTACTTAAACGTGATGATACAGATTGTCACCCTATAACTTCTATTACAGGTTTGACGGCTACCTTAAATCAATTTGATGATGAATTAGATACTAAACAAGATTTAATGACACCATTATCTACTTTAGATATTTTCGATATTTGCAATTAAGGAGACAGTATGCCTAAAGATACCAGAAAGTTTCTAGATAGCCAAGGTCTTGCCGTATTATGGGCGTTAATTAAACAAAACTTTGTAAAAAAAGAAGCAGGAAAAGGGTTATCTACTAATGACTTTACTGATGAGATTGAAACTAAGCTTGTTAATATGAGCCCAGGTGATTACGGTAATCAGAATGCTTATTCATATATGAAGTATGGTGCTACAACTGTAGCAGCTACTTCTGAAACAGACACATTTGAATTTATAAATGGTTCAAATGTTACGTTAGCAGCGGATGCTTCAAATAAAACATTAACCATATCGGCTACTGATACAACTTATTCTGAGGCTACTACATCAGCATCTGGGTTACTCAGTTCTACAGATAAAGCTAAGTTAGATGGTGTAGCTACTGGAGCAGAAGTTAATGCTATTAGCTCGATTTCTGTAAACGGAAATTCTCAAACAATAACTAATAAAAATGTTAATATATCTGTACCTACAAATAATAATCAGCTTACTAACGGTGCTGGATATCAAACAGCTTCTGATGTAAACAGCTTAATTTCTGCTGCTGTATCTTCTGCATACATATTTAAAGGTTCAGTTACTAACGCCTCTGACTTACCTTCTTCAAATTTAACTGTAGGTGATGTATATAACATTGTAAATGAGTCAACTTACGGTGGTCCTGGTATGAACGTAGCTTGGACTGGAACTGCATGGGATCCACTAGGTTCAGATTTCACTATTGATGCAATGACGTCTTCGGATGTAACTTCTATATGCACTTTTGATGATTAAGGGTTTATGATTTATTTATATGACAACGCTATTGTAGATGATTTAAGCAAGTCTTTTAATGAAGACTTAGCTCATCCTGTTGTCCGAGTCATAGGACCTGAACAGATTCTTGGAGTTGCAGCTCAGCTACAGGAAGATGCTATATCCTTCCCGCTTGTAGCATTAGATAGAAATGATGTACAGATAGATGAGACTCTTACTAATTTTACTAAAAGCATAAAAGGAGTACCTGCGGTATTTGATAAAGTTAAAAATAATATCTATAATGAAAAATCATATCCTATATCTTTATCCTATGTGTTATCTGTTATGACTACAAATCAAACTGACATGGATGAGATTCTTCGTGAGATTATTTTTAAATATGGATCAATGTATTTTCTTAAAATCAAAATTCCATATGAAAGTAGAAGAGACATTAGTTTTGGTATAACTCTTGACAAAGGATATGGTATACAAAAGCAATCTGGAATTTCACAGTATACTGAATCTGGGCAACTGTATCAATCTTCTATTCAGTTAAATTGTGAGGGATGTGTTTTAATTCATTATACTCCTGTACATCTAAAACGTAATGTTATTGAAATAGAAACACTGTAAGGAAGGTAATATGAAGTATAAGAATTGCGGATATTCAACTCGAACATTTTATGGAATTGATTTAGCACCAGGAGAAATAAAAGATTTTCCCGGATATATTAAATCTTTTGGAATTATTAGAGTTTTTGAAGGTAAAAATCCTAAAGAGTCTGTTGTTGCAGAATTGAAAACAGAAGAAATTGCTAAAGCAGCTGAAAAGCCTAAGCGTAAGTATACAAAACGTACTACTAAACCTTCTATCAACAAAACAACACAGAGCTCGAAACCTTCCAGCGATGATGAAGTTAAATCTGAAAATGAAAATAGTGAGGAGAAATAATGGCAAATATTACCATTAATGAGATTTCCCAGAATTATACCTATAATGTGGGAAATTCTTCTTATGCTACTGTAGCATTTCCTATTACAGCTTGCTGGGGACCGGGTTTTGAAGATGATAGATCTTCAAATGATGTTGCAGGTAGTATAAACGATGAAAGACTTGAATCTGTTGTTTGGTCTAGATTTAAGTCAAATCAAGAAGGCTTAGAGTCTTTTGTATCTACGTTTAGAGGACCTACTACTCAGTATATTCAGCATCAAGATTATTCATATCAGATGGCTATGACTTTATTAACTTCTGGTTATGATATTCTTGTTTCTCGTATAGCTACTGGTGCTGCAGCTCAGATTGACATGCCGTTTATCAATATTGAAACTGCAGAACCTGTTGAGCAAAAGTATGAATCTGAGCCTGTTGTTGAGACTCCCTTTGTGGTAACTCCTGATAAAACTGCCGGTACGGTAACAATTATTCAAAATGTAGTTGAACCTCTGGTGCCCCCTGTAGTTGAGGGTGAGGAAGGTAATGAGACTACTTATAATTATAAACTTGTTACAACCACATCTGTTTATACGATCCAGGGATGGTTTACCATTAAGGGTAAGTATCTTGGCAGTTTTGGTAATCAATTAAGGGTTTCATTACGTAAACTTTTAAGATCTTCTACCTCAGGTGAAATTATTCCGTATTGGAATTGCATTGTTTATGTGGAATCTACTGCAGGTATTCGTACTTCTGTTGAAAACATTAATTTTGTCTTTGATGTTGATAATGCTACAGATACGATTCTACATATCAACGAAGTTGATTCTAGATTCCTAACTTTTGAAACTTCTACTGCTCCTGATACTGATAATCTAGTTCTTCCCGGAGAATTGATTGACACTGGAAGCATTCTTGAAGATTCTCTAAGTACAGCTGATTTCAACACCATTTGGGCTCCTGTCCTTACAGCATTTCCTGAATTAACATATATTACATATAACACTATCAATCAGCTTATAACAGGACGTCTTCATGATGGCAGCGATTTACCGGTATCTGAAACTTCAGTAGCAGCTTCACTTAATAAAGCTATTGAATATGCTCAGTATCGTTATGCCTGGTCTGCATATGGAGCTAATCCTACAAACAACCAACTTATAAATATTGCTAACAATACTGAATATCTAACTCATGGCTTAAATGCATTACTTTCAAATCAACAGAATGTAAGTAAAGTTAAAGCTGATGCTATTGTATTTAGAGAGTGGATGTTTAATACTGCTTATACAATTCTAGGAACTTTGGAAGATAAGCTAGCATATAATCCTAATAGAATTATTGTTCCTGGTTGGGATGATCAAGACTTTAAATTCCTATTTGATGATGATACTAAAACAGTTGACATCAACGATGTCTCACCCTTACATGCACGTCTTATGGATGTAGCTTATGTAAGCAGATGTGCTACTGCCTATCTGGACATTCCAAGATCAATAACTAGAAATACAATTTATAATGAAGCACTTCAAGATGATGCTGCTAATGACATAAAGATGGGGTATGCTCAGAGATTAAGTAGACGCATTTCTGTAGAACTTATTACTGAAGGTTCTTATTATGCAAGCCATTCAGCTTTATTCGCACCTTGGGGTAGATTTGCTTATGCTGGAACCTCCAAGCAAGCTATTGCTTCTCCTTCTTTCTTAGCTCTCCTTATTGATAGAGCGATGATTAAGAATCAAACGAGTCAATACGAATGGCAGCTGCCTACATCTCGTAAGCACAATCTCCGCATTGGAAAGCTAGATTACAACATTTCTAAGAAGTACTTAGATGTTTGGCAAAGCCTTGAAGGTGTAGGAATTAACTGCATTACTCAGATTCCCGACTTAGGTGTAACTATTTGGGGTAATTCAACGTTATTCGAAGTTCCTCCCGCAACTTATCAAGCTCTTGCGAATCTTTCTACAAGAAAACTTGTAAATGCTATTGAAGATTTAGCATATAGATGCGGTATCGGAATTACTTTTAATTACAATAATGATCAAGCATACAATGCGTTCTACGCAGGAATGTCACCGTTACTTGATACAATGCGTAATGTTGGAGCTATTAAAGACTATTACATCCGGATGGCTGCTGACATTAACGGTTTAGATAATGTTAATGCAAATAGTGTAGTTGGTAAGATTTACTTAGTGGTTGAGGGTGTCATCAACGACATTTCAATTGACCTCATCGCTCTTCCGCCAAGTGTTGATCTTGATCAATTCAGAGCTTAATTTTCATACACATTTCTTAAGAGGGTCTAATTTTAGGCCCTCTTTTATTGTTTCAATATCTTTATTACACCAACATTTAATACAACTTATGGAAAAGGTAAGTCTAATGATGAACTTATGTTAGAAAACGGCTGGTTACCTGTTTATGATTGCGGTCAAGCTGTATATGTATACAAATAATCGTTAATATAGTTGTTAGCACTTTTAAGATAATAGAGAGGTAAAAATACTATGATTAATGCTAATCAGATTACGTCGGCTCCAACTGAAATTACATCTATTGATTATGAGAAAAAACATGGAATTACTATCAAATTAGATAAGTGCCTATACTTAGATATTGAAAAGGTAATTTATAATGATCCTGCTACGATTATCTTGTGGAATGATGGGACAAAGACTGTAGTGACTTGTGCTTATGGGGATGTTTACGACAAACAACGTGGGTTCTTACTCTGTTGCGCTAAGAAACTCTTTGGTAATTCTGGAAAATTTAATTCTGTAATGTCTAAGCATTGTCCTTTTGAATCATATGAAAATCGTCTATTAGAATACCTAATAACTTCCACTCGTGGTATTTAGTAAAGCGGTATTTCAAAAGACAGATGCTAATCTAAACATGACGGTAGTCTCCTTTAATAATATCTTAAACGAATTTTTAATGAATTTTGTAAAAGAGCATATAAGAAAAAGATGATAAAGAGGCAGAATGATGGATAGTAGTGTATCTTTAATGTTTATCATTTGCATTGTAATTTTTATGATTTTAGTATTTTGTGCATTCAATTATTATCAAACAAACTTAATAATTAAAAATGCATTTAAATCAGAAAAACCTTCTAAAGATACTGATAATGAACAAGTTATGCAGAAAGAAGATGTAAAAAATATTGTAATAAATTTAGCTAGTATAAAAAAAGATAATGCAAAAATATACATACAGTACGGTACAACTGGGTTTGAATTACCTACAGATGTAATTGAATCTGCAATTGTTTCGTTATACCCCGATCACTTCCAGGATAAAGAAGAATCTCCAGATCCCAATATTCTAGATAATGATATAGATTTATAATATTTCATAAATCAACTTTCACCAACCTTCCATCATACTATAGTAGTTCTTGATGGAAGGTATTTTATGACAACACAAGATGAGTTGAATCAAATTGAATTTACGTCTAGGCAATTAGCTGAAGTGGTAATGTCTTTAGATTCTAACTCTGATGAAAAAATAACTTCTGAAGAAGTATTTAGAGGAATTTATAATGCATTAATTGTGCAGTCTACTAATGCTTCGGGAGAATCGCAGTTTTTAGGTATTAGACAGGGAAATAAACTTTTAAGTATTTCTAGTATTGAAGCAAGAATTGCATCTTTAGAAACTTCAGGATTTGATGCTTCTAAAATAACATCCGGTACGTTGAATATAAATAGAATTCCAAATTTACCAGCTTCTAAGATAACTTCTGGAGTTTTTACAACTTCTTTGATACCCGAGTTACCAGCTTCTAAGATAACTTCTGGGACGATTACTAGAATTTCTAAAATAGATGCTGCTGAAAATGCTAGCCATAGTCTTATTGGATATACTTCAAAAGCTAATATACAAGCTAGAACAGTTTCTGATGGATCTACCAGTATCTATAACGGCATAACGGATGATGTTGATAAGTCTATAATTATAGAGGCTCGTGATTCTGAAGATCATGTGGTAGGACGATTTAGAACATTAATACAGAAATCTGGACCTACGTTTTCTGGTATGTCTGTAACAAATTACTATGATAATTACTCAACAACTAATGAACTAGGTGTATTTGTAACTAAAGAGGGTTCAGGTTGGCCTGGAGTTCATAGACGAACTTATAGGGTTTCAGATTCTACTGCATTTTATCAATCAGTACCTCTATTTCCGGAGTTGGCTGGTATTAGATATGGCAACGTTACAGTTTCAGATGTAGATAAAAATACATATAAAGATGTAACAGTAACGTTTTCAAATCAAGCAGATGTTGGTACAACAATTAATAGTACATCATATACAGGAAAAGCATATATACCTACTTATGCTGCTGCTCCTGTTGTTCTTGCTTGTTTTTCTGGTACAGCGTCCGGAGGTTCTGCTGAGGAAGCAGCTAAAGTTAGTGCTGGGCTATCAATATCTGTGCATTCTGCTTCTACTTCTAGTTTTAAGATCAGAGTTTATAATGCTTCAACTACCGATAACGTTTCTGTTTCTGTAAATTGGGTAGCTTTCGGCGCAGTAAAACCTGTAAGTTCTGGAAATGTTGGTAAATATACAGATGTAAGTACATCATAAGGCAGACATTGTACTTAAATCAATGAAACAATAGTATCTGGAGGTATATTATTTATGTCTTTAAGATTTTTAGATGAACCCGGATTGAATAAAGTCTGGAATGCTATTAAAGATATTAATCCTTGGATGCCAAAAACTGCAGCAGCCCATAATTCTATCTATAGAAGAAAAGATGTATCATATTTAATTTCTAGTGATTCTACAGTTCGGCTATATGATTCTTTAACAGATGCATCAAATCTTTTTAATGATGTATTTGTAGGTGATTATTTTAGATTTCCAAAATTCCAGCTTACTTCTGAAGTTATCGACCAGACCATAGTTTACAGCTGCACTGTAGATTCAAGAACTGAAGTAAAATATACGATTGTTGGATTAGATTTAGAATTCAATAGAGGGCAATCTCAAATTTCTTCACCTATAACTAGACATACTATAACATTAATGCCAGATGCACCCATAGGTACGTTACCTATGAATGATGTTTTTTCCACTACAACTAGTGGGTATGTTGGTACTACCATTTATAGTGCTCTTTTAGATTCTTATAGTTCAGCTATTTCTAGTTATTTGCTTAATCTTAACTGTGGAATGTCTTTATCTTCTTCTAAGCATTATCTAACTTCTGCCTCAAGTGGTGGGGAGGCAACTGCAGGTGACTGGTATCGTGGGGATATTCGTATCCCTTCAGTTATTGAAATTTTGGGAGTGCATTTGGGACCGCATTTTGAAGTAGGTTCAGATTCCACTCAATTTCCAGCTTTTGCATTTGATCCTCAATTGTTAATGCCAGAAGCCGAATCCAGAACAGGATTCTGGCTTAGAACTATTCGTTCGGATACACAATTTTATCGCATAAATGAATATGGTCAATTAGGATCTAGATCAGCTAATGAATCTAATGGTGTAAGACCAGTCATTACGATTGGACCTGCTGTTACAGAATAATACTATTAAGGAGAGTTTATTATGAAGAAAAAAGTTTTTGCAAATACAAGATATGTAGAAACTGATCCTAGAAATTTATTATCTGAAGAAGACCTTCTAGAAGATATTGAAGGCAATTTATTAAATTTGTGTGAGGATTATGGGCTAACTTTAGATGAAGCTGCTGAATCGTGTATGGATTATTTTAAAGCTTTAATAGGTCAGGCTAAATCGTATATACGAAATGGTCACGTAAAGTCTGTGTATGATAGACTCTAGAATAATTTCAAAAATATAAGATAGGAGTAACAATGTTTAATGAGAATCTAAGTCTTTCTGCACCTTGGGAGGTATATTATCGTCAAGTTGATGCTTTGTTTGGAGTTGATCCTGAAGTTAATGTAGAGTTTGATGATGATAATTTAATTTTAAAAGTTTATGTAGATAATGCCTCTAAAGCTGAAGCTATTGCTCAGTTGCTTCCTATGACTAAGCAGTTTGGTAATGTAGAAGTATTAATTAATGTAATTCCGGCAAATTTAGATAACTGGAAAGCTTCAATAGTAAAGAAAGCTTTTGAAGGGAATCCAGCTGTTGTAGATATTCAAACCATTGAATTTGATGAATTATCTAATCCTATGTGTTTTGTATCATTCAAGAAGGAAGTAGTTCAGTATTATAGCGATAATGCTGGAGATCTGCATGGGCTTACTTCTACACTTTATCAAGATATTGCAAAAGAATTAATTCCTTCTGATGGAATATACTACTGTACGGATAATGAAGTAGATTAGATTTTTTAGTTTAGTATTGACTTATATTGTGTTATAACTTACAATCAGTATAATAAATGCTATATATAGAAGAAGGTACTATATGAAAATATATGTTAAAGCATCTTATCGTAATTGGAATAAGCCTTTTCCAGAATTATCTAGTAGAGAAAAATCTGCTGGGTATAAAATGATAATGTCTGAATATGAAGAACAAGGATTTACAAAAGATCAATTGCATCAAATTAAATTAGGACTTTCAGATAATGTAGATGTTGATATATATGCAGATCCAAGATTTGATGCAAAACAAATGGGTCAGATTCGTATGGGTTTAATTGATGGTGTAGATGTAGAAGAATATATGAATCCTAAATATACTTGGAGAAAAATGAAAGCTATCAGATATTGGTTACTATATGGATATGATAAAGCTATTAGGAAGTGGGATGAAGCTAAATATTATTTAAAAGATTATGCATAACTAGATGAAATTGCTTGGTTTAATAAATAAAAAGGATAAGTAAAAATGAAAAGATACATAAAAGCAGCAAAAACAATTGAAGATTATGCAAACATGGGTGTATTTAATGAGTATCAGATGAACGAGATCCGCGAAGGCCTTGAAAAAGGTGTTGACGTATCTGTATACGCAGATCCAAAATACATTTGGGCACAGATGAGCGAGATTCGCGAAGGCCTTGAAAAAGGTGTTGACGTATCTTGGTATGCAGATCCGAAATTTAATTCTGCGCAGATGGAGGAGATCCGTGAGGGTCTTGAAAAAGGTCTTGATGTTTCTGTGTACGCAGATCTAAAATACGATTGGGAGCAGATGAGCAAGATCCGTAAAGGCCTCGAAAAACCCACAAAACAAAAACGTTTAAACTGGAAATCACTTGTAAATCAGCTACAAAGAGAAGCAGAAGATGGAATTGATTCCCTTTATAAGCAAACAGATGCGGGTTCAAAACTCGAATCCATCCAGCAAGAAGTTGAAAATGCTCTCGGAATTTGGCTAGAACCCTCAATACAAGCTGGGAGGGGAGGTATCTGGTTCTATTCGAGTGAAGATGACAGCACACTAGCTTCCAATTACGATTACCAAACGTTTAACGAAGACACAATAGATATGGCTATCGAATCTAAAAATAAGACTGAGTTCAAAAAACGTTACCAGGATTACCTCGAGAATATTCTCAACGGAGATGAAGATTATAAAGAAGCAATTGCATTCGCAGAAAAACATAAAGATGAAGTTGTTTCTTACATAAATGATACAACAGACCTTGGGGATGAGGATTTTGAAGATGAATGTATAGATAAGATGATTGATATGTTAGAGAAGCAAGGCTTGTATGTTTCCGATGATGTTGAATCTTACTTAGTTGATATGTTTGAAAGATACTAATTATGAAAAGATATATAAAATCATCAAAAACCCTTGAAGATTACGAAAATATGGGTGTTTTTGACAGAAATCAGATGGATCAGATTCGTGAAGGATTCAAAAACGGTGTTGATGTGTCTGTGTACGCAGATCCAAAGAAATATGATTGGTCGCAGATGATTGAAATCCGTCGCGGCCTCGAATCCGGTATTGACGTATCTGAGTACGCAGATCCAAAATATGGTTGGTCGCAGATGAGGGAAATTCGTAGAGGCCTCGAATCCGGTATAGATGTTTTCCAATATGCAGATCCGGAATATGATGACCATCAGATGGAGCAAATTCGCAAAGGTCTCGAATCCGGTGTTGACGTATCTTTATATACAGATCCGAAATATAGTTGGTCGCAGATGCAGCAAATTCGTTGGGAGCTGCAGGGTTTGCTCAAGCCTCAGAAAAAATCAACACCCATCTGGAAATCACTCTTCGATAAGTTAGAAAGTGAAGCTGAAAGCGGTATTGATTCTTTATATGAACAAACAGAAGCTGGAAGGTATTTAAACAGCTTATGTAAGCAAGTAGAAGAAAGACTCGATATTTACGTAGAGCCCTCAGTTCAAGCTGGAGTCGGTAGCGTTTGGATTTGGGATAATTCTACTGATGAAGCTTTGGTGGAAGATTATGATTATAATGATTTCAACAATGACATCTTTTATTTAGCCGCAAACGCTTCAAATGAAGCTGAATTCAAATCAAGCTACGAGAGTTATCTTACGAATTTATGTAGACTGTAAGGAAAAATGGGTAAGTAAATATAACGCGAATTCTTTTGAGGTCGAGGTGAAAGAAGAGAGCGAATGATCGAGCTGAAACCGTGTCCGTTTTGTGGAAACGAAGTAGGGGAACCTTTGCCAAAACGATGGACAAATGTGTTAGGTGATGAATCGTGGTCAGCATACACACATTGTCCAGAATGTAATTTCAATCTTGAAACAAGCAGATGTGGATATAAGACACCCGTAGACGCTATTGAAGCAGCTGCAAAGAAATGGAATACACGCGTAATAGACATAGAAGTGTGCGAAGCCTAGCGCGATCGCAATAATCATCGCTTTGTTGATATGCGCTTTGAACTTTATTGGACTGTTGTTATTTATTGAGAGGTAGCGCGATGATCGACAACCGAACGACCGAGCTGCGTGCCAAGCTAACAGAGCGCGGCATCGAGTACACGACGAACGACCACATGGGCGCGTGCGAGACGAGCTGGAACGGCTTCACAGCCATGCAGCTCACACCTAGCGCGAAGCTGATAATGGCGGTCACGCCCGAGCAGGCCATAGCCGCGACGCTGGGGAGCGAAATCAACGGTAACACGAGTGACGGATACCACACGTTCAACGAGCTGTACCATCACAGGGCGGTGCTGTTCAGTGTGATTGTACGCGACCATAGAGAGCTTGCGTGGAAAGCTCTCAAGCACCACGACGGCACGATGTACGACGGCATGTTCATAGTCGGTATCGATACTCCGAAAGGCCAGGCCACGTACCACTACGACCTCGACCCGTACTGGGAGATGTTCGACTGCAAGGAGCGTGAGTACGCGCCCGAATGGGACGGACACACATCAGATGACGCGATTGCGAGAATCGCCGAGCTAGGCTGTGGAAGGAAGGTAACGGAGCTTTGTCCTTTCTGCGGGGGAGAAGCAAGCGTGAAAGTGCTCGAATACGACGATGATTGTAAGGTCTATGGTGTTTTCTGCGAATCGGATTTGCAGAGCGAACAAAGCCACGGGCATTTCATAGACAATTATCCATCTGAAGCCGAAGCTATAACTGCATGGAACACCCGCGCAGATAGGATGTGAAAGATAATCTTTGGTGGTTTCTAATAGCTTAGGTGCTCGAGAACACCATCTTTTAGATTTAGTAGAGAGATGATTAATCATATGAAACTATACATAAGATCATCAATTACAGTTAAAACTCAATTTCATGGTAATAAAGAAGTTGAATTACAACCTACAAATGAAACTGTATCGTTTTCTTATTGGGGAAAGAATTATGATGATTTACAAGTATATGAGAGTAACGATGGTTCATTATGGGCTAATTTAGGAGATAAATGGTCTAAGCTTAAATATACATCTCAAGGTTTCTGGATTCCTTCTAATACGACTGCATTAGAACTAGAGGATTGGAAAGCCTGGAATAAAAAGCAAAATAGCGATGATTGGTGGAAATAATGAAACGATACATTAAAGCATCATTTGAATATGAATATATTGATACGTTATTTAAAGATGCGATCAAGTTTAAACGAGACCAAGGATGTAAAATTTCAATTAAAAACGGTGGTATAGAAATATATAATGACGAAGACCTTGGAGATATTTGGGCAGATTACGCATATGTAGATGATTTAAAAGCTTATTTAGAAGAATCTTTAAATTCTGGTTATGACTATGATAGTGTAGTTGAATTTGGTTTAGCTGACTATGATAATTATGAATACATAACAACTGCTAGAGGTCATATGTCTAGAAGTGAGTTTAATCGAAAAAGACAACTATTACGTCAAAAATATCTAAAAGTAAATTCTAAAAATGATAAATTTGAAGAAGCGTTAGATATTTTAGAAGAAATATTTAACGTTATTTCAGATAAGCCTTTTGATGAATCCTTAGTAACTAAAAAGAATAAAAACAAATTTATTTTAAGTGGACCGAAAATACCTACAGGTGATAAAACATATACAGGTAAAACTCTTCTAAGTGCTGTTAATTACAACAATGTATTCTTACCAGAAGAAATAGATCAATTAAATAATTATAATTTCAGATTAACGTGGACAGGTTATATAGATCTCGGCAGTCAAAATCAACATTTAGCAAAAAGGTACAATAGAAAAATAAAAGAATACGTACTTTCAATACTAGAAAAATTTAATTCTGATAATTATGTATTGAAATTATCTTCGGGTACAGGTAATATTGAATTAACGTTTATCTAATTCCAACATATAAAAATAATAAGAAGTGATAATTGTTGTAATTTCATAATTTATAATCTTTATATTAAATCAACGGAAGTTTTTGACTAGGCTCAAGTAGTAAGAAAGAAGATAGATATGAAACGATATATTAAAGCTGCTTCAAGCATTTCGGCTTTACAAGATGCTGTGATGTTTGTTTATGACTATGCAATGCAATATTGCGATACTCAGTTAGTCGAAGAAATCTTAATTGATAATGGTGCGCAGGAAAGCGATGAAGGACCTGACGGATTTCTTACAGGAGTTAATAAACAACAACTTATTAATATAATTGCAGAACTGACACATTTACTTTCGAATGTTGTAAATAAATCGGAATCGTCTCTTATAGTAGATATAGTAGACTCACAATTAGACGACTGGATTGATTCAGGTATGAGTGATGTTGACATCGATGATGCGATTTTTGATTTAGGGGGAGATGAATCTACTATTGATGAACTTCGTCGTCGTGGTCGAATAGATGAAAACGGACACTATGTATATAAACTTTAGAAAGATGTTTTCTAGATGTGAATATAGCTATGTAACCTTATGTAATTATAGATGTACCAGTTAAAAGATAGGAAGATTTTAATGATGAAAAAATATATTAAATCAGCTTCTGGTCGTGCATATGGAAGATATTATAATAATCCAGCTCCTAGAAATTATACAGCATCTAGACAGCGGATTATAGATGAGCTAGAAAATCTAATTACAATTTCAGATCCGAAAAAATATCGTCAAGCTGAGGATGATATTAAGAGAAAGATTAGATATAGTATTTCAGAATCTGAGAATTTGATCGCTAGACTTGAAGAATATATCGATATACTTGAAGATGCTAATAGAAGTAAAATTTCTAATCCTCAAGCGATTATAGATCAATTGAAACAGTTTACATGGGTTTCTGCATCAACTAACATCTGTGCTTCGGATGATGAAGATGAAGATTGGCCTGGAGAAGATGTTGAGCAGTTTGTAAATCGCTATAAAGACGAAGTTATTTCATATCTTAATGACACTACAGATTTATGGGATGACGAATTTGAAGATGCTTGTATTGATGAAATGCTTGAGAAGCTAGATGCAGCAAATATTGAGTATCCAGATGATATTGAATCATACTTAGCTGATGTATTTGAAGGTTATGGACAATATTAAGATGCATTTACAGGTAGTTAGTTTATTCATAAACAAATACCTTCTATTAAGTAAGTAAGGAAAAACATGAAAAGATACATTAAAGCATCAAAAACCATTGAAGATTATGAAGCTATGGGTGTGTTTGATGATAAGCAGCTGAGAGAAATCCGTATAGGCCTTGAAGACGGTGTAGATGTTTCCTGGTATACAGATCCGAAATATGACTGGGAACAGATGAAGGTAATTCGTTATGGACTTCAAAAGGGTTTAGATGTATCGGTGTATGCAGATCCGAAATACGATTATGAACAGATGCACGAAATTTGGTCCGGCCTCAATATGGGTGTAGATGTTTCCTGGTATGCAGATCCGAAATATGCTAGATCACAGATGAGGCAAATTCTTTATGGCCTCTTCTCAGGTGTAGATGTTTCCCAGTATGCAGATCCGAAATATGATTGGGAACAGATGCTTGAAATCCGTAAAGGTCTCGAATCAGGAGGTGCCGGTAAATCAAAACGCATTAACTGGAAATCACTTGTAAATAACTTACAACGTGAAGCTGAAGACGGAATTGATTCCCTGTATAAGCAAACAGATGCGGGTTCAAAACTTGAATCAATCCAACAAGAAGTTGAAAATGCTCTCGGAATTTGGCTCGAACCCTCAGTACAAGCTGGGAGGGGCGGCATCTGGTTCCGATCGAGTGAAGATGATAGCACATTAGTTTCCAACTACGATTACCAAACCTTCAACGAAGACACGGTAGACATGGCTATTGAATCTAAAAATAAGACTGAGTATAAAAAACGTTATAAGGCTTACCTCGAGAATATTCTCGAAGAATATGCAGTTGAGGAGTAAGTTATGAAAAGATACATCAAAGCTTCAGAAAATTTTGTATATGAAGGACTTGAAAAATATGTAAAAAATAATATACTTTATGATACGCCTTTTCCTGACTTCGAAACATTAGAATCAGAAATACTTAGAGAATATCCTAATATTTCAGAGGATAGCATCTATGATATAATTATGTTTAGTAAACGAACTCTTGCAAAAGAACTTTTTATGCAAGATTTTCCTGAAGTATATAAAAGATCCGAAAATTTTTATGATAGTTGCGGATATTCAGATATATTGAATGCATATCGTGCTGCGAAAAATAGAGAAGATAGTAAAGAATTATCATTAGAAAATAAAAATAAAAGTAAATCAAGTAAATGGATAACAATGGTTCAAGCCTTAGAAAATTCTGATTATGGTTTAGATGATGATACAGAAGAAGCTAATTATTTTAATGGTATAATAAATACAGAAGCAAATAATCTAGGGATATACTTTGAAGGAAGCACTCAAGCTGGTGAAGGGGTTATGCTAGTAATGAATAAATATGGTGAAGCGTTATATGAACTAGATTATCAAGAATGGTTATATACTATGATGAATATAATATTAAAATCTAAGAATTTGTCTGAGTATCGCCGTAATTTAAGATCAGAATTTAAAAAATATTAATTTAATCTCAATCTTCGTTAATAACAATTGATAGAAGGACAGTCTGGACGCAGATTTCTAGTAGCCTTAGATGCTAGATTACTTCTATCAATTGCTAAACCGCTAAGGAGGTTAAGATGAAAAGATATATTAAATCTAATATACAAACTCAAATAAAAGAGATTGATGTAGTAATACAAGCTTATCAAGATTTTGAAATTTTATCTGCTAGCTATAAAGGTTTGTATATTCCTGATGGTGAAGTAATTCCTGGAGATAAAGATGCGATAATTTCTGAGCAGCTTCTTGCTGATTATGAAGATTTTGTTGAGTCTGTAGAAGACTTGTTGATAGATAATTACGGATTAGAACTTACATATTTTGATACTTCTGAAAATAATTCATATTACTATAATTTCTTAGCTAAAGATAATGCAGGTAATATAGTTTTAAAATTTAGATTACGTTTAAGAATTTCAAATCATAAAGCACATAGAACTAAAAAACAGCAGAAGAACAAAAAGGAAGAATTAAAATCACCAGAATTACTCAAATTTACACATGGAAAAAGTTTAATCCCCTATGCTAAAACAATTATTGTAAATAATAAAATCTATAATTCATATTTAGATGCAATTGAAGATATTGATGATCAAGTACAAGGTTGGATTAAAAAAATGACTAAGTAGACGTTATGAATGGCTAAATTATCTAAAGATGGATATATAAATGCATCTGATTGTTATCAAACACTTGAAGAATTAGGGCTTTAAATTGAAAGTCAAAGACCTTATTGAAAAGCTGCAGGAATTTAATCCAAATTTACGAGTTGTAGATGACTATATGCTAAATATTGAAGAAGTAATCGAAACAGTTTGGGTTGATTCAAATTATCCATATGATAAACCAGATGAAGTTGTTATTCAGATAAAATAATCTTAAATATGCGTATAAATTTCGTATAAGATTCGACATTTATATGAGGTAAAAATGAAAAGATACATAAAATCCGCAAAAACAATTGAAGATTATGAAAACATGGGTGTGTTTGATAGGTACCAGATGGAGAAGATTCGTGATGGTCTCGAAAAGGGTCTTGATGTATCTGTGTACGCAGACCCTAAGAAATTTGGATCTATGGAGATGGGTCAGATTCTTCAAGGACTTGAAGACGGTGTCGATGTATCTGTGTACGCAGACCCAAAATACGATTGGGAGCAGATGTGGGAGATCCGTGAGGGTCTTGAAAAAGGTCTTGATGTATCTGTGTACGCAGATCCGAAATATAGTTGGAAGCAGATGAGGCAAATTCGTTACGGCCTCTCCTCAGGTTTAGATGTTTCCCAGTATGCAGATCCGAAATATGATAATAAGCAGATGAAGCAAATCCGTGAAGAATTAGAAGGTGCAGGTAAATCAAAACGCATTAACTGGAAATCACTTGTAAATAACTTACAACGTGAAGCTGAAGACGGAATTGATCCCTTGTATGAGCAAACAGAGGCGGGTGAAAAACTTGAATCCATTCAACAAGAAGTTGAAAACGCGCTCGGAATTTGGCTAGAACCCTCAATACAGGGCGGGCAAGGAGGTATTTGGTTCCTGTCTAATGAAGATGACAGTACACTAGCTTCCAATTATGATTACCAAACCTTTAACAACGAAACAATAGATATAGCCATTGAATCCAAAAACAAAACTGAGTTCAAAAAGAAGTATCGAGCTTATCTCGAGAATATTCTCAACGAGTACGCATTTGAGGAGTAGGAGTAAAAAAAGATGCATTTATAGATAGGATTAAGGTTGTTGTAAATTTAATCCTATCTAAATACAAAAACCTTCTGCCCACAATCGTAAACAGGTAACCAACCATTCTGTAACATCAACATCTCATTACTAACACCCTTCCCGTAATTAGTACTAAATAATTGATCGTATCCGCGAGCACGTAGCAAAGAAGCTGTTATGTGCTTGTTTTCTTTTGACCATACTTCTTGTGGTGGGGTTGTTTTTTGTAAGATGAATCCAAGTTGCTCGAAGTTAAAATCCTGGAACCTTCCAATTTGTTCATATCCAACTACATTTTGCAAATATTGCAGTGCTTGGACTCCATAAAACAAGTTTATGTAGTTACCGTCAATTTTAATTTCAGGTTTGGTGCAATATCTCATTATCTCAATAGAGTGATTTTTAGAAAATCTAGGTTTACCAAATGTTATTATCTGAAGGATTTCATTCTCTCTAACAATACCCCAAAACGATAATTGATTTCTACATGAATTTTGTAGATGATAATTATTTAAAAACTCGTTTGAAGGTTTTCTATTCAGTCTGAATAGTGAACATTTGTCTAAATCAACTTTCACTTTTGGTCTAAATTGTTGAACTATTTTATTTAAATCATCCCAAGGGTAGATAATGAAGCAATTGTATCCTTTTGATTCTGCTAATTTTACTTTATTACGATTGTGGTTGATGTCTTCTGAAAACTCCGCTACAAATAAAACAGTATTCGAAGCTTTTAACCAAACGTCATATCTTTCATTCTCAATATGGATAGGCAGCATATATTGAATGTTGTTATCTTGAAGAAGTTTTTCAAGTTCATATATTAGTTTACCTCTATTTAATATGTTAGCTGAATCAAATTTATCTATATATTGAGGATTATCTTCTAATAGTTGGATAAGCTTTCTTTTCTTCTTAGGTTTGTTAGCTTTAGTTTGAGACTGTAGAATTCCCCTGCATTTATAAGAACAAGCATGTGGTGGAAATTGAAGTTGCCAATTGTCTTTCTCTAAATATTCGTTCTTGCATACAGGGCAGATTCTAATATGAGGACCCTCACAGTATTTTTGTCTATTATTTCTAGGTTCAAATTTTTTATTACAGTATTGACATTTTTTCATGTTCTCACCAACTTTCATTGTAACATATTATATAATATGTATGTAGTAATAAATATCAAAACTTCAAGAGAAGGGAACTACACTAGCTTATTATGAAGGTGTGAGAAGTAATCTTTAATAAATAAGCAAAGTTATCTTATGAAAGGACAAAACATGAAAAGATATATCAAAGCTGCAAAAACAATTGAAGATTATGAACAGATGGGTGTTTTTGATGATGACCAGATGCGCTGGATCCGTAGAGGTCTCGAAGAGGGGGTTGATGTATCTATATATGCAGACCCGAAATATAATGCAGACCAGATGCTTCAGATTTTTGTAGGACTCAAAAATGGTGTTGACGTATCTTGGTACGCAGACCCAAAATATGATAAATACCAGATGCTCATGATTTATCAAGGTCTCGAAAAGGGTCTTGATGTTTCGGTATATGCAGATCCGAAATATAGTTGGAAGCAGATGAAGGAGCTTCGTGAAAACCTTAAAGAAAAGAAAAATAGAGTAGGTGAAACTTCTAAAGAAGCAAAAGATGTAAAATCTAAGATTATTCAAACCATTAAATCAGATGGTTTGGATTCTGAATATTGCGCTTTACTCGGAGATAAGGTAATTGAAGTAGCTACACAGGAATTGGATTTGTATTCGTGGGCATACTTAAAGGATGTAGTTAAATCGTTTATAGAAGATCCTGATTATTATGATGATCCAACAGATATATCTCAGATTAAAGATGCGGCACTTGACGTTTGCTTTGAATCCGTAGGATCTCATCATGCATTTGAAATACCTGATATGATAGATGAAGTTAAATATATGCGTGAGAAGTTTGCAGGAACATCTGAACCTATTTATTTCGATGATGAATATAGTTTGAATGATTTTTATGACGATGTAGAGTATTGATAATATCAATTTTCTGATATTGATATGATGAATTTTTCAATTTAATGAATTTTCTCAGTTAACTTGTTTATTTTAAATAGATAAATAGAGAATTTCTAATTACATCATATACGTCCTTCTAAAAGAAAACGATGAAGAAAAAGCAAAGTCGCTCGTATCTGATTATCTTGATACAAAAATCCGAGATATAAAATCTGATCTAAATTATTATGAAAATCTAAAACTCAATCTTTAATAAATGAGTAATGTTATCTTATGGAGGATAAAAATATGAAAAGATATATCAAAGCAGCAAAAACAATTGAAGATTACAAAAATATGGGTGTGTTTGATAAGTGGCAGATGAAAGAAATCCGCGATGGTCTCGAAGACGGCCTTGACGTATCTGTGTACGCAGATCCGAAATACGATAAGGATCAGATGTATGAGATTCGCAGAGGCCTCGAAGAAGGTGTTGACGTATCTTGGTATGCAGACCCGGAATACGATAATCTTCAGATGTGGCAGATTCATCAAATTCTCAAATCAGGATACGGTAAGGAACAGATGAAGAAGATTCGTGAAATTCTTAAAGAAAAAACACCTCAACCACAACGTAATGGACAACGTAATAGGAGAGCATATGCAAAGACTATTGAAGATTATGTAATACATGGATTACCGGATTCAACTGGAAATGAGTTTGATGTTGTTAAGTATGTTGAAATAGTAAACGATAATCCAGCTTATTGGGAGCTTTCTGGATCTGATTTTCATGATAAAGCTTTTGAATTGTTTGAAAAAGACATGGAGCATAAGTTCCCTGGAGATGAAATCAACGATGACGTAGAAGCTAAATTCTATGACGATATTTCGGATTATGGTTATTATGATGAAGATTACGATGAGGAGTATTAAACTGTTAACATTTTAATTTAAATAATTACTATTATAGATAAATAGAGAATTTCTAATTACATCATTTACGTCCTTCTAAAAGAAAATGATGAAGAAAAAGCAAAGTTTCTTGTATCTGAATATCTTGATGAAAAAATTCGAGATATAAAATCTGATCTAGATCATTATGAAGACTTAAAAATAATTTTTAATAAATAAGTAATGTTACTTTAGTTTAAGGAAAAACATGAAAAGATACATTAAAGCTTCAAAAGTAAGTGGACAAGTGCCAGATGCGTTAGTTCCTAATGAAATTTGTGAAAGATTAGAAGAGAAAAATCCTACGTGGGATACCATACTTTGGGTCTGATGGTAACTTGCATTATGAGTTTGATGTAAGTGTAAATGGTCAATGGGTATAGGGAAAATCTTATTCGGAATTTGACTTCTACGGTGATGATACCGAAGGTGAAATTGATGCTGGCATGCGTAAGATATCTAGAGGGGTAAATCGAGCTTTGAAGGCTTTGTAAGATGATAAGTTGTTCTTAATGAATACGTATTTGAGTAGGAATAAGCTATGAAAAGATATATCAAAGCTGCAAACAGTGATAACAGAATATCTGAAAAATTACTAGAAGATCTTACGTTGGATATTCTTTATCAAATTTGGGAGAATTATCCAGAATATTGTGAAGATGATGCATATGAAGTTACACTTGAGCATGTCATTTTGATTATAACTGAAATGGATGATGACGGAATTTACGAAAGTTTGCTGCCATTTGCCGATTATGATAACAAAGAATTTTGTAATTCTGTTAGATCTATAGTTCATAATCATTATTATGATTATGATTGGTATGATTTTGATGACAATGAAGAATATTAATAGTGATTGGCTTCAGATTTTTAGAATTCTTTCTGGACTTGAAAACGGGGTGAGAGTAAAACACGAAAAGATATATTAAAGCAAATCAATCTAAATCAATTCCATTAACTAAAGAACAAATTGCAAATTTATTTTCTAAAGTTTTAGGTCGTACTATAGAGTTAAAGAATATAAAAAAATATACATATACAGATAAAGGAAAAAAATTTACTGGGTATGACTATTCTACTGATATTATTTTATCTCAACACGATAAAAAAATATATGATGAACAGTTAAAATCTGAATTATTAAAATATACAGATGATCCAAATATTGAAGCTGGTCAAGGTCTTTATTCTAACTCTTTGTATTTTTATATACAAATGGAAATACCTATAGGGGGATGGAAAGGTCTGCGTAATCAACTAGAACAAGAATCTAATGATGGAATTGATTCATTGTATTCACAAACTGATGCTGGGGAGGAATTAGAAAAAATACAACAAGAAGTTGAAGATACATTAGGAGTTGTGTTAGAACCTTCCACACAAATGGGTATGGGAGGTATTTGGTTTTATTCATCAGATTTTAAACAAAAGCTTGCTGAAAATTATGATTATCAGATGTTTAATGAAGATGTAATTGAATTAGCTATTCAATCTAAAACTAAAGCAACATTTAAAAAAATGTACAAACAATATTTGGAAAATATTCTAAATGATTCTCAATATGCTATCGATGATGAAGAGTACTAATAGTTAAATTTTCTAACGATGTATTAATGTGAATATCTAAATTAGGTATACAGTATTGAATTAATCGGTTTCTAAATTCAACATATGTAATAATATCTAACTTTTATATAATAATTTATGATATGTAATCTTACATTATTTCAGTATTCAATATATTGAAATGAAAGGAAAGAATATGTTTACTCCCCTTTACCTAGGCACAAATCATATGTTAGGTATTGACAATTATGTGCCCCTAACGACTAATAATTTCGAGGTACGTATTTATAACATGGACGGAAGCTCACCTACTGAGTTTAGTGATCTTCTAACGTTATCAACTGATACTGTTGGAAATATTTCTGAATCTCAAGATGCAATTACTGTCCATTATGGTAACGGTTTAATTAAATTCCCAGGAAAAGTAGATTATGGTGAAGTAACTTGGACGCTTAACTGTTTCTGTGAACCTAATGTTCTCGAAAGCTTGAGAGAATGGCGTAGACAGATATATGATCCTCAGACTGAGCGTATGGGGTTACCGTCAGAATATATGCGTCAAGTTTACTTCTTAAGGTATGATGGACAAGGAAATATTAGAGATGGTATCAGGTGTCCGGGTACCTGGATTGGCCAATTAGATAACGGTGATTATAATCAACAAGGTGGAGAAGTTGTTAAAGTAAGTGTACCGTTCCACATTTCTAAAGCCATTTATCTAACGTCATCGGATCTTCAGTAATATTAAATTAGTAAACAGGGCCAGTAATTTAATATCACTGGCCCCTATTATATTGGTATTGACTTTTTAATTCAGTAATACATGAATGAAAATTAATACGAGGTTAAAATGAAAAGATATATTAAATCATCTGATGAATATTACGATACATGAAATTGGTATAATGTTCAATTTTGCGATATAAATACTGATAGAGAAGTTGCCAGAGATTGTTATAACCTTACACTTCGTCAAGTAATTGAAAATAGTTTTTACGAATTACAAGATGGAGAGTATTTCATAGTTTATGATGAAGATTGTGAATATCCGTTATTTAATTCGTTGCATGATCCTTGGGAAGATGATTCGTGGGATTTATAAATTTGAAATTATATGTGTATTAAATTAAGGATTTACCCTCCCCGCTCTCCTGCAGGTCCAGTACCTGTACCATCGGATTAAACACTAAGTTAGGAATATTTTAAAGTTCCTGATGAAATATAAAACTAAAGTTGGGATATGAAGTCTCAACTTTAGTTTTATATTCATATATACTATAATATACTTGTCAATGATTATTTTTGAAAGGTATATTATGCCAAAAAAGAAAATATGTAAATTGTGTGGACAAGAATTCATACCTAATTATAATGCTCAAAGATATTGTGATAATATTCATTATAAAGATTGTGTTGTTTGTGGTAATCGGTTTGAAATAAACTGGGTCAATAAAGATAAACAAACGTGTTCTACAAAGTGTGCCGAGTTACTTAGAGAACGCACAATGGTCAAAAGATTTGGTGTCCCGTTTTCTCAACAATCTGAAGAACTTCAGAAGAAGAAAGAGCAAACTAATTTAAAGCGATATGGAGTAAAGCATGCAGCTCAATCGGATTTGATTAAAGAAAAATCTAAACAGATTTTTAGAGAAAAGTATGGAGTAGATTGGCCAGTACAAGCAAATTGGTTTCAAGAAAAATGTAAACAAACGTGCTTAAATAAATACGGAGTGGAGTATACTTCTCAGATTCCTGGACGTAATGATAAAATGCAAAAGACTAATCTTGAAAGATATGGTAGTGTTGCACCTATAGGGAGTAAAGAAGTACGTAGCAAAGCAGCCTTGGCGTATAAAAACAATCCTAGCAGTTTAGAGAAACGGTTACATGCTATTTTAAATGAGTATAAAATCGTATATGAAACTGAATATATAATACAAGGAGAGACTTTTACCCATTCATTTGATTTATATATTCCTGAGTATAAAATTCTTATAGATTGCGATGGGAGTTTTTATCACGGGTATTTAGATGATCCTGATGGTTTATGGGTGTTACCTGAAAATGATATTCGTAGATTAGAACTTGTACCTGAAGGTACTAAGTTTTTAATTATACAAGAAGATGATTTTGAGAGAGGATTAAATCAATTACTTGTATTGATAACTCAAAAGCTTGATATATTTAATTATGAAGGTGAAATCTTTACATGGTGCAGGAGTATAGATTTTCCGTATCCAAATTATTCAGATTCTAGGTTACTTAAAGACTATGCAAAATTAATAAGCTATGACACTGCTAACTACAAATCAGGTTGTTGGTATGGATTATCCTCTATTCGACAATTTCATAAATCTATTTGGCATTGTCATGTATACAATAAACCATCTGTTTATGATGCATGGTATGATGATGAGTTGTTAAAAAAATCTATTGCAAATAGATTAGTATATATTGATAATGTAGATCCATCTAAAGTTTTACAAGGTTTTAATATTTCTAAAATTGCACCAAAAGTATCTGTGTTTAATCCAGTTTTAGCTAAATATTTAATATCAAAATATCTTAATAATGTAGTAGAAATCTTTGATCCGTTTTCTGGGTTTTCTGGAAGATTACTAGGATCTGCTAGTTTAGGTAAATCTTACATTGGGCAAGATATTAGAGCAGAAACTATAGAAGAAAGCAAGCAACTTTGTAAGTTTCACAATATAGATGTAAGACTTAAATGTAAAGATATTTTTAGTTCAAGGGGAGAATATGAAAGTTTATTTACATGTCCTCCTTATGGAAATTCCGAAATATACTTAACAGGTAATAATCAAATAACTAAATCTTGCGATGAATGGATTGATATCATTATATCTAGATTTAAATGCAAATATTATTTATTTGTAGTTGATAAAACTTATAAATATAAAGCTAATATTGTAGAAGAACTGAAATATCAATCTCATTTTAGAAAAAGTTCTGAGTTTGTAATTTGCTTAACATCTTCTGATCTACGTTAATACGGTGTACATAATAGTTTTGTATTTATTAAACTACTATTGACTTTTTTATTTAGATAGGTTATAATCGGTTTATAGATAATCTATAAGTAGGAGGTAGATAGCATGTTTAACGTAGGTGATCGTATTTATAGGTATTCTTTCGAAGCTGTTCAAGGCAAGTTGGAAGTAACTAAGTACACATTTGAAGTAACCGCTATTAAGCAGCCTACTTTTGAATATGGCCCATTTGATAAAGTAAAATTTAATTTTAAGTGCTTGGAAGATTCTAAAGTAATTTATAAGAGTGGTAAAGCTATTGGTGGGTTTATCGGTGCTGATGACGTTATCTTGGATAAGGCTAAAGGTGCTGGAAAAGCCATTTATGTAACCTTGAATGAGGACAATGAAGATAAAGCTAAGAATCTTGCAATTGAGTTGATTAAATCTAGGATAGCAAATTTGAAATCTAAATTGGCTTCTGAAGAGTTTCAACTTGCTGTTTTTGAAGCAAAATCTTTTGGAAAACTTACGGTAGTGTAATTTAGTATAGACAGTTAGGATATATCATAAAACGTGTATATGCAGCTTCGTAGAAATTTAATTATATCAGTATAATACCTAGGTGTTAAGGGTGAATATGAAAAGCATTGATAAGCTTCGTAACAGGCTTTATAATTCTACTTTATCAAGTCATACCCAGCATGTTTTGGAAACTCTTGTAGATGATGTTGAAGATGAGTTTTTTGAGTTATTCGATTTCTGTAAAAGAGTCGAAAAAGTAGCAAAACATAGACAACCTCTTGATGTTTTTGGTGTACAGTATGAAGCAGTACCTGTTGATTGTGAAGGCATTCCTATATTTCCCGGTGACATGATGTTGGATCCAGCTGTTATGGATGAATATAAGCAAGTGCTAGCTATAAGTAGAAATATATGGGTAGATGAAGATGGGGTAAAGCATAGAGCTGAAAATTCACAACATGTTGATTGTTCAGCCTATTCTAACGATAATTATTATTTACTGCAAGATGTTGAATTACAAAATGGTGAAGTTACTGCAGTTAGGTATCAAAATACTTGGTATGAAAGAGTTAAGGATTAAATAATGAAATACATCGTTTCTTCAGAAAAACTAACACCCACTAAACATGATTTTCTAGCAGAAGATGAAATTATTGATCTTTTATGCATAGAACTTAAAGATAATTACCTTAGATTGGGAATTGAATTAGAGGATCAGAAACCTGAGTTTAAACGTTGGCTTGATAAGATTTTAGATACAGCTATTGAAGCAACTAAGAGATCTGTTAGACATTATTATGACTAAGTATATCCTAAGATATACTATATATTTAAATCGTAAGAAGCATATTTTCTTACGATTTTTTTAATTTTTGTAACCATATATATCAATAAGATACACCATAGTCATAACTATGTGAGGGTGATATGTCACGCTATTTAAAATGGTTTAGAATAAGAAAATATGGATTCATTTTCTTATATAGCTTATTAATGGTATCTAATGTATTTACATTAATGCAAAGTTTCTATGGAGAAATGTTTGCACATCTTAATGGAATATTATGTGTAGTTAGATTTGTGCTATACGGACAACTAATTTTAGCTAGAATTAAAGGTCGAGGTCCGTATGATAAATTGCTTTTTAGCATTATTGTTATTGAAATTTTTAGTTTCATCCCTCAGGTACTTTTAGACTATGAAATATTAGATTTATTTAATCCGGTATTGTATTATATACTGCTTGATGCCTTTGGTCAGTTTTTACTAATATTTTTGCTTGTAGATGAATATCTATATGTGAAAAATACCCATGAAGACATTAAACGATACAAAAAAGTTCTTACAGATGAATTTATAAATAACGAGGGTTCTGAATGAGTTCTGATGTTACATTTTTAGTATCTATTTTAACCGCTTGTGGAGGCGGTGCGATTGTTGCTGTTATAAATGCGGTTGTAAATAGAAATAAAACTAAAGCAGATGTTGCTAGTTCAAATATAGAAGATGCGTTAAAACTAAAAGAAGCTGCTATGATACAGTTTCAAAATACTTCAGAGAAGCTTGAACAAGCTCAAGAACTTCTAGATGAAGTAAAAGAAGAAAATAGAAAATTACTCCTTTATATTGTTGATCTTGAACATCTACTAGATGCAAATAATATAGAATATGAAAAATTAGTTTTGTAATGTTTGGAGGTGTAAATGAAAAGATACATTAAAGCATCAAAATCTTTTAAGTCCGAATATTTTGGAATTGAATATGTGATTGCGCCTAAAAATAAAGGATATGTATTTGTAGTTCCTGATGCTATAGACATTAAATCTATTAAAGCTTCGGGTTTTGGTTATACTCAAACAGAAGTAGAATCTGGAGCTAGAGATTGCATTGACAAGTTTATTAAATATGCTATTAATCGGTTTAGAAATTCTAGATCTGTTGATTTAACACCTTGTCCTCAATGTGGTGTTGCAGATTATTATGATTCAGAATCTAAAGCATGCGCAAATTGTGGATATTACGAAGATTCAGAATAACTTGAAATAAGATATTTCAATTACTATTGACTTTGTAACTATTATACTTTATGGTATTTGTAAGTTAAGTTGCTAAATTATTAAATAAGGAGAACTAGAGGGAAAATATATTAAATCAAATAGATCATATTTAAATGATCCAACTTGATAATTATGAAATAGGATACCAATTAAGATAAAATTTATGTAAGGAGTAGTTAGTATGAAAATTTATATCAAATCTTCTCGTGATACCAATTCAGAATTTAACGCTGGATGGGATAAAGCAATGACCCTTAGTAAAGGCGATACATATATGTATGATAGTAGCAGACGAATATATGAGCTTTCATTAAAAGATCCCGATTATGCAACTGCAACAAATGCATATAAATCAGGGTTTGCGCAAGCTGTATATTCTCTTTTTAGATGTTGATTAATTTAATATCGTTTGAAATTTTAAATTAATAAGAAAGGCGTTAATATGAAAAGATATGTAAAAGCTGCAAAAGAGTTAAAAATGAGATTACCTCATCTAGATCGAGCTATTGCAGACTCTAAAAATACGGAATTAGAACTTTTTGATGATTGTGATTTTCATTATCGTGTTGAAGATGATGGTGTAGAAGGTTCTGTTTTAATCTGGTTAGCGGATTACAATGAGTATATAGGTTCTTCTGAATTTTATGAATATTCTTTCGTAAAGAATCTGTTTAAACGATTTGAAACGGCAGTACAAAGAGATACTGGTGACATAGATTTTATGTTTGAACCATATGATGCAGTAGATTTTTGTGGGAGAGCTTGGTTCCACCTAAAAAATAATGAACATATTTTTCCTAATAGCATAAGATAGGATAGTTTCATGAAAAGATATATAAAGTCAGCTACTTCTACCAAGTTATTGACTCTTGATATGTTTGATGTAAACGAGTATGATTTTAAAACTAAGTATGCAGAACAGCATTGCATTGAATATGAGTTGAAAATTGATGGATATCGTATAAAGATATATATGGGATTTAGTAATTATCCTTATTCTATAGCTTTTACGTATCCCTCAGGTTATACCGGAGGTGTTGGAGGATTTAAAACTGCACAGGAGGCGGTAGATTATTTGAATTCTCATGAATGGTGGAATTTTAAAGAGCCTACAAAAGAACAGGTTCGTAGGGCTGTGGAAGATGAATGGAATCCACCTCGTGAAAATTACGGATATAGATAATGTAATCAATTCCTAACATTCATATATGAATAGATGAGTGAAAAGCTTGTAATAAAAAGCAGCATATTTAAGATTGGTAGAAGTAATGAAGCGATATATCAATTCATCAAATATCTTAGAGTTGCGAGAAGAGGATGGACTCAAGATTTATACTGATGGTGAATTTGAAGCACATGTAGATGAAGTTACTAGAAAACGTGCTCTTCAATATGCGATTGAATGTGTAGAATCATGGGTTGATGGATACGGCGGGGACGGTTCAGTCTATATAGAGTATCAAGATGGCAAATATTTCTATGCAGATGAAACAGTACCTATTGACCTCAGTAAGTTTAAGAAACAACACATCAAAACCATCATTATAGATGACGGTACGATGTATACTATTTACGGCCCATATGAATTAGATGACAATTTGATTCCGCAAGTTAGGTAGATTATGAAACGTTATATTAGGAGTAACTATCAATTTGACAGTATTAATTCTTTTGTTGATAGAGCTTTAGATATAAGAAATAATCAATTTTCAAATTGGAGGACTCTTCAAGATATTAGAAATGATGAAAATATTCAAAATCTAGGAGAGGTTATGTTTGGAAATGCTTATGAAACGTCTGATAGTTATCAAGAAGCTACACGTAGAGTGTTTGAGGAACTATTAGAGTATTAGCAGATTAATGTAAACTTTCTATTGACTTTTTCAACAACTTACTATACAATAATTACATGATAGAAATCAAAGATCCAAAAGGAGACTATCATGAGTTATCTCAGTTACGATTACTTCACCCGCAAGCAGTGCAATCTTCTGTATAAAGTATTCAAGCGCGGGCAACTCACACCTCCCAAGGATTGTCGTGGGAAAGTTAAGAGCCCTGGTTTTGTTTATCGCTACGAAGGTTGCTCTCGTTACTGCGGGTTTTATTTGTCTAAAGAACAAGAACTTGTTAATTGCCAGTTGGCAGCTCTTCGTGAAGTTATTCGTCTTGTTTGCGAAAATAAACTCGATGAAGCTCAAGCTATTCTCAATTGTGAAGAACCTAATTTCTTGTGGAGTTATCTGCCTCAAGGTGTTGAACCTAAAAAGATGTGGAAGGTGGTCTAACAATGCCTGAAGAATTTGAAGATCTGTACGCTCCTATTGAAGAAAATTTCATCAAGGCTAACAAGAGCATTCGCCAAGCTTGGTTTAACTATTTCATTTATCGAAATGATTATGATAAGGAAAATGCAGAGTATTGGCTTGAAGTATTAGATAAACGCGTAAAGTTCTTTTGTGAAAAGTTTGGAGTATCTGAGCAAACATTGTTTATGTATTTTTAAGGAGTTCAATATGCGCAAGACCACGTTTGATAATAGGCGAGAAGCTATCAAGAATGATCAAGTTTTTTCCTTTGAGCAGATTGAAGATGTTTTGGATCTGATTGCAAATAAGAAATGGCCTGATGGTAGCTACGGTGATGATGAATGTGTCTTGTGGTCTATGATTAGGGAAAAGCTTAGCATAGAGTATTGGTAGGAAGGAGCAGGTATGAAATTTTACTTCCATTGTCCTGTTTGTGATCATGATTGTTCTACTCATGCTGATATTGAATCTCTTGAAGATGCCTTGAACTGCACGATAACTTGTATCTGTGGACATGATATTCTCATTACTGATGTTGAAGCAGATTCATGTCAGGTTTTCTGCAAATCGCTTAATTACAATGCATACATTAGCGTTTAATCTTATATTCGCTTATAAGTTTTAAGTCTTTTAAACAGGAGTTAATATGAAAAGGTCAATTAAAGCTTCAAATTCCCTTGAAGGTTGGGATGAAGAGTATTTAGATCAAGTTTTTGAAGTTCTTGATGATATATACAATCTTTCTTACGAACTTAAAACCTGTGTAAGAGGTGCATATACATATTGTTCTACGTATACTGAGCTTGCAAATTACATCGGAACTCTCGGAGAAAATCTTGTTCGTGCAGCTGAGGAACTTGAAGAAGCAGCATATGAATATGATGCGGAAGATGATGAATCTTTGTTTTAGCTAAAGGGGATAATACTTATGAAAAGATATATTGCATGTGCTAGAAAGCCACGTTGGTGGGATTCACAATTCCGAAATCATGTTTGTGAAGCGTATGATGCTGGTATATTGTCTCTTGATCCAAATGATATCCTTACATGGTGGCAAGAATACAATAACAGTCCTACTATTTCTGATTCTGATTTTAAGAGTATTGTAGATATTATTAAGTACTACGATTATCTTAAAAGTAAAGGTAAAGCTGTTAAAGCATCCACCTATTACGAAACAATGAATAAACAGCAGCTTATTGAAGAAATTGTGCTTAATGTTTCTTCTGCTATCGATTACGGTGATATTGCAGATGAATATGAAATACGGCATGAAGTTTATGCTCAAGTTGCAAAAGTTGCAGGGCACCTAGATATTGATGACATGGATGAAATAGAAGATGCTGTATTAGATCAACTAGAACTTGAAGGATATATTAACTAGAAAGATTATATCATTTTTAAGTTGTTGTTACATTCTTATTAAGGAGAAGTATAATGCGTGGAATGCTTGATAAAGTAGTAGAAGAATATGATGGTGATATGTATGACACTATCATCGAAATTTGCACAACTTATGAAGATTATGGTCGTCTTTTAGTTGAATGTCTTGAATGGTTTAGTGGTTCAAGTGGTTGGGATGATAAAACTGCTGATTTTCTAGAAGAACTCACTTCAGCTTGTTACGAGGATATGATAGATAAACAATATTAATAAAATTATAGATATTAGAGGTGCGGTATGAAACGATATATTAAATCTAGCAGTTTAAACGAATCTGTATATGATGCTTGTTATTAAGAAGCATTAAGTAATACTATAGATTTTATTGAAAGTGGAGAAGCTTTTAGTTATGATGATGTAGTATCTGAAACTTATGCTCAAATTCAAGATTATTTTTACACTACTCATGCAACTCTTACAGAGGCGCTTGAAGATAAACTTTATGAAGACATCATGCAAAGTCTCGAAGATTCTGGATATATAGATCATAAAAACGGTTTGTTACTATATGAAGGATAGAATTATGAAACGAGTTATCAAAGCTGCTAGAGGTAGGAAACCTATACAAGTTTCATCTAATCCTGATGTAGATCAATCTGTAGCTAAAAATCTTCCAAAATATCAACAAGTTAGATTGACGGAGTTGTATAAAGATAGAGATATTGATGGAGTATCTTATTGGTGGTCGATGGATCCGGATGAAGATGATGAATTGCAAGAGACAGTAAGTGGTCATTCTTATAATTTAGCTGAGCTTAAAGCTGACATTGATGCTTATCTTAAGTATCATAAAAGACTTGGATATGATTATTAACTGCTATGTAAGAGCTTCAAAGTCATTCAATATAAAGTTACCATAATATCAACTATTTAAATTACAAGTTATATTTCATTTCGTTAATAGATTCTGTAAAATTTTATTTTATGGAATCTATTATTTTGTAACACTAATTTATTGTTATGGGTAGAAATTACATATATTCTGAAGAAATTAGAACTGAAGCCATCAATAGAATACTTGCAGGAGAAACATCTTTAGATATTTCAAAACAACTTAAAATTCCTGTAGGAACAATTAGTAATTGGACTAGTAAGTTCTTTGCTGAAAAACAATTATCTACATTGAATAATAAAGTTATTCAGGTTGAATTTTCTCCTTATGATCGTGGAATTTTACATAGGAAGTTATTGCTTGATTTTTGGAATCATACTATGTGTTGAATCATTTATTTTCATATTATCACCTTTAATGAATTTAGATTTCTACATCCGTTGGAGGTATTTATATGACAGATAAATATGTTGGTTCAAATGCTCTTGCTGAAGTATGGTCCAAGATTAAAGCCAATTTTGGTAGAAGTATTGGAGTATCTACAACTACAACTACAGTTAGTTTACAGCTTAAAAACGCAAGTGGGGAAAATTTAGGAAGTGCGGCTACTTTTCCAGCTGCTACTACAACTGCTGCTGGTGCTTTAAGTGCTGATGATAAATCTAAATTAAACGGAATTACTAGTGGAGCTCAACCTAATCAGAACGCTTTTTCTAATATAACTATTGGCTCTACTAACATTCAAGCAGATGCTGTAAGTGATACTTTAACGTTTGTAGCAGGTGCTAACGTAGCTTTAACACCTGATGCTACAAATGATCAAATAACTATTGCAGCAACAGATACCACGTATAGTGATGTTGTAGCAGGCAGTGCTACGTCAGGTTTAATGACAGGTTCAGATAAAACTAAGTTGAATGGTATAGCTACTGGAGCTGAAGTAAACCAGAATGCTTTCAGTAAAATCAAAAGTGGTACAACTACAATAGAAGCCGATGCTAAAGAAGATACCTTAGAAATTGTTGCTGGAAACTTAATTACTATAACCCCAGATGCAACAGAAGATAAAATAACTATTGCTACTACAGCTACAAATAATGTAGGTACAATAACAGGAATAACTACAACTTCTCCGTTATCTGGTTCAGGTACTTCTGGTTCTGTCGCATTAAGTCATGCTACTTCCGGAGTTACAGCTGCTTCTAAAGGTGATACCACAAATCAAACTCCAGGGTTTGGCGGGACGTTTAAAGCTTTGTCAGGTACAGTAAATGCTACAGGGCACTTGACTGCTTTTTCAGAACATACTGTTACTATTCCTAGTATAGAAGCCTCAACAACTGCTGCAGGTTTAATGAGTTCTGATGATAAAACGAAGCTAAATGGAATAGCAGAAGGTGCTGAAGTAAATCAGAATGCTTTTAGCAATGTAAAGGTAGGAAATACAACAGTTGCAGCTGATACTAAGCAAGATACTTTAGAATTATATGCCGGTTCTAATATAACATTAACACCCGACGATACAAACGACAAAATTACTATCGCTGCTACAGATACTACGTATTCAGATGTAGTAGCGGGCGGTGCAAGTGGCTTAATGTCAGGTGCTGATAAGACTAAGCTCAATGGAATTGCAACTGGTGCAGAGGTTAACCAAAATGCCTTCTCCAATGTGAAGGTAGGTAGCACCACTGTTGCAGCGGACGCAAAGACTGACACTCTGGAACTGGTAGCTGGCTCCAACGTGACGCTGACACCCGATGCAACGAACGACAAGGTTACAATCGCAGCCACGGACACCACGTATTCTGACGCCACCACGAGCGCCCACGGGTTGATGACCGCAGCGGACAAGACCAAGCTGAACGGCATCGACTCGGGAGCGAACTTCGGCTTCTTCGAGCTGGACAATGGTGATGGAGAGAGCTTCACGGCAACTGATAGCAACGGTTCAATAACCATCGAGCCAGCAAGTGCGACATCAGCGATGACGGTAAGCGCAATGAGCGGCATCGTCTTACTTGACGTTAAATCCGCAACAGCCTCTCAACAAGGTTCCATGTCAGCAGCTCACTACTCCAAGTTGGAGGGCATCGAAGCCAATGCGACCAAGAGCCTGAAGTCGAAGCTTTATACCGCCAAGTGCACCACAGCTACCAGCACTGCCGCGAAGGTCGCGACGCTGGATGACAGCACCGACTTCGCCCTCGCGGCCGGCGTCATGGTGGCCGTGCAGTTCCAGTATGGCAACAGCGCCGCCTCGCCGACCCTCAATGTCAATTCCACTGGTGCTAAGAACATCGCCATCCCGTCGGGTGCAACTACGTCTACCATAAACAACGGCACTACCTACAATTCGTGGGGCGCATACGAGACGCTCATCTTCACGTACGACGGCTCGCTGTGGGTGCACATGGGCAGCGGCTACCTTCAGCAGATGGCCTACAAGCTCGCGGCAGCGGCAGCGCCGAAGGCAAGCCCAGAGCTCACAGGTACTCCAACTGCACCCACAGCTGCGGTTGGTACAAATACTACACAAATTGCTACTACAGCATTCGTAATAGCTGAAATAGCTAGTGAAATATCGCAAATTACTGGAATAGATTTTCAAATTGTTGAATCTTTACCTGCTTCTGGGGTTAAAGGCACTATATACCTTATAAGCAATAATGGTAGTGGGTCAAATGTTTATGATGAGTATATTTGGATTACATCAGGAAGTACCGGTTCGTTTGAAAAAATAGGTACAACGGATATTGATCTTTCTGGGTATGCTACAATTACTCAATTAAATGCAAAACAAGATGCAATGCTAGAATTAACAGCTGCAGAAGTAGATGCTATCTGTGTTTAAGGGGATTTTATGACAGATAAATATTTGGGTCCAACTTCTTTAGCTGAAGTATGGTTAAAAATAAAAAATCTAATCTCAGCTTTTAAGACTCAAGCAGATTCAGATTATGCCCAAGGATATCAAGGAAATGCAAATAAATCAAATGCTCTTTTGTATGGAACAGTAGATAATACTAGCACTTCTACAGCATACACAGCTTCTGTTTCTGGATTAGATCAATTAGTAGACGGAACATGTATCATTTTACATAATGGTGTAGTTACAAGCGCTTCTGGGTTTACAGTGAATATAAATAACTTAGGAGCTAAAAAGTGTTACAGTAATTTAACAAATGCAACTCAAGAGTCTACAATTTTTAACACTGCATATACTATGATGTTTATCTATGATTCTACTTTAGACTCCAATGCGGGTGGATGGTGGATTTATAGAGGGTATGATTCAAATACTAATACTATTGGGTATCAGCTTAGAACTAATAGCAGTAATAAAGTTGCTAGTGATACAGGGTATAAGTACCGTATTTGGCTTACAAGTTCGGATGGTTCTAAATGGGTTCCTATAAATACTTCTACGTCTACAAATGCTACAAGTAACAGAACGTTAAATACTCGTCCAATTGATCCGTTTGGTCCAATAGTTTATCGTGCTACTAATGGTACTTGTACATCTGGTACAGGTTTAGGTGCAACAGGTATCTGGCAACAGTATACTTGTAGTATCGGATATTCTTATATGGCCTCTGGGTTTTCTTTGACTGCAGCTGATTCTGTATATCTTAGGTGTACTCCACAATCTGATGGTAGTGCTTTAATGAATGATATTGTTCAATCCTTGCCAAGCTCTAAAGATGGTAAAATTTACATTCATTTAGGAACTGCATATTCAGCTACATCCATGGAGTTGCAAATAGAGCATCCTGTGTATTGGCATGACGGAACAGGTATTCGTATTTGGACAGGGTCAGAGCCTTCTAGTAGTGTAGATCCAGCTACGGCAACACCGAGCATGGACGGCACTGCGGCGGTGGGCAGCAGCGCGAAGTATGCACGCGAAGACCACGTACACCCAACAGATACGAGCAGACAGGCAACGCTCGTGAGTGGGACAAACATCAAGACAATCAATGGATCATCGCTTCTTGGAAGTGGCGATATGACTGTAGGTGGTTCTGTCAGTATGACTGATGCTGAAGTAGATAATGCTGTAGATGCAGCATTTCCCGGGGCAAGAGTTACAGTTTCTTTAATTAATCCTATATCTCCAGATGATTTTCGTAGCTGTTCAATATACGGATATTCAAATGGATCAATAATCGGTTCACCTATTGGGGGAATATCAACTCCAACAGGTAGTACAATTGTTGTATTTGAATCTGATGTATATGAAAAACTTGCAATATTAATAGATGGTCGTTGGGGTGCGTCATATACTTCTTCAAATATTACATGTTCTGGTGGAGTGGCTTTTGATGGGCAAACAATATTTGTTGAAGATTTATACACTATTACAGGTAATGGTACAATAACATATGATGGAATTGATTATGGCGATTAAGGAAAATTTATGGCAGATTTAGATCTTGCAGGAATTATCACTCGTGTATGTGCGGACCTTAAATTGAGGTTTGCTTCAATCTCTCATCAACATACAATTTACGATTTACCTATTGGAAGTACAAGTACAACTGTACCACTAGGTAATCATACACATAGTGGATATGCATCATCATCGCATTCACATGGTTCTATTTCTAGTACTGGAACAATAGGAAGTGATACGACTGTTGCAAGTGGTGATAAATTAGTTATAATAGATGCATCGAGTAATAATGCGGTGAAACGTAGCGGAATTGCATTTGGAACATCTACATCAACGTTTTTGCGAAATGATGGAACATGGGCTGAGACGCTAGAAGGTGATTCTGCATTTCCAGTTGTTGCAGATAATATAACTATTGGTACTGTTCCGTCAGAAATACAATATGGTAAAATAGGTGGCTTCGAAGATTCTCAAGGAACTACTGTAGGATATTTACATATACAATATACAGCTAATGATAAAGTTATTATGGCGATGGGAGCTAAACGAGAAATTTCTGGAAGTGATGTATATTCTACATTAAAATTATCTATAGATTCTGGAGGTACAAAAAGATTTGAAGTTGACGGAAATGCTACTTTAGGTGGCACATTGAACGTGACGGGAGACGCCACAATCGGCGGCGAGCTCGACCTGACCACGGATGACAAGCACATCAGCATGCACGACTCGCGCCTCGATGCCAGCTATGGCGGTGTCCCGTCAATGGGTGCGAACGTCTCGCGAGTCGTTCGCATGATGGACTCGGACGACAGGCAGGTCTCGCGCCTGCTGCTCAGGCAGGCTGCGGACGGGCGGCGCATGGCGTCTTTCGAGTCGCATGGGTACGACGCCAATGGGAACGACGTGTGGAACCGACTCGGCTCCATAGTGACCGCCAACGGCGAGCGGACGTATGACGTGGGCGACCCAGCCGCGTTCTGCGAGGTATTGCACGTGGGCGACTACGTGACCAACAGCGCGACGAACGTCAGCACGGCAACGAGCGTCTACAAGGACTTGTTCAACTTCACTCTGGCGGCGGGGACGTGGATGGTATTCGCTAACTTAGAGTTTGCCGCAAACGGGACTGGGCGGCGTGTCGCCGCGCTCAACACCACAGCTGGCGGTAGTGGTATATCGGTGCAATGGAGGGCGACCGAGGCTGCTTTATCTGGTGCCGTCACCCGCGTCAGGGTAACTGGCGTGCTCACCCCGTCGGCTAGCACGAAGTACTACCTCACGAGCTGGCAGAACAGCGGCGGGAACCTCAGCGTTACCGCCGTGGTGCAGGCCGTGAGGATTCGTTAGGGGGTGTAACGATGGAGAGCTTTCAAGTCGTGGTGGACGCCGTGCTCGTGGCGATCGCGACCGGCACGCTCAGCTACCTGGTCAAGTTCGTAAAGGAGCAGCGCAGCGTCTCTCGTCGGATGGTAAAATAGTGGAGCAGCGCTTAGCACATACGGCTATATAACGACAGTCCGAATCAAATAATTTCTTATAAATCTTTTATCTATACAAGAATGTTATATCTGCTATCAAAGGAGAATTCATATGGCAACTAAAAATATAATAGCAAGAGATATTCACCGTAGAATGGTAGATGATAATAGATTTGGATATTCTTGGGCAGAACGATGGGGAGCTCATAATGAAACTTGGACAGTTGATGGTCATAAATTTACTATTGCTGTAGGAGATTATGATTGTAGTTCATCTACTATTACAGCTTGGAGAAAAGCTCTATTAGGTACAAAGTATGCTAATTCTTTAGATAATGCTACGTATACGGGAAATATGAAAAAGATATTTCTTGCCAGTGGTTTATTTGAATGGAAACCTATGAGTTTCCTAGCTCAACCTGGTGATTTGTATCTTAATGAGAGTTCACATGTAGCTATGTGCTATACTCAAGTTCCTGATATTTTAACAGAATTCTGCATAAGTGAAACAGGTGGAGTTTACGGTAAAAGAGGAGATCAAACTGGAGGGGAAGCAGCTGTCCACGCATATTACAATTATCCTTGGGATGGTATACTTCATTATAACGGTAAAGCAGATGTAAAAGATTCTCATGTAAATAAACAACAACCTGGAAAACCTGTAAACAATAATGGGTTTTATTATCGTGCACATGTAGCTAATTTAGGATGGTGTTCTTCTGTAAGAGATGGACAAACTGCAGGAACTACAGGAAATGGTTATGCAATAGAAGCTTTAAAGATAAGCCCCCCTAAAGGTATGGAATTAACTGTTAAAGCTCATTGTGAGAATGTTGGATGGAGAACTTGGAAATATATTGATGGATCAGAAAATAGTGGAGAAGAGAGCAGTGTCCATGATCCTATCATAGGTAGTGTTGGAAAATCTCAACAACTTGAAGCAATAGAAATTGATGTTGTTAAAAATCCAAAGAAATTTAAAGTATCTTATAGAGTTCATTTGAGTAATTATGGTTGGACTGGATGGGTATCTGCAGGATATATGACTGGTACAGTAGGTATAGGGTGTGCTATTGAAGCTATTCAAATAAAAGCAGAATAAATAACCAATTTTGCATTTATATTCTTATGAATTTTGTATTTAGTTTAATAATATACGTGTAGATCTTAAGGATTAACATGGATAAATACATAGCAAACACAACTTTAGGTAATATAGCTTTAAATATTCCAGAACCTCTTCATATTGTAGTTGATAATGCTGAGGAGCTTAAACCTGCAGGCGGACTTGAGTCATTAAATTTTGCAAAATTCCATAGTTCATCTTGTGATTATTATGAAGTTGCAGTGTTACCTATTAATTCTGAACTTCTTTATGATATAAATGAAACTGTTAAACTTAATAATTTTTCTTGTAGTTTTGGTTCATTTGATAATTTATTGTCTATTGTTCATTCAGAGAGTTTAATGTTGTGTGATTTTTCCTGTATAGGTTCCGGAGATATAACCTTTTCAGCACCTTTAAACTATTTATTATTTGCTGCAGGTTCTGGTGATTCTTTCGGTTTTTCTGAAGATCACATATATGTAGGAAATGCTGATACAAGTTATTATTCTTATATCGAATACAAATCAGGTTTAATAGATGAATCAAAATATATTTCATGTAAAATACAATCTGATGAAGATTCGTCTCAATTTTTAGGTTCATTTCAACTGATTGTGCTAGATGACTTGTTTGCGGATGATGTAAATTATATTTACTTTGGAAATGCTAGTAATATTGAATAGCAATAACTTTTTTAGAGTTTGGGTGTGTAGTATGTCTATAAATGATATATCAGGTACTGCATTAGGTAATATGCCAGTAAACATGTATGATGAAATTCATGTAGTTATAGATAATATTGAAGATTTTCCCGATGGTAGAGGGCCTAAACCTGTAATACCTATAGGTTCTATTGAAGACCCTATTAGATTTTTTGATTATGATGGTACATTAGTAGCAAGTTATAAAGTTCCACCTGATTCATTGCCCAAAAATCCTCAGCATAAGGGGCTTGTAGCTCAAGGATGGAATTATACGCTTGAAGAAGTAGAAGAGCAATTCTTAGCTATGGGTACGTGTGACGTTGGCCAGATGTACATCACAGAGAGTGGTGATACTGAAATTGATGTAATTATGCTAGACGGTCGATTATCTCCGTATCTAACATTGGGCATAAATGGTGAAGTAGAAATTAACTGGGATGATGAATCTAGCGTTGATACTATTACAGGAACTTCAATAGGTACTAATTTGTATATACCGCATGTTTATGCAACTTCAGGACATTACACAATTAAAATTCATGTAAAATCTGGAGAAGCAGCAATTAGATCTGAATATGCTAAGCCTTTTATGCATGGAAATTTTTCTTCAGCATCTTACAATCGAGTTTACGGAAATTGCATAAAAGCTGTAAGACTTGGTGATTCTATGAAGTTTCAAGGGTATGGGTTGTCTAATTGTTATCATCTTGAAACTTTAACAATTCCATATACACTTGATGATATAGCTGGTAGTACTTTTGGCTCATGCGCTAGGCTCAAATTTGTAACAATACCGAAAGGTGTTACAATTATTAGAAGTTCAACTTTTGCTTCGACTTTTTCAGTTATTATATCTTTACCTGTAGGTATTACTACTATTGACCGGTATGCTTTTGAAAACAGTTTAATTTCATTTATATCTTTACCTTATACAATTAATACTATTAGCATGTATGCTTTTAAAAATTGTGGATATTTGCGAAATATATCAATACCTCAAGGTATTACGTTATTAGATTCAGATATTTTTTCAACTTGTAGTTCTCTCGCCTCTATAACAATACCTAAGAGTGTTTCTTCTATATATGCACGTGCATTTGAAAATTGTTATGGTTTAGGTGAAATCAAATTTAAACGCGCTACGCCCCCTACCGCATCTTCAAATGTGTGGTCAAACCTTCCTACTAATTGTAAGATATATGTTCCGGCAGGAAGTTTAGAAGCTTACACAACCGCAGCTAATTATCCTTCTTCTAGTACATATACATATATTGAAGAATCTTCTGATATTCCTAAGTAATTTATATGAAAGAAGACTATAATGGCATTAATAACTAATCCTTTAAAAGTTTATATCAGTCCTAATACTTATTCTAAAATACGTGAATATGTACATTTATTTTTAACTGAAGCACAAGATCAATTAAATAATTTAATTGCCGATATTCAAGAGCAAGCTGATGCGGGAGCTTTTGATGGTCCGCAAGGTCCACAAGGTGAACCTGGCCCACAGGGTCCAAAAGGTGATGATAATTTAATGATTATCAATGCTACTCAAGAGTATGATGATTGGTATGCTGAATACGGACCTATAACTTTTGATAAAACATTTGATGAAATACTTGCTCACTTAAACTCAGGTAAAGCAGCAGTAGTAAATTTTCCTGATCCTGATAATTCTTCAAGTATTGGAAGCATGTATTATGCTATGAAATGGACAGACAATACTTCTAAACATGAAATTGTATTTCAGAATCATTATAATTATTTATTGAATGGTGATATTATTCCAAATTTCGGTATTGATTCTTGTAGTATGCTACTCAGTATTGATTCTAATGATATAGTTAATCAAACTACATATTATGAATGTAGTACTATGTTTGTGGAATTCACTTTAGATTCTTCAACAGGGCATCTGAAAACATCTACTCATTTTGGCAGAAACGATATTGTACAGAATTTTTATAGAGGTGCTAAAGTTGTTGGACAATATAATGGTATGCTATTTGAACTTGCTTCTGTATCAGCTAAAAATTCATATTCAACATATGCAAGATTTAGTAATTTGTCTGTTGTAAATGGAATTCTTATACAACAAACTATTAGTTCTATTGATGGTTTAGGGTTTGACTGGTTCTTTAATGAAACAACTCTAAATAACTTAGATTCTGGGAGCTATTAAAATGACTATAGGATATCTTGATGATTCAAAATTAACATCAATCGCAAATGCTATACGACTAAAAACTGGTAAAAGTGCTACAATGACTGTTGATGAAATGCCTAATGAAATTGCATCAATATCAACAGGTGGTAATATTGGTGCTTTAATTGACGGAAGTATTACTGAAGTTGAAAATGCTTCAGTAACATCAATTAAAAAATATGCTTTTTATGATTGTACGAATTTGACAACAGTGAGTTTTTCTTCTGCAACTACAATTGGTAATTATGCATTTAGTGGCTGTTCAAGTTTATCGACAGTGAGTTTTCCCTCTGTTACTTCAATTGGACAAGATGCATTTGCTGGGTGTACGAATTTGTCAACAATAAGTTTTCCAGCAGCTACTACAATCAGTAATTATGCATTTCATAGGTGTTCTAATTTGACTGCAGGGAGTTTTCCAGTAGCTACTACAATCGGTCCTTATGCATTTCAACTTTGTACGAGTTTGGCCGAAGCAAGGTTTCCTTTGGTTACTTCAATTGGAAGCAGTGCGTTCAATGGGTGCACGAGTTTAACAACAGTGAGTTTTCCAGTAGCTACTACAATCAGTAATTATGCATTTCAACTTTGCACAAGTTTGTCAGAAGCAAGTTTTCCTTTGGTTACTTCAATTGGGCAAGATGCATTTCAAGGGTGTACGAGTTTAACATCAGTGAGTTTTCCCTCTGCTACTACATTTCAGGGGGATGTGTTCAATGGGTGCACAAGTTTGTCAGAAGCAAGTTTTCCTTTGGTTACTTCAATTGGGAGCAGCGCGTTTAAGGATTGTACGAGTTTGAAAACAGTAGATTTTCCATCTTTAACTTCGATTCCAACCCAAGCATTTCATAGTTGTGCAAGTTTAGAATTAATAAGTTTTCCAGCTGTTACTACAATTGGATCTTATGCATTTTCCAAGTGTACGAGTTTATCAGAGGTGAGTTTCCCGGCGGTTACTACGATTGGAAATAATGCATTTTCTCAGTGCGGAGGATTATTATCAGCGAACTTTCCATCCGCTAAGACAATTCAAGGATATGCATTTCAAGGATGTACGAGTTTAACATCAGTGAGTTTTCCAGTTGTTACTACAATTGGAAGTAGTGCATTTCAAGGGTGTACAAGTTTGTCAGAAGCAATTTTCCCTTTAGCTACATCTATTGGACCTTTTGCTTTTTCTGGGTGCACGAATTTGTCAACAATAAGTTTTCCAGCTGCTACGACAATTCAAGGGTCTGCATTTCGAATGTGTACGAGTTTGGAGGAAGTAAGCTTTCCATCCGCTACGACAACTGGAAGCTATGCCTTTGATGGGTGTACGAATTTGAAAGCGGCGTATTTCCCCACTGCTACGACAATTGCAATGGGTACGTTTTGGAATTGTACGAATTTGTCAACAATAAGTTTTCCAACAGCTACGACAATTCAATGGTCTGCATTTCAAGGGTGCACAAGTTTAACATCAGCAACTTTTCCAGCTGTTACTGCAACTGGAAGTAGTGCATTTAATGGGTGCACGAATTTGGAAGCAGTGTATTTTTCTAAAGCTACTACAATTTATTCTCGTGCTTTTGACGGATGCGTTCGTTTGACTGAGTTACATCTAGAAAATGTTTCTAAGCTATGTTCATTAATTACCTCGACAGCATTTGCAAATACACCTATTGGAGGATATATTGATGTTGCAGGAACTTACGGTTCAGTATATGTACCTGCTTCTTTATATTATCAATTTATAGGAGGTTTAAATTGGTCTTTAATTTCTTCACGTATTGTCTCTGTTGCAGAATAGGTATATAAATGAAATTACAGATATTAATCCCCCATTATGATGAAGCATATAATGAAATTGAAAATTTATTAAATTCAATTTCTATACAACAATCAGTTGATTTAGCAGAAGTTGGAGTTATCATAGCTTATGATGGTCCAAAAGCTATTGAACTCCCTATATCTGAATGGAATGATTCTTACTCCTTTGAGGTTAAACAAGTAAGTTTACCCGAAAAACTCGGAGTAAGTGAAGCTCGTAATGCTGCATTAAGAGCTGCAAAAGCCGATTATGTTATGTTTTGTGATGCTGATGATATGTTTTGTCATGTTTGTGGATTATATATCATTTTTAATGAGATAGAAGCTGGATTTGATACACTTACATCCATGTTTATAGAAGAAACTCGTAATCCTGAAACAGGTGAACCCGTGTATGTAAACCATGAAATGGATTCAACTTTTGTTCATGGTAAAGTACATAGACGAAAGTTTTTAATGCAAAATAATTTAAAGTTTAATCCGAACTTAACTGTACATGAAGATAGCTATTTTAATGTGTTGGTTCAAAGTATTGCAAATCCGAATAGAGCAAAATATTGTCCTACAGCTTTTTATTTGTGGAAATGGCGTGACGCTAGCGTGTGTAGGCATGACCCAAAGTACATACTAAAAACATATTCAAATATGATTGACTCTAATGATGCATTAGTATCAGAACTTCTTTATAGAAAATTATTTGAAAAAGCTCAATTTCATTCTGCTGTAATGATATTTGATGCATATTATACCATGAATAAAAAAGAGTGGATTGATACAATTAATGCTGATTATAGGCATCAAGTAGATCGTAGATTCAAATCATATTTAAAAAAATACAAGTATCTATGGGATGAGCTTAAAGATCAAGATAAAATGATGATTTCTAATAATGTTAGATCTAGAAGTGTTCTCGAAGGTATGCCTATGGAGTCAATAACTATAGAGGATTGGTTAAATTTTATTGAAAATCTTTAGCTAGCTAATATGAAACCTTCAATCTAATTGTTTCGTATATAATTTGATTTGAAGGGTATCAGGTAATATGGCTGATGATAAATATCTAAATTATCAGGGTTTAGAAACTTTTTGGTCAAAAATAAAGCAATATGTTGCCAATTATGTTAATCAGCACGGTGGTGGCGCTTCAGGTGATTTTTTGCCAATTTCTGGTGGAGAAGTAACTGGTAATCTACAAGTTGACGGATTGTTGGACATAAAAAACTCTCAACCTAAATTAGCATTTACTACTTCAAATAACGACTATGTAAGTTACATACAAGCTTATGATCAAGGACTATCACCCGCTGCTGGACATAACATGGTGATAAGATCTGGTGGCAATATAATAATAGGTGGGGGAGAGTCACCTAGTGCTATCTACGATGCAGTTAATAATGGAACGTTAACAGATTTTTCAAAAACATCTGAAGCATTAGCATTAAGTGCTGATAATGCAATCCATGTATACACTAATTGCAATACTTTCAGTTCAAGAAATCATCTTTTGATTGGTACTGATGGTAGTATGTATACATATTCTAATGATATGGATAATACCTATAACGTTACATTAGATCAAAATTACTCAAAAGTATTTGCTGTATATGATAAAAATAAAAAAGTAGTAGGTAGATTTACTGGCAGACAACAATCTGATGGCAGTAAACTTGCAATGCTTGAAGCTTATGGTTTTAATTCTACTAATACAGGTGTGTGGAATTCGTTTTGTGTAGGTGTTGATAAAACAGGAACTAGATATTATACATGTTCAGATAAAACTAAATTTAGATCTGATATGGGTATAAATTATTCTACACTAGGTATAGTGCCCAGAGCACAAGGTGGAACACAAGTTAACAATAATAGTGTTGCAATAAATAAAGTTTTTGCAGGCCCATCTTCTGGAAATGCTGGGAATGCTACATTTAGAGCAATAGTAGCTAATGATTTACCAGTTATACCTATTTCAAAAGGTGGAACAGGAAAAACAACAGCAGCTGAAGCCCGTTCAGCTTTAGGCGTTACTCGTGCTAATTTAGGTGGTATTTCATATCAAACTGTATTTTCTTCTTTAAACGTAGCTTCAGGTGGAGTAATAGGTACAAATACTGCTGTTTTTAACTACAGATATTTCATGGCTACTTTAACAAATGGCTGTTATACTTATGGTTATCGTACAGGATCTACATCAGCTTCTGGTAATATATATCTTGTAGGTGGTAAAGACTTAGGAAATGGCGCTCATGTAGAACTTGCCCAAATTGCTGTAGATACTAAAGGTAAATGTACGTATATAGCTGGTGGTGAACATAGTGTAGGTTCAGGTACTGCGTTATCAAAAGCTAGAAATATTACAGGTTTATTTGGGTTAATTTAAACTAGAGGTGAAATATGTGGTATCAATTAAATGCTGAAAACAGAGTAATAGGTTTACGATATGAAGAACCTCCAATTCAAGATACAAATTTATGGACTTACACTACTTTAGAGTTTCCAGAAAATTTTGAAGATTATGTATTAATTGGTGACGAATTTGTAAAACAACCTATTGAATCTACTTCGCAACCTGCAAGTGCTTCAGATGTAATTAGTGCTTTGGTACAAAATTCACCACAAACTGTTCTACCTTTACTTCCAGATGATGTAGTTTCTAGAATGTATAATTTCTTTCCTGATTGGGTAGAAACTGAATATTATGCAAAAGATTCAATAGTGTCGTATGATGATGTTTTATACAAATGCATTGTTTCGCATAATAGTACTCCAAAAACTGTTCCAACTATTTCAAAATATTGGGAAAAAGTAGTTAAAGAAGTATAACTTTACGATAAAGTCATTAAGAGAGGTAAAATGCCTACTAATAGAACAATTCAACCAGGTCTTCAAGCATTCTGGGAAAAAATCAAAACGTATGTACAAGAGCAGATTGAGTTACACACTTTGCCGGATGGTACATTGTCTCAATATTTTCCTATAACTGGAGGGAAACTTAAAGGGTTTCTTTATGCTAGAAACAAAGTTGTAATAAACGGTACAGATCAAAATTTATCTGAATTACAATTATCTGTAGCTTCTAGTTCAAGTGATATTGATGCGGATCCTACATATTATAGTTATATTAGGGTATATCCGCAGACAAATTATACAGGTTCAAGCAATTGGTATAACATGCTTGTTAAATCTGGTGGGGATATGATTATAGGCGGAGGAGCTAGCCCTCAAAATTTAGAAGCTTTAGTTTCAAATGGATACTTGTCTGATTTTAATTTAGCTTCAGGAAAAGATTTAATTTTAACTTCAGATTCTGTAATACATTTTTATTCCAAAGCTACAAGTTCTACTGATCCGTCAATTCTTAAGCATGGAATATTTAATACAGAAGGAAACATGTATTTAGATTCTATCAGCATGAATAGAGGTTATAATAAAAAATCTAGTGTAGATGATCTACGTGCTTTTGGGGTTAGAGATTTAAATGACAAATTAATTGGTAGCTATAAAGTTCGACAAACTAAATCTGATGGTAAAAAGTATAGTAGTATTGAAGCTTATGGTGAAAATAGCTCTAATACATTAATTACTAATCAATTTTCAGTAGGTGTAAATGCTGATGGTACCCGATTTTATAGTTGCTCTGATACTGCTAAATTTAAACAAGATCTTGGAATAACTTATGCTGGTTTGGGAATTGCTCCTAAAACTAGCGGAGGTACTGGAGTAAATAATGATAGTATTGCTATAAATACTGTATTTGCAGGGCCTGCATCTGGATCAAAAGGTTCTTCGTCTTTTAGAAAGTTAGTGAATGCAGATTTACCTGTAGTAAGCATAGCTAAAGGGGGAACAGGAAAAACAACAGCAGCTGAAGCCCGCGCAGCTTTAGGTATTAATCGTGAGAATTTAGGTGGCTTAACTTATAAAACTATATTTACAGGGAATGTAGCAAAAGGTAACCAATTAGGTTCTACAAAATTACCCGATGTTTTAAAATATAGATTTTTCTTGTTAACATTATCTGGTGGATATTCATTAGTAGGGTTTCGATCAGCTTCAGGTAATATAAACTTTGTTGGAGGTTATGATCCGGGTAATGGAGCACAAGTAGCATTAGCTACAGTTAAAGTCAGTTCTGATGGAACTTGTACTTATGCTGCAGGAGGCGTTCATAATGTGGGTTCAGCAAGTTCTTCCTCAGCGTCAAAGAATTTAACTGGATTATATGCAATGCTTTAAATTCAATTACATCACCTTATTTACGTATGTAACTGAATTTTTATCCTAAGGAGTAATAGTGGGTTACTTAGATGAAAATGGGCTAGTTTATATATGGAAGCAGCTTAGAGATTACGTAGATGGTAAGCTAGAATCTGAAGTAACAACACAATTAGATGCTATTAAAGAAGATGTTTCTGATGAGGTTAAAAATTATATTAATAATGAAATTACTCCGACTTTAGCAGAAAATCTAACTGATGATATCATAAATATAATCAATAATGATTTATTACAATTTGAACCTTCAAATTCTTCAGAAGCACCTGTAAATAATTAATGATTTCACGGAGTTATCATGGGATACTTAGATGAAAACGGTTTAGTATATGCTTGGAGACGTATTAGAGAGTATATTGATGATAAACTATTATCTAATTATGATGATTTTCCTAAAGCTTCAACTACAGAATATGGTATATGCAAAATAGGTCAAGGACTACGTGTAGTAGATGGCGTGGTTTCTAATAATTACACTGTAGGTATTGCATCTTCTGATGATTTAGGATTAATAAAAGTAGGTAATACGTTAGAAATTTCTAATGAAGGTGTATTGAATGTTACTCATAAAGCCAATCTTTATGACGAGCCTAGAAAATATATACAGAGTTTTGTTGTACCTACATTGGACCCACAACATATAAGTTTATATGAAGATTATGACCCTACTTTAGCTGAAAAACTTTATTTTGTGAGTGCTAATGTACTATTTGATGTTCCAAAAGAATTTAAAGGTGCTACTTATAATGTTCAAATAAATGCATATACACAGAATAGTGATAATGAATTATCTGAAAAACTACAGTGCTGTGATGAAATTCTATTACCGGAAACTACTGAAACTTCTGTATCAATATCTCATTCTATTTCAGGATTCCTGTCTGTATATTTTAATGAAAGTATAGATGCTGGAATTTCTCTTGTTGTTACAGATGCTAATGCCTTACATAATTCAGGACCTTCAAGTGTTGTTATATCTGAATTACTTGTTGTTCCGGTTAATTTAGAAAATGTAAACACTCAAAAATCCGATGATTCATTAAAATGTGATTTTGATATCAATTGCAGTTTTACCTTATCTGAGAATCCTTATCAGATATTTGAATGTCAATTAAACAATGTACCTCAAAACCTAAATATAGGTGATTATATATATGGATCATTACAATTAGACGATAGTATTCATAATACGGTTTATAATAGTAAATTCAATAATTTACTACAAATTGCTGTACCTGGAGGAATTATACCTTTAAAAGTTGTAGCAATTGATTCTGAGTCTTCTTCTGGCTATTTATTTGATATAGCTTACGATAAAGTTAATACTGAATATATTGAATATCCTGAAATTGACGGTATTCCTGATAAAGAACATCCATATGGGTTGAATATTTCTAAACTACCTGGGTATTATCGTCAATCCGAAAATTTTTGGAATTCTAATTTTATAAAAAACGGAATTTTCAGTATAGGATTTGATGGATCTGATTTAGTTATTTCATATGAAAGTAAAGAAGAAAGTTCTATTCCTGATGCAAGTTAAGGAGATTTATCATGAAAAAGGTTTTAGTAGCTAGTGATCAAATTTATGATGATGGATGGGATCCAGATTTAAATGAAGAAATGATGTCTATTATGGATATCTTAGAAGTATTACGAAATGCAGAATATGAAATCAAACATCTAGTTAGAGGCGCAAATACGGATTGTAATACATATTATGATTTAGGCCAATACTTTTATAGATTGGGTGATGATTTATCATTAGCAGGTGATGATTTATCTAATGCTGTAGATGATGAAGATATTGAATAATTACTTATCTATTTTCTATTAACATTACCAACTTCATTTAAATCGTTATAATAGTTATATTGTAACGATTTATTTTTAGGTGTTTTATATGGATAACTTTCGAATTCCTAATGAAGAAACTTTAGTACTTACAGAGTTTAACCAGATTCAATCTAATGAAATTTCATTAAAGTTTAAACCCTTATTAAACCCTTTAAGTAAAGAAATAGGATGTATACTATTTAAAGGCCATTATTTAAACACTAAAAACAAGCCTATTAGAATAAGTGCTAAGTTATATTATAAAAATAAATGTTATGAATACTTTGATATTGGTAAAGTATTTAAACAAGTTGAAGTTGAGCAAGTTAGTAATCAGCGTGAATTACCAGAGTTAGATAACGGGTTATATTCATTGTTATTTAACACAATAGATTTAAATAACAGATTTAAGTTTATTGAAGACTCTTTAACGTGTTAATAAGGGAGCAATTATGTATATTTTAGGGTTAATTATTGTTGTAAGTATTGTAATTTATTTAGTCTCTGATTCCATGCCTGATAATTTAAAGAAATAATATACTTTAGGATGTGATAAAATTATGCATGTAGATTTAATAGCTTATACTCCGGAACCTGAGCGTATTGTAGCTACAGCTGCTAGGTTATGCTATTCGTCTTTAGATGCATCTCAATTAGTTCAAGATTTGTCAGAAAAACAAATTGAAAATCTATTAAATATTGTAATTTCTGGTGGACATTTATCTACATTAGAACATGCTGTGTTTACTTTTAGTATCAGTGGAGTTTCTAGATCATTAACTCATCAATTGGTTAGGCATAGAATAGCAAGTTATAATCAACAATCTCAACGTTATGTGAAATTTGACAAAGATTCTATAGAAACAGTATTACCTGATTCAATTGATAATTCGGATGCTACTTTTGAATTATTTGAAAATTGTATGCAAACATGCGCAAAAACATATGAAAATCTTTTAAATTTAGGAATTCCGGCTGAAGATGCAAGATATGTTCTACCTAATGCTGCTACTACTAATATCATAGTAACTATGAATGCTCGAGAGCTTCGGCACTTTTTCAATGTACGTTGTTGCAACAGGGCACAAAGAGAAATTAGAACCCTAGCTTGGATGATGTTAAATTGTGTAAAATCTGTAGCTCCAAAATTGTTTGAAACCGCAGGTCCTGATTGTGTGCTAAGTAGCTGCAAAGAAGGTAAGATGACTTGTGGACACCCTTATCCGAAAGTTAAACTGCAATAGAATTGATACACTATGAATCATATCAAAATTATACAACCTAGTGATGCTTATTTAGATTTCCTATGCAGAATTCCCCAATCTTTGAAATCCAAAAAGTTGGAGTTAGTAGTAGTTCATTATAATTCTAGTTATAAATGTGACAGATGGACTGAAAGAGCTAGAGATCTAAAATCTAAACATGGTAAAAGAATTCAATATGATATATGTGTTGGATATTTAGTTAAACCTGAATACTTGAATAGATTCTTCGAACCTGAAGTTCCTAGTTTTACTACTGTATTAGCTCATAGATTATACAAAGACACTTGGGTTGAATCTGTCGATGTTTTAGATTTTGCTACAATTTCTTATGTTGAGCATTATGGAGACGTTCTAAAGGTAGATTAGTATGGATTATTTAAGAGGTAAACTAGTTAAAGCTGATAAAGATATTGAACTAATAAATATAGATGTTGATGGTAAAATTTATAGTTTGAATGATTTTTATTTACCTAAAATTCGAAAAAACAGAATTTATGTTGTAGAGAAATCAGATGAATATACCGTAGTTCTGAGAAATTCGGAAGTGAATTCTTGGATAAGATGCGAATTACCTTTAGATTATATTGATGATTTTAAGATAGTAAATAGAAGTCAAATTTAAACTTATTTATCTATTGACAAATTTTTTCACTGAATTTATACTATAGATTGTAACGATACATCAATACTTGAAGATAAGGAGAAGTTACATATGAATAACACTATTGTCATTGATGACTACAATGATCTCGATCATCTTATCGAAATAATGGATACTTATCATGATTCTTCTGAACCGTTTTATGGAAATAACACCCAAGGAGAGGATATACAACTAAGCATTTTCCAGAATCTGATTGTGCTAGTTACATACCAAGATAACCATTGGATCAGAAAAAATTATTATCATAGAGACGGTACCATTGAAGAGATGTTCGATGGTAGGTGGACATAGTGTATGATGTTTACTCTGATTTCGATTTAGAACAACACATTAAGCATTTTATCAATTATTTAGAAGTTATAATTCATCAGGATGGCTCTGTACATTACGCTGTACCTTCTCATCAAGAATATCTAATTAATTATGGGGCAAAACTTAGAGGAATTTCTAGAGAAGAGTTTCTTGATTTGTGTCCTCCTGAATTTTATCTTGATTTTCTATACTGGTTAGCTGTAGAGACTCATTGTGTCATTGTTTGGTCTCAAGGATATTTTGGGATAGATTTGACTCTTCCACAAAAGCAAGTTTTAACTTCGTTTGTAGATAATAATGTAATGGATGATCGTATTTTGAAGGTGTGATAGCACGAGTCTAATGGTACAGGCGGCGATACATATGTCCGTGGAACTGCGTGAAGCAGCAAAATTGTTGAATGAAATCGGCATCTCGTTTGGGTACAACAACCCAACAAGCTCTTTTGTTGCGCATGATATAGCTGTGCGCATGGAGGAAGCCGCCGACACGATCGAGAGTTTGTGGGATAAGCTACAAGCGGTTGGCGAGACGTGCAGCATAGAGTGGCGCGGCGAGTCTTATGGCACCGACGCAGGCCGAGAGTATGACGGCGCGTATTTTTGCACGAAATGCATGACCGATCTCCCGCAGCCGCTTCAAGCGTGCTGGGACGATTACCAGACGTTTAGGGCGTATTACGGAAACGTTAAACCATGGAATGAGAAACCATTTTTATGCTGCCCAAATTGCGGCAGAAAGGTGGTGGATGAATGAGCAAGTTCGAAGTTATACGCGGTGTAGAAGGCTGTTGCCTTGCGCTCGATGATATGCGCATCGCGGGGCCGAAGCCGTGGGGCGGTGGGGAGGTCATCCACGCCTGGGAAACCGACAAGGAATACAAGGCCGTCGACGGGCATAGCCACTGGCATCAGCTGTTCGGGACGCCCGAGCGGGCGGCGCGGACGTGGATTGACTACTGCGGCGGTTTCCTACGCTGCGCCGATTGCCCGTGCTGCCATGACGAGCACGGTGAAACGTGCGAGCTACCGCCAGAAATCTGCGCGTGGGTGGACGAAAAGCACGGTTACGACGCGCTGCTCGAATGGCTGAGGGGTGATGCGTGATGGAGCGAATCAGGCGTTTCATGCATGACCATCTCGGGTGGGCGTATCCGCTGCGCGGCACCGAGCACTTCCCATACATGGAAATCAGCGAACACGCGACATGCCGATTTTGCGGCGGCAAGTTGCTGATGAGCAGCCAAGGATGGTTTCACGCCTATGACGTGAAGGTGGAGCTGAGGAGGGATGCGGAATGAACCGAGAACAGGCAGAGCACATCCTCGATGCTTATGTGAGCATGAGGATGCGCGAGTCCGATAAAGACGCTTCTGATGCGCTGCGCGAAGTGATACTCGATGCGATGACCGAGTACAGGGTGAAGTCTAATTACCCGAGCATCACGTACCCGCATGCTACATGGGTTGACACGACGAAGCTGCCGACCAATTGGGACGGCACTCCGAAGGTGACGTGCACGGGCATAAACCCAGCGTTCAGCACCAACACTGATGCGGAATGAGCATGCTGAGCCACCAGGCCGATGAGCTGCGAGACAAGGCGAAGCTGCTGTGGGCGCACGTGGACGGGCTGGCCTCTCTGCTTGTCGTGCCGTCCACGAAGGAGCTGATGGCGCTCACGATGCTCGATTCGGCCAGCCGCATGGAGGAAGCCGCCGATACCATCATCAGCCTGCTGAACAGGCTGCAAGATGCCGAGGATGCCCGTTACGATGCCGGGTTCGAGAACGGCGTGAAGGCGTGCCTGCAACAGCTCGACGGTCTGATTCGCGAGGGTGCGGACGTGGACGAGATTCAAGGCTGGGCTGACCGCCAATGGGAGGAGGAAGTCGTATGAGCGGAATCTGCGACACGTGCAAGCGCACGACCTGTGAGTATCGGGCAGATGACATCGCGGTGTGCGGCCTGCCGAAGACCGAGACGAACTGGGAGCGGCTTTTCGGAACGCCTGATCGGGCGGCACGGACGATGATAACGGTACGGAAAGAATGCGAAGACATCGGCACGTGCTACCCGAACTGCCCGTTCGACGATGCGCCTGCGTGTCCGAGTAGTGCCGAGCCACGCGATTACGACGCGCTGATCGAATGGCTGAAGAGTGATGCGTGATGAGTTTGTCAGAACGTTTCAAGAAAAGGCGAGAAGAACGCAGGCTGCTCAAGATGTGCGTTGCGGCGAACAGGGAAGCAGAGCAAGCGTATCTGCTTGGCGATTACAAGTATGGGAATGCGCTTTTCAAACGGGCCCAACAGCTTGCAGAAGAGTACGACGAGTTGAGAGGTGATGCGTGATGATCTGGACGAATCTCAAGCTAGGCAGCTATTGGCAAGGTAAGTGACTTACGAACATAGACATAATTGCGTCTGATTGCGATCAGCATATCAGATATGTTCCGCTTGTTTCGTGAGACGGCAAGAAGTACCACTGCATCTACTGTGGCGCAGAAATTCACAGCTATCAATGCAGGTACGTATACGAACAGAAGATTTACGGCTATAAGAGTAACGGAGATCGCCATGAGTGCATGGACATCAATTAGAGGTAATATAACAGTTTGTCCAGTAGGGGACAATCAGCATGCAAAGACATTTGTACTTAATACTGTATTAGACCATCTACCATTAGTTACTGGATCTGAAGGTTGCATGGATTGGTATGTAAACGTAATTCATTCATACGACCAAACATGTAATCATGATGAATTCGGTCAATTTTCAAATTTACACAGATATCAAAATCATGGTTGGTTTGATAAACAATCTTCTTATATCATTACTTTAAATTGCCATCTACGTGATAGATACTATGATGATACTTTGAAAGAATTTTCTGCATGGTTAGTACGCTTGTCTAAACGTATCCATGTATCCTATGTAGATGTAACTGTTTCAGGTCTATTGAAATCTAATTACAGTAATTGTTCATATAATTTTAGTTCAGAGCAACATTGGGATAAATTATATGAGGAGCCTTCTTGGAGACATTCTGACTTTATATCAGTTGGACAAGAGGAGCGCTGTACTGATTTTCGTTATAGTTTCATGCCTGCTTTAAATCATGGTAACTGGTGTGAAAATTTAATTAATTTAGTTCCTGGTGGGCATTTAGTATTACATGAATTGGATATGTTATTTGGTTATAAAGACCCAATAACATTGGAAGAAGCTAAAAATTTATATTTAGCTTATTTGCGTATAAATGAAATATTTGAACAAAGAAAATCAGGTTTACTGCCTTGGGATATAGATAATGAAATTAAAACTTCGGATGTATCTGAATAATTAAGTATATGACTAGTAGATGAGAATTTAATATGGCATTGAAACATTGTGTAATTTGTGGTAAGGAATTCATAGATTACGGACGTGGTAAGTACTGCACAGGTCCACATTATAAAAAGTGTGTAGTTTGCGGAAAAATGTTTTCATATAATGCTAAAGCTCAATATGAACCAAAAACTTGTTCAAAATCTTGTAGTTCCAAATTAGCTAGAAGTAATTCTAAATATTCTGAAAAAACATGCTTAAATTGCGGTCAATTGTATACTCCAAAATCTAGCAAACAAAAATATTGCCAAAATTGTTTAGCTAGACATTGATTTTTGATGAATACTTCTTTATAATCATAATATCGTCAATTAACTTTATTAAGAAGGAACATCTTATGAAAAAGTTAATAAGATATCCAGAAGAAGTATATGCAATGACTACAATTGGCAGGAATAGCAAACCAGCATATATGGTAGCTGTTAATCCTGACTCAAATAGAATCGGTGATTGCTATTTTAAATTTTATGATAGTGATTCATATTCATCTTCATCTTCAATATCCAGAATTAGATTTGATTCACCTAAATATGTTAAGCCACATAAAGGTAAGCATATAGTGAAACTTAATGCTACTATGAAAAATGAATTAAACAAATTTATGAAAACTTCGTATCAAGATTTTCCAGAAATTACAAATTGGGACTACACTAAATATGCTTGGAATCTTGATCATAATCTAGTTAAATCTTATGTTGAAGGTAAAACTCCTTTGCAATCGTATATTGATGGAGATTGTGATACGGAAGAAAATTTAAGTAATCCAAATTATGTTCCAAATAGTTTAGAATGCCCAGATTATACGAAGTTGCCTTAATAATTGTGTTATGATAGTTAGGTTAGTATGAAATTATTCGAATTAGAACCTAAAGTTAAGATGCAAGAACTTGTGAACGTTTTAAATCGAGCTTCAGATGCGTATTATAATGGCCGTGAAGTATTAACAGATCATGAATATGATTCTTTGCTAGAGGAGCTTCAAAATCTAGAAAAGAAGTATAACATAATTCTTCCAGACAGTCCAACAAATAATGTAGGGTCACCAGTTAAGGATTCTAAACTTCAAAAAGTGAAACATGAATTTCCAGCAAAATCTCTTGATAAAACAAAAGATAAATTGATATTTGCAGGAGTGTTTGGAGTAAACCATAATTCCACAGATAAGGCTGTTGTTATGTGGAAACTTGATGGTTGCACTCTTCAACTTACTTACAATCATGGTCGGTTGCAACAAGCTGTCACTCGTGGCGACGGGTATATTGGTCAAGATGTAACACACAATGCGGTTAAAATTGCAGGTATACCGATTACAGTTACTGATGATAATAAGTTTACAGTCCGCGGCGAAGTTGTAATGTCTTATGAGTGGTTTAAAACTATAAATTCAAAATTAGATGATGATAAAAAATTTAAGAATCCTCGTAATTTAGCTAGTGCAACGCTTACCATGTTAGATTCTGAAGAGGTGAAAAATCGTCACCTTCAATTTTTCATGTTCGAACTTGTAGATCATCCTGATATGAAAAGCATGAATTTTTATCAGCGGCTTCTGTTTGGGCAGCAAAATTGTTTTAGTGTAGTACCTTTTGTTTATACTTCTGTATGGGGTATTGATGGTTATGGTAGTATAGAAGATGCAATAGATGAATTTGATCCAACAACTTTTGAGTATCCTGTTGACGGATTAGTTGGAGCATATAATGATACGACATTCACCGATAAACTAGAAGGTACTGAACATCATCCTCATATATTGCGTGGGTATGCATTAAAGTGGAAGGATGAAGAGAGGGAATCAATTCTCAGAAGTATTGAATGGTCTCCATCTCGTACCGGCCTATTGAACCCGGTAGCTGTTTTTGATTCTGTAGAGTTAGAAGGTACTACGGTAAGTAGAGCTTCTTTGCATAATTATTCTATCATGGAAAAGATGCATCTGCATATTGGGGATACTGTTAAAGTAATCAAGTCGAACAAAATAATTCCTCAGATTGTAGAAAATCTATCTGAAAGTCCAGAATATACTGATAGTACATTCTATGATGAGTTTAAGCCTAAATGCCCATCATGTTTAACACTTGGCAGCTTATCTATATCAAAAGACAATGTTAAATCTGTATACTGTATGAATTCTAATTGTCCTGCAAAACTGATTTACAAATTTGAGCATTTTTGTGAACGAACTTCAATGAACATTGAAGGATTATCTGAAGCTACTATTACAAAGTTTGTGAACTTAGGATATTTAAAAACTTTTAGCGATATTTATACATTAGACAGATATTCAGAAGAAATCAAAAATCTGGAAGGGTTTGGATCTAAATCATGGGATAATTTGTGGAAAAGTATCCAAATTTCTAGAAATACAAGTTTGGAAAACTTACTTTCCGGTATTGGTATTTCAAATATTGGAAACTCACAATCTCGAGCTATTTCTCAGTATTTCAATAATGATCCTAATAAGTTTTTAGATGCAAAGTATTTAGCTTTTTCAACTATTAAAGGAATAGGTCCAATCGTTGAGGTTAGTATTTTGAAATGGCTACATGATGAGAGAAACGTAGCAGAGTTTGAAGAGTTACTACAACATTTACAATTTAGTCCTGAAAAACCTTTTAATGATTTGGATGTGTTAGAAGGAAAAACGTTTGTAATAACTGGTTCTTTACATAAGTATAAGAACAGAGGAGAATTAGAGTCTGTGATACGTAAGTTAGGAGGGAACGTCAGTTCTTCAGTTTCTAAGAAAACATCTTATCTCGTTAACAATGACGTGAACTCTACTTCTTCTAAAAATAAGAAAGCTAATGAGCTCGGGATTGAAATAATTTCTGAGGATCAATTTATTGATATGATATCTTAAAAAGGAGTACCTCAAATGAGTGATAGCATGTATGTAGGAGTTTTCTGGTGTGTTTATGATCAAATCTTTGGAATTAGAGAAGTATTTGATGAAGGTGAAGTAGTTAATGACGGTAGATATATAAAAATCCCTGGAACGCATGAAGATTATTGGGAGAGGGTTAGAAAGTCTAACAACTTACCAAATAAACCTTGGGATTATTACACCCATGGCGAAGTAAAATATGATACTCAGAAATATAAGTTTGAAGTTTCTGGAACTCCTAAAATGCTTGTAGACGAAAGTATTCAGAAACGTATTATTAGGAATTATAAATTGCCTAAGTTTGTAACATTTAAAGAATATGAAATTTAAAATTTATTAAAAGGTAGTTTATATTGCTATTGACTTTCATATAAATCTATACTATCATATATGTGTGTACATGATATATCAATAATCCAAAAGGAGGAACTCATGTGTCATAATAAAAATGAACTTAGAAGTGCTATTGCTAGGTATCGCAAACTCCAATCTCAGAAAGCTTCACTTGATGCTGAACTTGCTGAAATTAAAGCACAGATTTTCGATTATCTCGAATATAATGAAATTCAGCCTAAAGAAAAAGTAGTAGGTCCGAATTATACCCTTAGTTATTCTTGCTGCATCACTAGAAACTTTGATACTTCTAAACTTCATGAGGTCCTAGGTGAAGATTTGTCACCATATCAAAAACAGAGTTCTTACAATAGGTTGTATATTCATTAGTAAATGCTAGTAATCAAGCTGTTAGCGATGGTAAAATATTCTTATCATCGTTAACAGCTTTACATTTTATTAGTAACAGTTAGGAGATTTTATGAAATTTGAAAAACTTTCAAACAATTTCATGCCTGAAGGATTTCAGTGGCCTAAATACTACACTGATAATAAATATGTAATTCCAGGGCATCGAGCTAAGGTAGTTTTTGAAGATGATACATGTATTACAGGTAAAATTTCTGCTGTATACTTTGGTTCAGATAAATCTGCATATGTTGAAGTTGATGGTCAATTAGTTGATTATGCAGAAATTCATTATCCTGAACCAACTGAAGAAGAAAAAATTGTCTATGATATTATTGATTATGGACGTAATTTGACTTCTGAATGTATTGATTATTCTGCTGTACTTGAATTTATTAATCGATTGCATAATGCAAATTCTGAACCTTGTGAAGACAAAGATGAGAACTTCAAGCAGATTGACTAAATATCAAATAGATTTGATTTCTTATACTACTTCTAAGCATCTAGATAGCTGGCTTGAACTTTCGGAATTTCCTCAATATGCAAAAAAATGGTTTTTGCTTGCACGCAATGAAGCCTTTAAAAGCGATTTTAGCGCAGCAAAGCTTGGATGTGTTATAGTATATAAGAATCATGTAATTGGTAAGGGTCACAATAAATTAAAAACAGATCCTATACAAAAAAGATATAATGAAAAATATCGAGATTGGAATATTACAGATGATTCTAATTTGATAGTCCATAGTCTACATGCTGAAATAGATGCAATTAAGCATATACCTTATCCAGTTATGCAGAAACTTGATTGGAAGCATGTAGAGGTGTATATTTTTAGAGTAGCTCCGGGTTTAGAGGGATGTACAGGGTTAGCTCTTCCTTGCCCTGCATGTGCACACGCTCTTCAAGACCTGGGAATTCAAAAAGTTTATTATACTACTGGGCATCTTGATAAACCGTTTGGATGTTGTGATTTATGATAAAGCATTGCATAAATTGCTATTGGTATAACACAAGTATTGGAAGTTGTTTTAAATATGGCCCGAAGTTCGCATATAGCAATTCTTGTGAATCCTATAAATTCGTAGGAACACTGCAGTATAGCTATAAACCTTCTTATACTACACAGTCATATCAATTTAAACGTAAATTTTGAATCATTGAATATTTTGAAACCTTTCATTCATATGTGATAAAACTTCAAAACCTTTGGAGGTAGGTAAATTTATGACAATCAGTGAGAAGATTCAACTATTAGGCTCATCCGTATATGATACGATTCCAGGAGAACTTACGCTAACTTCTGTAACTACTGGATCTGAATTAGATTATGTAGGTGCTGAAGATTTTGATGAAACAATGTTAACTAAAATTCTTCCTAAATGTATTGAAGAAGATATCGAACCTAAAAATCTTCTAGAAATTGATTACTATTGGGTTTTACGTTGTTTAAGATTTATTAATTACGGTCCTTATGTAAAAATTGGTGCTATATTTTGCGATAAATGTGAAACCACTACTAGAGGTGAATATTTAGCTAATTTAGAAACTGTTGGATGTAAACCTCTTCCACCGGATTTTGAGAATAGAATTACTATTTCTAAAGAAGAGTTTATTACATTTAATAAAGATATAGAAATTCATTTACCTACAATTCAAGAAATACTCAACTCTAGAAAAGACAAGCAATTTCAAGATGCTTTTGGTAAAAGTAATCGCAGGTTCGCTAGAATTTGTTATATGATAAAATCAATTGGTGGTCAGAGAATGGACCCTGTATCTATTCGGTTAACTTTACAAAGAGAAATGGAACCCGCTGATTATATTATTTTACAAGAAAAAATTTCTGAGTTAGAGGATTATGGATTAAGGGGTGGTGGTACAATAGCGTGTCCCCGATGTGGTAACCCTGAAGCAGCTTTTGTTGCTTTTATTGATGAGAGCTTTTTTCGTCCAGACATGGCTTGCTTACGGAGATGGCGAGACGATAGAAGTAGACGGGAAGCGTAAAACGTATTTAGAGTTAAGAAAACAAGCTTATGAGAATGTAATAGACGAAGTAGTTTTTATAGCTCGTGCTTCTGAAGGTGCTATTTCTGCTGATTGGGTAATGAATCAACCAATACAAATTAGGAAAAAATATGTAGAATCCTTAGATAATGAATTAAAGAAGCGAGAAGAAGATCTCAAGAAGATGAAATAGAATCTAGGGATAATCAGAAATGATTATCCCTTTTTATAATCAAGGAATCAATATGGCAGAAAATATAGACAAATTATTTGATGCATTAACTAAAATAAGTACATCTACAGTTGAGCATCAAAGTACTTCAGCACAATTAGATAGAATTGAAAAACTTCTAGGTGATATTTCTAAAAATGTGTCACAATCCGCAGCACAAGATTTTAGAAATGCTAAAAATGCTGCTTTTGAAGAAACTCAGGCTGTATATAATAGACGTAATTCTAGTATTAATTCAAAAAGATCAACATCTGTTGCTTCCCAATTTTCTTCAGGTGTAGAAGATGCAATAAAAGAAGCAATAGGTGTAGGTGATTTTGAAAAAGAAATTGGAAACCTTTTAAATACTTTTGCAGATGAACTTGGGACAAGTATTGAAGATTTACCAAAACAATTTGGACAGAGACTTACTGAATCTGCTTTAGATGCTTTAAAAGATGTTGGACCATTTAAAGAAATTACGGATCAATATTCTAAATGGAAAGATCAAGCTATATCTAATTTTGAAGATATGGCTACAGATAAAATTAAAAGTTTTGCAAAAGATAATTTAGAAGGCAAATTAAGCGAAACTTTGAAAAAATCTGGTTTAGATAAACTTTCAACTATTACAGATAAATTAGGCGGAAGTAAAACTACAGCTGGTGCAAGTAAAATTTTATCTCAAGGTTTGGAGCAAGTTACTTCAGGAGCTGGAGGTAAAATCGCAAGTGAAGCTGCAACACAAGCCGCAACAAAAGCTGCAGGTTCACTTTTATCTAAAGGTAGTATGTCTGCTGTAACCGGATTAGTATCTAAAGGTATATTAGCTGCAATTCCTGGTGTAGGAGAAATTGCAATAGCGATACAGCTTATTCCTATAGCTCTAGAAGTAATAACAGATTGGATGGGTAAAATATTTGCTTCTTGGGCTGAATATTTCAAAGCTATGAAAGCTGCTAGTAATAGAGGTGTCACTACTAGAGCTAGACGAGTAGAGTTAGCTAATGAACGTTTACGTGCTGATATTACCGATATTGTAAAAGCTCCGTTTGAAACCTTGCAAAAAGCTGCTGAGGCTGTTTATCAAGCTTGGGATTCAAATTTAAGATTAATAAATCAAACACAAGGATATTCTAAAGCAGATTTACAATCTTTGATGGGTGCTTATTCTAGCAGACTTAAATCTGAGGGTTTAGGTGCAGTAATAAGTTCAGCTGAAATTACCGAAGGTTTAGCTAATGTTCTTAAATCAGGTCTTTCAGGTAAAGCTGCAGAAGAATTTGCATATCAAGCTACAAAATTAAATGCAGCAATGCCTACACAAGATTTTTTCAGTTATGCTGAAGCTTATGCTGCTTTAGCTTCAAATGCTGTAAAATCTGGAAAATCACAATCAGATGCAATATCATATGCAAATTCTCAATTAGAGTTATTTGCTAGTGATGTAGCTTATGCTAGTAGACAGCTTACAGGTGGTTTTAATACTGGACTTCAAAATGCCAGTGATTTATTTTCTAAAGCTGTAGAAATATCAATAGCAGCTAGAACAAATGATCCTTCACAATTAGCTGGTGTACTTACTTCAGTTTCCGCAATAACTGGAGCTATAGCTCCGGATTTAGCTTCAAGTATTGTAGATGCTATTTATAATTCTGCAGTTGGGGGTAATAATAGTCAAATTGTAGCTTTAAGATCTTTAGCAGGTATCAATGCTTCAAATACCGAGTTTTTGCAACAATTTGCAGCTTCTCCTCAGAAAGTATTTTCTACTTTATTTCAAAATCTTGCTAGAATGCAGAATATGTCTGAATCTAATTATATGGAAGTTGCTGAAGGATTATCTAATATATTTGGGTTAGATTCTAGTGCTTTTGCTCGTGTAGATTTCAGTTATCTGTCTAAAGCTATTGATAATATGAATGTATCAGATGCAGCTTTGACTGAAAATATGAAAGCTTTAGCTTCTGGACAATCAACTTCTAATGCAGATCAAGCTAGAATTAGAGAAATAAACGAATACATGATGAATGAAGGTCTTGCATATGTACTTGATAATGAAGTTGCAAGATCTATTCAAGAACACATGTGGGATGAACAAATAGCTCAACAGATTCAAGAAGCCGAATATGGAGTAGATTTACGTGGTGCTGCTATGGAGCATCTTAATAGAATGGTAGAAATTGGTCTTCAAATACTTCATACTCTAATTCCTGTAACTAATTTAACTAAATTATATAACCTTCAAAGAACCAGAATTGAAGCATTAGATGATGCGTATGGACGAATTCCTAGAGTATTAGAAGCCGGAAAAGTTGGACAAGGTAATGAAGCAATTAAACGAGCTTTAAATACTAGAGGAAAAGACCTTAAGCTTACAAATACTTATTTGGAACAATTACTTAAATCTAAGTTAGTTCAAGGAGATGTAACTTATACTTGGAAAGATTTAGGTAAAAGTGCGTATGCCAGCTTAGGTACTTCAAGTAGAGGAGAAATTCTCACATTTGGAGGTGGCGGTTCTAGTTCTGGAATGTCTCAAGCGTCCATTGCTTCTGCTATCAATCTAAAAAGACTAGAAACAAACTTTAACAAGATGCTTAGTACTATGTCTAATTTCTTCGGTACTAACATCAAGTCTAAAATTGATGAAGCTATAGAAAAAGAAAAATCTAGATTAGCTAAATCGGCTTTAGGTAAAATTACACAATCTACTATAGATGCTTTAGCTCAAAAATATCTTTCTGATCCTGAAAAATATGGCATTGCGGATATTCTATATAGTTCTAAATTAGCTAATGCTAGTGCTGCTTCTAATCTTAGTAAATTTAACCAAGAAGTTCAACAAAGAGCTTTAGAGCTTACTAAAGAACGAGTAAAGAAAGATTTGGAGTCTAGTGCTTTGCTAGAAGCTGCAGATCTTGCACAACAAAATATTAGTAAACTTGTATCTGCAGGAAAATTTGGTCAATCGGGATATGAAGCTTGGGCTGCTACAGCTTCTAAATTTGGAATTGCTAATTTAAGTGAAGCATTTACAGAACTTGGATATGATCCTTCAGATGTAATGAATTATTTTACAGGATTAGAATCTCAATCAGCTTCGGAAAAAGCTATTAAACGAGAGCAAGATGAAGAAAAGTTTTGGAGTGAGACTCAACGTCTGCTGGAACTTGCTAATACTAATATTCACGATGTTCTTGATAAAGGCGATTTAATGAGTATTTTTTGGCCCGGTGTTGATTCATGGTTAAGTGATATTGACAGTAATGGAACTTCAGGAGGTAAAACTGTAGGTGGTACAGGCTTTAGAGGTGAAATGAATTCCTGGTTTGATAAAGTTGATTCAGATGTTAATCTATTCCATACGGAAATGGTTACTGAATTTAAAGGATTTAGAACTGATTGGACCAATTATTATATTAAGCATACAGATTATAATTCAAAACTTGGCATGGATAAAAAAGGCAGTGCATATAACAGTGCGTTAGATGCTATTAAGAAAGCAGAAAAGAAGACTGCTGAAGATAAGTTAAATGCATTAACTGAAGCTTTAACTACAAACCCTATTGAAGATCTTATGGATCCAACAGTTCAACAAAATGTTTTCTTAGCTCAAATACTTCGTGTAGTACAAGGTATATTCCAACAGAATAACACTCAAGGAAAACTTAAATTACCTGATGCTATTGCAGCGTTAGCTACAGGTATGACAGTTAGTGAAGTAGGTGCAGCACCAAGCACAACTAGTACAACAACTTCTGGATCAACTGGTATGGCATTTACAAAATCTGCTACACCTCTTAATAAGTAGCCTTATATATTTTACATATTTTACTTTTATTTATACAGTTAGGAGTTAAGTAACAATGAGACACTTTACATTTAATTCTGAAGACCTGGGTGAAGCATTAAGTGATTTCATGATTTATGATATTGAGTCACAATTAAATTTGTTTAACTTCACTGATTTATTTAACTTCACTGATTTTTCTGGAAGATTTAGAAGTTACAGTGATGATATAGCTGAAATAATCATTGACAGACTTTTATACTAAATTACGTTGTTAAAGGTATGTAAATTATGAATTTTGTCAGATTTCCTGCTAATACAACAAACATATTTCCCAATGCTAATAGTAAAACCGGAGGACAGCTTCTTACGGAGTTTAATTTACGTTCTAGAGAAAGTGTACTTACTTCTGAAGCAGTAAAATATTATATAGGGCCTTCATATTGTCATTCGGTTGATGATTTTAGAGTTGATGTACAAAAAGATGAAAATGGTATTCAAATTTCTAGTACTACTTTAGAAATCACTGCAGGTCGTGCTGTAGTAAACGGTCATTTTTTTGAATCTTTAACTAATGTAGTTGTAGATTTAGCTGAAGCTAATAAGATATTACGAACAAAAGACTTAACTCCCTTAACAGGTCGTTTAGCTATTGGGTTACGTGCTATGTATAGCACAGAACAAACATTAGCAGCTTCTCTAAAAACTGAAAATAACGTTAATATGATGACAGGTATTCAGATTGTCATATTACCTATTGGAAAGATAGAAGCTGGATATTTTGTATTACCTCAGGATTCTCCAGATACCGACGAATTAGTTACAGCGCATTTAAAATTAGCAGAATTTTCGTATATTGATGGTGCGATTAACGGAAATAATATCCGTCAAAATCCTTATAAAGTACAAGCTATTTCAGCTTCTAGAATAGGGGAATTTGATTCACTTTTAGCTGAGCATTTTGTTACAAATTATGGATTGAATCCAAAAAAGATATATACCATGGCAGGAAAATCTGAGGATGGTACAACATTATCCGGTAAGCCTACTTGGTGTGATTCAACAGATAGTTTGTTTGTTTGGCAGAAAGCTTCAGATTTAGGGGAGCCAGTAGATGAACTTCCTAGCGTTGAGCAAGCAGAATTTGGATACGATATATCTTCTGAAAAAGTTACTTTAACTTTACCTCATAAGCAAGTAGATGGAAGCATGTGGAATGCTGATGGTAAAAAGTTATACTATAAACCTAGAGTAATGGATTTACCTCAAGCAGATTTTGCTACAAATACTCCGGGTACGGTTTCTAGTTCTTATACAAAATCTATTAAAGCTATTAAAGAATCTATCAATAATTTTTACCATTTACCTGCTGGTAGACAAAGAGCTTTTGTAGATTCTGTTGAAACACAGGATAACCAACGAGTCGGATTACCTACAATTTCACAATCTACTTGGTCTGTTGGAGATTATGTACTTGTTAGAACAGACAACTCTGTAGTAGATACTTCTTCTAGTTTAATTCAAGCTCCTTCAACAATGTACGTAGTGTTACCTCCTATTGTAAGTGATATCAGATATGCAACTGAATCTGAAATCATTGCAGTAGGTAATGATGAACCTCCTATTGGGTTTGATGGTGTAGAAGTTGCAAGAGTTATTGAATATTATCCAGGTTCTCAAGATGACGATGCTGAAGCTGTTGAAGAAACTTTATCGCAGTATAGAGGTGTAACTGAGACTTCAACAGGTGTACATGATGGTAGCTATTATAAACAGATTTTTGGAATCGACCTTTCAGGAAACGGTAGTCAATATAGAGGCAGCTATCGTCAAATAGATACTTCTAGCGTATACGCTGTGGGTAAATTTGTAGATCCAACAACCCATGAATATACTACGAGTACAGAAATTTTATTAGAACCGTCATCTAATCCTAATGATTCGGGGTATCGCGGTAAATATAAATTCCAAGATTACTTCTGCTTAGAAATTCAAGAAGTACCTACAACGTTAAACGGAAAATCTGCTACAGGTACTAAATACTTTTATTATAAAGTTACTTCTACTATAGGGTTAAAAACATATTCTGATCCTCTATTGCTTACTGGTACTATTCCATTAGCTACTGAAGATACTATTGGAGGTTTTTACAATGTACCAGATACAGCTCTAGATGCTGGATATGTATATAGAGATGAACAAGGGTTCTTGCGTATACTAGATTATGCGTTATTAAGATCAGGGGTTTTAGCTTATCAGCTCGGGGAAGATAAAGATTTTGGTACAGGTTTAACTGCTGCTGAAATTCAAACTGAACTCGATGAATATGTAAACGAACGTGTAGCATTTCCTACTGAGGCTCAAATTCAAACTTCTATCAATAACTCTAGAAATCAAAATGTTATTGAAGTTACAATTAATTTATCTGAAGAAGATACATATAATACGATTGAAGTAAAGAATATTGACAGTAGATGGAGTACTTCTGTACTGTTATCTATTACAGGTAAAGCTACTAATACTACTACAATAAATATCAAGAATTGCCAGAAACTCAGAATAAATCTAGCACTTGATTACAGTGATGAAGATTTAGCTGCAGGGTATGGTCCTGTAATTAATTTATATGACACTTGTTTATATTATGATTCGGAAGTTATCGACTATATTAGAAAGTGTCCGAGATCAGTTGTAGCTACATCTGATACTTCTGAAATAATTTATAATCCAGAGTTCACTGGAATTTCTGGTTTGTCTTTATGGTATGAAAAACAAGATTATGATGATCCTGATTTGCTAGTTTCTGATATGACTGTAACTGAAGTAAATACTCCCATAATTCCAAATGACTTGGACCTCTGGAATGAAGCTGTGATTAACGACAATCATTACTATTATGGACTACATAGTATTACTTTAGATAAAAATTCTAATATGATTGAATGCGGCATTTATCTTAGAAACGATATGACTGCAAATATTGAATTAACTAAATCTGTAGCGGTAGCACAATTTAAACTTCCTCAAGGTTCTAGCTTGTCTTATCCTGAAACCAGTTTAGTAAAACAAATTAAAATTACAGGAGATTTTGTTACAGCTTATGCTACGTCTGAGCCTGAAGGTTACATAACCATGTCAACTCAATTTACAGCACTCACTCATAAGTATAATGTTGAAAGTGCTGATAATACAGATTTAGGTGTGATATCTTTCTTATCAAACGCAGAGTTTATTGATCACTTTATTTCAATAAACGGTCTAGAGCTAGGTACACCTATAGACGGGTGGGAAAGTAATAGTTATCATGTATTCAAAGGTTGGACTATAGGATAGTTGATACTCAATGCTAGCATCATATAACATCAAGATTAAATATAGTCAAGACGGTTATCTACCTAATTACCCTCCGCATCTTATTTCAGATGAAGAGATGTTTGAAGCATTTTTGTATTCAGAATATGCTTACTTTTATGATACCTATGAATTGAAGACTGATAATTTAGATTCTAAAGACCAACAGTCCTTAGAATCTTGTTACTTCACACTAATTAATGCGTTTAAGTATTACATTGCTAGGAATGTTTCCGTAATAGAATCTTGGAGATGTGAAATACCTGATTGGATGCATAGTTATATGCTTGGAGAAGTTATTAATGACTATAGTATTCAAGCTGATCGACACTATCTGCTAGTAGGTTTAAACACTGACAACATAGAAGATATTATAACACCTAAAGCTCAGCTAGCTTGTTTTAATATGTCTAGAAGATACGTGAATAAATTGAACAAAAGTTTGAAAGAGGTTAGTATCCCCACATTGTTGACTAAATACTCAGCAGAAGATCAAGAAATTATTTATAAAGAATTTGAAAAATGGGGTGTAACTCTTAGAAATGACGGAAAATTAATTAATAGACCTCCTACCATGTTCGGTGAACCTCACGTCATTAAATTGATTAGATTAAATGAAGTAGGTTAAATATGAAATATGTTTCTATATCACCTGCAGATACTTTAAGCGATTTAACAGAAAGAGTTGGAGTTCAAAATGTTGACCAAATTCTAGCTGATAACGGACTTACTCGAACTCCTAAAATTGGAAAACAATGGGAAGCTATATGTAATCAGTTAAAGGAAGAACAAGAAGTTACAGCTTCTAGAAAAATAAGCATACTAAACCAGTTTATCGATAATTCAGATGTATATGAACATGCAGCTTTAGCTGATTCTAATACATGGAAAATCTTATCGGCAAAAAACACATTTTCTAATTATTTATATGTGTCTGACCAACTTGAAGGGTCAATTCCCTCTTCAAATCTTATGTTAGGAAATGATGTTTCTGTATTGCCTTCAATTTATGTAAAAGTCCAGACGCTTCTAGCAAACGGAGAAGATATTGATCCGAATATTTTTTCTGTATATAGCACAATTCAAGATACTGGTTTATTATCTGATTCTGCTGTAAATATTGGTGATAACCCGATGTCTTGGTTTAACATACCTTTAGATAAAATTACACTTTATTCTTCTTTATATGATGCATCTATAAATATTCCAGCTTTTCCTGAAAGCGTAAATGATACTAGAAACGCAACTTATGCTCAAATGCCTGATTTGCTATATCAATACGAACCTTGGCAGATGTATCAAAGCTCAGGTCCGAAATCTAGTAGATATGAATTTCATTTACATCGTGATATGTGGACTGGAAATCATAATGATGGAAAAGCTAACGAACTTATTAGATTTTGTCAGGCTCAATGTTATCCAAAGTATAGTGGTTCAGCGGTATTTTCGCCTACAGTTACATTGTATGTTGCGGGAAATGAGCTTATTACAGGTGTTATGAATTCTGTAAGTGTTGATTGGACTGGCCCCTTGGGTCATGATTCGTGGTATTTAGAGTTTACACTTGCTTTAGAAATTACTGAAGTATCATCTTCACCTTTAAGTTACGAAGCTATTTTAAGCAAACCTATAATCGGGTGATGAATATGAATATAGAAGAATTACTTCATGACACTACTAAGCCTTATAAGAATCTTGATTATAAAGGTATTGAATATACAGTATGTAAGGAATATGATCACATTTCTAGGTATAAACGACTTCGTCAAGTTATACATTACTTAGAAGGTAATGACAGATTTATCTCTCTAGAGGTGCAAAATCATTATGATTGTCAAAATGTTGGTATTGAATTTTACGTAGTACCTGTAGATAGAGAAAATAGATTAGATCTTATTTCTTATGAACACTTAGGTTCTGCTTCATATAGTTGGATTATTTCATATATAAATGGTATACAAGATGGATATACTGTTTTTGAAGGGCAGTTATTGATGATTCCTACAGCTATTTCAGATTTGTTCACTTCTGGGAATATATTAAGTTCTGTAGCTGTAACATCGTTAAACTTGGGTACTGAATAGAATTAAGGAGGAAGCATTTTTGAAACGTCAAAGTTTTTGTTCCTTCTTATTAGGAGGGGTAAATTTAACTCATTATGGGTTAAAAATACCTTCAAACTTTTCTTCATTAACTTTAGATTCTGCTGAGCAAGATTCAATGACATCTTGGACATTAAATTGTACCGTGGGTGGAGATTCTACACAGAATATAAATATATCAGCTTTTGAAGCATTGCTTTACAGTGCAGCACAAGCTTCTAGAGATTCTGCAGGTATTCCTGTATCTTTCATGTTTGGGTGGTTAGATGAATCAGGTAATGTAGAATCTTATCTTTCATATCAAGGATTTACGTTACAATTTAGTGTTTCTACTTCAGGTCAATACATGAGTTATAAACTTGTAGGTTATGCGTCTTTAGGAGTTCAGACACAATTACCAGTACTTAATATTCCAGAATTACATGGAATTGTGCAACCTTCAGCTATAGTTGCTGGATTAGCTAAGGCTGTAGGAGCTCAAAATTACTATGATTTAGATATTGATCATAATGATGAACCTACATTAGTAAGCCATGGTGCTTTAACTACGTCTTTTAACAGATATATAGGTGGCAGATATACGGGTTCGGATGATTTTGATTCATTTCCCGGCTTATTACCTCTATCTAAATCTTATAACAAAGTCAGAGAAGCAACAGGGTTAAACTCATTTTTAGCAAACTCTTTATCTTCAGTACTAAATAACTGTACGATATCTCCTGTATCAAAGTTTTTAAAAAATGCGTTTACAGATAACACTGTACAGAACACTTCTTTTTCATACTGGGTTGAAGAACCTACTATGACTTCCAAAGGTGTAATTCATTATAAAAGCAATGCTGGACTTATTGGTGACTATACATCTGATGTTTTACAGTATGGTACGTCTCACGGCAACATATTAGCCTTATCGGGTTCATACGATGGTGTAGCATATAATATGACCGATATGAACTTTGCTTCATTAGGGTTTTCTGTAGATGGTAGTGGTAATACTGTAGTAGATAGTTCCAATGTTGTAAATTCATGGAGTAGTTCGTTAGCAGATGTGTATCAAACTGCAAATATAATTAATGATATTAATGCTTTAGCTTCTCAATTTTCCGGGGATTTTTCAGTAACTATCGTGGGTTCAACTAAACAGTATCAAGTAGCGCAACCTGTTTCTTTGATAGTGATGTCAGGTAATACTTTATCACCGATTTCCGGTGTATATAATATAATTTCAGTATCACATCAAATTTCTGTTACATATCTAACTGTATTGAAATTGCAACGTCTTGTTATGTCTTCCGCTAATCAGGTAGCAAGTAGTCAAGGAATTATCATTAGAGGTTCAAATTCTTATCCTACATCTTCGTATACTCAAACTCCTAATATAATAAGTACAGGAAAAGTTGATTTTGGTCAGATATATCCTACATTTAGAGATTTGAAATTTGGTTAAGTGGTATATACATGGGTAGAATAATTACAAATTGTGTAATTACACATGAAGATTCTGAAATATTAAAAGAATACGATGTAAAAACAGGTTCTAAAGTTTATCATACTGGTGTAGATATTAAAGCTACAACTTTATATACGCCTTGTCAAGGTGTGTGCATCTTTACAGGTCTAGTTTCTAATAAACCTTCGTGTACAATACAATATAGTCAAAATATTTGCATCAGATATACGCATTTGAAAGAAGTATCAATAGAAGCAGGGCAGCTTGTTGAGTATAATCAAAATATCGGAATTGCCGATAAATATGTTCATTTTGAATATTTAACATCTGAACCTATTTATCCGAGTTTCAGAGTATTTTTTTGCGCTACTGTAAGTTACTATATGTATAAACATGATCCTATGCTTATACTGGAAGGTAACGTAGTATTTGATAACTCTTATATACGAAAAACAGATGATTCAGATGAAAGGTGGAAAGCATATCAAGTTCTAAAAGACATTGACGAAGATTTCTTTTCTGGTAATGATCAATATGCTTTTTTGAACTCCGATTTGCTAGATGATTTAAAGTAATATGGCTTATTCTATAACAAAAAGTCATGGAACTGCTAGTATGGAACCTCGTACGGGTTCTGTAAAATTTATTGTTGTTCATTATACAGCTGGAGGTAGTAGAGAAAGCGGAGCTAAAGGGAACTTAGATTATTTTAAAGGAGGCTCTGCTGGTAGAAACGCAAGTGCTCATTACATTTTAGATGAAAGCGTAATATATGAATACGCAGATCCTGCAGCAAATTGCTGTTATCATTGCGGAGATGGTAACGGACAATATGGTATAACTAATCAAAACAGTGTAGGAATAGAAGTAGCTGCACCTCCTGAAAACGCTCCATATTCTGCAAAAGAAATTGATAGATTAACATATTTAGTTCAGTATTTGATGAAGCAGTTTAATGTATCTGCAGATCATGTAGTAAGGCATTATGATGCATCAAGAAAACCCTGTCCTTGGTATTATACACCTTCAGGAGCTGGTGGAGATGCTGCTTGGAAGAAATTACATAAACAGATAACTAACGGAGATACTGTATATTCTGGAGATGCTTCAGATTCTTCTGGAGGTTCTGGAGAAACTTATGTAATTTCTGACCCTGCAGTAGCTTATGCTGTAGGTATCAATAATGATATACTTTTCGCTCAAGAAGATATTTACCCCTTTATAATTAGCATTGATCAGAATACACCTGATTTAGATGTAGAAAAGTTAAAAGATTTTGATGTAATCGGTGCATGCATTGATATGGGTTCGTTTTATACTGTTAATCATTTAGAAGCTAAAGTTTTTAGAAATCCTAAATTAGATAAACAATATAAGATGTTTAAAGATGCGGGTATGACTATTGGGTTATCTACGCATATCAGAGCTAAAACTGAAGCGGAAATACTTAAAGAACTGTATGAAATTCGATTAGCAGTTTTAAAATATCCACCGGATATGGGCTTGTGGTTGATACCATCGTTTCATACTACAAATAAAAAAGCTAACGATAAACTAGTTAAATCTTATTATGATGCATTACTTAAGTTGGGATTTTATGATCAAGTTGGATTTTATTGTAAAAAAGAAGAATTAGAAAAATTTAACTGGAAGGATGTCTGTGAAGAATGGTATTGGTGGATGGATAGACATCTAAAATCAGTAGATAACATACACAATTTGCCTACTCCTGATTTCTTCCGTTACGAAAATCCTAAAGATGAAGAAGCTTTAATTGAACCCGATTTTGAAGGTGCAGCTAATCTTTCTTTAGCATCTGGCAATTCCGGTGATTCCGATAGTTCAGAATTAGAAACTGATATACAAAAAAAGGTATGCGATATTGCTGAAACCGGCAGTGGGTTAAATTTGGTTATGAATATGTGCGCAGCATTTGTTTCTGACGTATATCAAAAAGCAGGTTTAACTCGCCCAGGTGGTAACGCTATAGATTTTTGGACCAATTGGAAAAGTAGCGGAGGTACAGGCAAAAACGCACCCCCAGGTGCTGTTGTTGTAGGTTCAGGATATGGGGCTCCAGGTTCTATATACGGACATGTAGGTATCATGCTTACAGGTGGTAGAGTTGTAGAAAATGCAGGAGGTAGAAGAATCAATGCAAGCATTGATGACTGGACTAAAAGCATGGATGCTACTTGTAGAGGTATTAAAGGCTACATAGGTTGGGTATGGCCTAACAATCAAGATCTTAGAAAAATGGGCAAGAAGTTAAAGACAGCTTCTTCGTCATCATCGTCTTCAGCAGGTCCTACAGGTGCTACTATGAGTTTCTATGATTTCATGAGCGCTGGTGTAGTTCAAGGAACTGGTCAAACTGCTGGATATAAATTTACTTATTATTCTGAAACTATTCTACCTGGTGGAGGTTTAAATATTCCAGGTAGGCACGTTGCAGGTGGTAAGAATGGGCAAGGATATGTAATGGACGGTGATGGATTCATCGTACTTGCTAAACCAGCTAACGGAAGATGGCAAAAGGGAGATACAATTTCTACACCTTTTGGCAAAGGTAAATTTTATGATCATTGCCCAGAAGGAAACATCGATGTTTATGTACATTATCCATAAGAGCTATAGGGGATTATAGGTATGGCTGATACTGCTCAACAGAAAAAATTTCTAAATTCTGTAATTCCTTCTTGGCAAAAATACGGAAAACAATATGGGTTTACTATCATAAGTTTCGCGATTGCTCAAAGTTGTTATGAAAGTGGGTGGGGTGAATCTTATGATGCGGTAAATTTGCATAATGTTTTAGGTATAGGTCCACATAAACGATTTAGTTCATGGGATGAGTGCATCAAAGGGTACTATACTTTGACCGTATTAGGTAGATCTTCTGAAGCAAAAAACGCAAAAACGTTAGATCAATATCATCAAGCTTTTAAGAATTCTCATTATTTAGGAAATGACGATACTTCAGGATATTATAGTGCTGTAAAAGCTATCATAAAATCTCATAATTTAGAAAAATATGATAACGGTGGTGGTGGAGGGGATTCAGGTGTAAATAAGTGTGAGGAGTTTGTGCAGAAAGCTCTAAGTTATAAAGGTACCAACGGTGGCGGTTGGGCAGCTAAGCATCCGAATTGGTATCATCCGGGAGTATGGTGTGCGGACTTTGTATCTGTGTGTGGTGAAGAAGTTGGAATTACGGGTAAAGTTTTCGATATGTCCCCCTCTGCTTATGCGTGTGCGCATAGTGTAGAAAAATACGGTGGTACAGTTCATAATGAAAAATCATACTCTCCTCAACGTGGGGATTTAATCAACTTCATGTGGAATGGTGGTGCAATTTCTGGAGGGTATGCAGACCATATTGGTATAGTAACAGAACTTAAAGACGGAACAGTACATACTATTGAGGGTAATAGTGGTGATGTTGTTAAAACGTGCTCTTATCCTAGATCTTCTTCTGTTTTAGCTTGTTTTTGCACACCTGATTGGGAAAAAGTGGGAGGATTGTCTGGAGGTTCTAGCGGTGGAGGATTTGTAGGAGATCTATTTTCTGATTTAAACACTCGTGAAGATGCTATTCTTCGAGAAGCTGCATATCTTAAACCTATATACGAACCTAAAAACAAAAAGAAAATAAAAGAATACGAACCCACTGAAAAACCAACTGCTATAAAACTGTCTATTGTTAACTATACAGAGTTATTTCAAACGTTTTGGGAGATTGGAGCTCCTAGTGCAAGTTCTTCGGAATCTGACATATCTGGTGAATATGATTATAGTAAGTTAGATTCTAAAGTCAGAAATGTTATTAAATATCTTGTAGATAAAGGGTTAAATAACGCAGGTGCGTGTGGAGTTGCTGGAAATATTTATTACGAAAGTTCTTTCGATACTGCTGCCATCGGAGATAATGGTACATCTTTTGGTATTTGTCAATGGCATTACGAGCGTGGAGATGCTATGAAACGCATGGCAGGAGCTAATTGGTCGAATAATATGTCAGGACAGCTAGATTATTTATGGTACGAATTAGAAAATTCATATGGTTCGTTATTATCAGCGTTAAAAGGTGTGCAGAATTCCGCTTCGGGAGCTAAAAATGCTGCAGACATGTTTTGTAGACAATTTGAAAGACCTGCAAATGTCGATGCAAAGTCAATTCAACGTCAAGGTAAAGCTGAAGAGTACTTTAGTCAGATAACTCAGATTGTTACTAATAAAGATGGATCGGGAAATTCAAAATTTAATAGTGTAAATCTTAAAAATCTTTCCGGTAATAGGAAGAAATATGTTGAACGTGCATATCAAGAATGCGGTAAGCCATATCAATGGGGCGCTGTTGGTCCTGGTTCATATGATTGTTCAGGACTAGTTAGTTATTGTTTGTCTGGTCAGCATATACGTCTAGGTACTACGGGTACTTTTATGGGATGGCCTCAAACTTCTTCACCTCAACCTGGTGATGTATGCGTAAATAGTGGCCATTGTGGCTTGTATATTGGAGATAACAAAATGATACATGCACCTTGTGATGGTGAAGTAGTTAAAGAGGGTAATGTTCAAGCTGGTATGATTTTTGTAATGTATCAAGGATAATCCTTTAATACGTTTGATAACATGCTATTTAAGGAAGTTTTTCATGATTGTTTTCGGTTATGCAAAAAGTTACATGTATGCAAATACAGGTGAAATGTACGTTCAAGTGCGTATTCCAAATATCCATGGTCCAATAGATCAAAGAGATTACCAAGGTAAGAAAATTACCAATTACATAAAAGATGAAAATTTGCCTTGGTATCCCGCATTATTAATGCCGCATAATCCAAATACTAATGAAGTTGTAGCTTTGATGTCTATTTCTGAATCAAAAACAGATTTTATTGTATTAGGGTTAACTGGCGGTCAATATTCACCTGTAGCTTTTTCGTAAGGATATCACATGAAAACATCTAGTTTAGCTTTTCCAAAAATGATAGATGTAGCTCATAATACTGTAGCAGTATTAGAAGATGATAAATCTGTAGTAAATCGTTCTAGATTATTGATTTTAACTGAGCCTACCGAAGTCTATAATGAACCCAATCAAGGAGTCGGGTTAAAACGTCACTTATTCAAATATAATACAGAAAACGAAAAAGCTATGATACAATCACGAATTGTTGAGCAACTAAGAATACATGAGCCACAATGCAACCCAGATCACACTCAATTTGCTGATGGTAATCTATTTACAGGTAGTCCTAATGATGATTACGAACAGAAATATAATAGATTAGAAATGACAATCGCTATTGAAACTATTTTCGGTGCAACTGTAAACATAAACTTTTCTTAGATTCTGATAACAAGGATGTCCAATGAAAACCGTTCAACAATATTTTAGAGAGTGTAATGTTGAAGAGCTTATATCTCTGTATAATAACTTATACCCTATTTCTGCTTCATTAGGATATACCTCTACTTGTTCTGAATTAATAAACGATAGAAATATAAAATTACTTAATTTGATAGATAAAATTCAAACTACAGAGTTAACCTCTATAGAAGATGAATATATACTATTCGCATATTTTATTCCAGATAATGATTTTTTAGCTACTGAAGTTGCATGTGTAAAGCAATCAGAATTACATGATGATATAGTGCTAACTTATAGTTACTCTCTTTCTCATATTTCTGAGACAGCAGGGTTCTATATTGCAGATCTAGACATAACACAATCTGTATTAGACGAAGTTTTAGCTTCATATTTATATGAAAGTACGTTTTTTGGATATGAACAGGAAGGTATAGATGAGACTCTAGATCATCTAGAAGCAAGTTCTAAAGAGTTAGATAAACTTCTTAATTCTGAGAGTAATATAATATCAACTGAACTTATGAATTCGGATACAACTTTACCTCAGATTCCTTCTGTTATTGAAAAAGAATATGATTCTAAAAGATTTAAAGATTATAAAGATGCATATTACAAGTATTGTGAATTGTCTTTTGATACAGAAATTAATAAATTGACTAGCTGTTTAGAAACCAGCTCTAAGTAATGTTTCATAAATTAAGGATATACACTTGATTTAAGATAATCTTAAATCAAATATATCTGTTATACTTTAATTTGAATTTATAATTTTAAGAGGTGCAAGCATGTCAGAGGATTATCAAAATGGTTTAATTAGTTATACATCTAGAGATTATAATTCTCTGGTTAAAGAGTTTTGGGAATTAGTACCAAAACTCACTGATTTGTGGAAACCTGAAGCTGATGCCGATCCTGGTGTTGTGCTAGGCCGTTATTTAGCGTCAATTGCTGACATGTTAGGGGTTAATTTAGACTGGGCTGTAAATGAGATGTATGCACCTAGTGTATCTCAAAGAAAAAATGCTGAAAAGTTATTTGCGCTTATTGGGTATAATCTTGGTTTCTTCACAGCTGCTAAAACTGAATGTACGTTTACTAATAACCTTGATACACCAATTGAATTAGATTTCGGGTATAATGGATCAAATTTCTGCACGTTAAACGCATATACAGATATTACAAATCAATCAAGAGTTATTACATATAACATAATACCTCGAACTAGCGGATACGGTGATACTGAATCTAGAAGCATTAGGTCTGTTATAACAGACAATCTAGATGTATTTGCTGAAACCGATAAAGTAACGTTAAATCCTAATGAATCTGTTACTCGTGTAGCTATTGAAGGTGAACTTAGATCATATTCAATATCTGTAGCACAAATTAAAGCTAATAATTATATTATATCTTTACCTTCACAACATGTTGACACTACAGCGTTATGGATTAAAGCTAGTACCTCTCAGTATTCTACAGACTTTATAGAAACTAGATGGATACAAGTAGAAAGTCCTGCAGATTTTATCGACCCAGAACCAAGATTTGCTGTTACATTTGATTCGTATTCTAACGCACAAATTCAAATTTCTAATTATTTAAACCAGTTAGAAAATTATGACGGAAATTGGCTTACTGTATATTGGATTGATTGTTCTGGTGTAATTGGGTGCGTTGGTGAAAACGTTCTTTCAAATCTATTATTTGCAAAATCAGGGCAAAATTTACCCAGTTCTGAGTCTGGAGATATTGGAATATCTAATTTATCTAATACTGTAGAATTACCTCATACATATACGGTAACAGGTAAAAGTCCTGAAACTGCAAAAGAAGCTTATAGAAATAGTAGAAATTACATAAATACTTGGGAAAGTTTGGTAACGTTACCTGATTATACGAGATTCTTGAAGCGTGAAGCTGGAGTAGATACCGGAGTAGTGTTAGATTGTCAAAAAGCTCTTGAAATTAATCTAGCAATTTATAAAGATGAAAATCTTACAGATGCTCAGAAGCAGAAAATGTATATCACAAATCAAGATTTTCCTGCAGGTAAGCCTATATATGATTGGGAAACTGTTCTTAACTTAGGGTTTGATCCAACTGATCCAAACAAATTTGTATTTGCTTCTAATTTTCAGACGTATACCGCAATGTGTTTTGCTATACATAATGACTTCTTGCCTTCAAGATACGGTGATGGTCAAACTTCTAAGGTACAGATAAAGAAGAATACAAAATTCATAAGATACAAACCACCTGCAACTTTTATAGATAATGTTATTCGAGATTACAAACCGCTTCAAGCAATGTCTGTAGAAATACAATTTGGATATCTAAGAATTTTTAACTTCTATGTAATCGGAACTATTACACCTACTAAACCTGTATCTTCTGAAGTAGCTAAAATTTTAATTGAAACAGCTAAAGAAGCTCTTCGTCTGTATTTTGCTCCTTCTAATTTTGACATTGGTAGAAAACCGACAATCATGGATGTTGTAGATACTATTGAAAATTGTGATATTAGAATAAGGCATTTTGACCCAGGTTCTCCTAAATCTTTCGGGGTTGAATTTTACGGTTGTGACATCGAATATATGAATCCTATATCTTTCTGTCGATACAATCCGCCTTCCAATACAACTTCAGATATCAGAGTTAATCCTTTATACATTGTTGATTAATTAGGAAGTTTTGATATGAGATTTAAAGATATTCCAGTTCCAGAAGTATATGTAGAAGAAAGTTGGGATTTCAGATTTTTTCTAAAATGGTTCTGGGAATGTTTAACAAAGATCAAATATGATACTGAGCATTTAATCGATATTTACGACCCTCTGAAATGTAAGGAAGAGCTGTTATGGCTTTTAGGAGATACTATTGGGTATAAATATGATAACAGACTACCTGCCAGTTTTAATCGTCTTGTAATTTTAAACTTCATGAAGATGATCAAACGTAAAGGTAGTCAAACAGGGGTAACTTTTGCTGCTGAAACAAATTTAGCTCAATTTAATCTAATTAGCTATGGAGCAGGATATGAAGATGACGAAGGTAACATTGTAGAGGGAAAAGACATTCTATATAATAGATTAGAAGATACTTCAATTCCTGTAAATTCTGTAACTGTAACTCCACATACTCGTGAGGGTTATATAGATGTTGTATATTTTTCTACTGAAAAACCTATAGACGCTTGCATTGAATATGTAAGACCTTTAGGTATGTATCTGTTTCAAACTGCAGGAGTTAGGTTTGATGCTAGAACAAAGATTTCAGTAGATGCAAGACTTACAAATAAAAACGAATATTGGGAGTCTTTGGGTCCAACTCATGTTGCTCCATATTCTAGAGATGATTATGCTCGTATGCAAAAAGTACAATCAAGTGATACTATGTCAAGTATGCACGTAGCTACTACTGATAGGCGTAAAGGTAGTTGGGATACAAACCCTGATTTTGAATTAGAATTCGATAAACGCATTGATCCAGGTTATAGAGCTTTATACTCTTTGCAAATGTGCAATAATGAACATGTTGTAAAATCTTTAATAGACCCACTATTCTCATTAGGATATGGTCCTCAAAAACAAGATGATAGATATTCAGATGAACGCTATTATGTTACTAGAGATGATGTTACCGTTGTAAATCCGAAATCTTATCTTAGACCTCCGTTTGCCGATTCTCCTGCATATAATCTGCGTTATGATAGGAAGCAAGAATTAGATATAACTCCTGATGTAACTACGTTAGACGAGTTGAACGCTTTGAATCACATTTTTGAAACTGATGAAGCTACAGGTCAAGAACATCCGGTACCTAACATCCTTAAACCTGTACCTGCAGTTAACCCAATAATGAGTGAAATTGGTGATGCTATTGCTATTAATGATGTAATATTTACTGAAACTTCAATAGAATCTAAATTAGACTATCAAGGAAACGATACCAGTTCTTCTGAATAATACTGGAGAACCTTCTATCAGGTTGAATTTCAAAAGGTAATTATGATAGGAATTCAATGGCTGAAGCATTACAATCATCATTTAATATTCGATTAAGCAATTATTATGGTAATATTACAGTGATTGATGAAGAATCTAATGCTTTAACGCTTTTATTGAGTGATTTTATTGGAGAGTTATCAATAGAAGATCCTAGTATAGTATATCTTAAAATTTTACTTCATGGAAATTCTGAAATAACTTCTGGAAATATTATACTTTCTAAGCAAGCATCAACAAGTGCTTATTATAAGTTAGATTCTATACAAGTTTACGGATCCGGATCATGTAAATTTAATGAATTAGAAGCTACAAGCGTAACAATTAAATCTAATTGTACAATAGAATATATTAAATGCAATGTAACTAGATTTGAAAATTGTACTGTAAAAGCTACAAAACTTGAAGAATATCAAAAACCGTTTATTGAAGCTTCTGGGCATATTTGGTTTGTTGATTCTGTGGTATTATGTAGAAGGTCAAATGATACAAGTTCTGCAAATTGCATAATCAGCCCTTATTTGCTTATAGATAATTCAAATTGTAAGTTTAGGTCAACTTCAAAAGTTCTCGTCAATCGTGTAGATAATACATCATTAATTCCAAGTATTCAGCATTGCATTGATACGGTTATAACGGAGAATAGATTTTTTACTACCGGTAGAATTTTAGATAATAACGAAATTCCTAAAGCTTTCACTTATGTGGATAAAAGCGCTTGGGGAGTACCTCAAGCTGACGAAGTTTTTCTAGATTTAGTTTCTAGAGAAAAATTATATGGACATGAACCTGCTACTAAAATATATCCGTTTGATCTAAACTTGTACGGAATAGACGAAAATAGAATTACTGATGATGAACTTTATCACATCTTTAACGTTGATTCTGATACATATGAATCTGAATTACTTCCAATTACACAATCGGATTTAACTAAAATTTTTGATGTAACTTACAGATATGATAATCATCATCATGATAACCCTATGAAGCTCAACTATGTGAAAGATGTATTTGATTGCAATTATCAAACATATCCTTCTGATTATGGTTTAGCTTCTTATGGTGTTTTTAAGGAAAGTACTTACTACACTAACGTAGATCTTCATAGATGGATAAATCAAACAGGTGCTATATTACCTCATGCTGATGAAAATAGTATTTACATACCGGTAATAGACACTATATTGAAAAAACTTTGGCAAGATCAAGTTGATGATGACCCTGAACGTATAGATGAAGCTATATTAGATGCTATTTCATCTACATTATCAGAATATGAAATTGATAATGATCTTGCTATTACATCTGAAGATTTATTCAGAATTGTTCATGATATTTATTATCCTTTAAAACGTACAAATTATTTACAGCAAGAAATGGAAAGCAGAAATTACGAAGTGGGTATTTATAGCTTAAATTCTTATAGAACAACTAAGCGTATTTACACAACACACGGTGAAGAAGTAATTTCTAGACCAGATCTGGATAATTCGGAAGATACCATTGAATACGTTAGGCCTATTTATGAATATTCTGATCCTCAAGAATTACCGTAAGGTGTTATAATATGCGAAAGTTATATAGTCCGTTAAATCAAAAAACAATATCTCAAGCTATTAAAAACATGTCTATCGAACATAATGTTACATTACGTGTTCTAGACGCTGATACGCATGAGATTATACAAGAACATGAAGGTCACAATGCTGCAACGAATTCTTTGCTTACAGGGATTGCCCATTATCTTGTTGGCGACGGTGTGTACAATCAAGCTTACGATATGTTATCTGATCATATACCTAGATATATTTCTCTAGGGACTATGGGATTATTTACACAAGCTGAAGACGAATATCATCTACCTGTAGGTCTTGGGTATGATACTGATAGTTTAGATCCTAATGCTACTGATTCCGGAGTACCTCTTTACTATGGTGATCCTGAAACTGAACGATTGTGTCACTACATATCTCAATGTCCTGGATTCGGTGCTGATGGATATGATGTAAATAATAACAATGGACGTCTTTATTTCGGATTAGGTCCGAAATTTGAAGATAGAGAATTTTCATCTGTAATCAGTTGTGAACTTATTTCTGATACATATCCTAGAACCGCTATTTCATATAGAGAAATTGTACCTGAACAATCTGCTGAAGTACCTAAAACTATTGATATCATATATAGTGGTATAATATCTGTTGGTTCCTTATCTCAATTTAGATATGATGATGCTGGTAATGCAGCTTCATATATTTTCATTACAGAAGCAGGTTTATGGTCTAAAAAAGTTTGGGAAAATAGCGGAGATAACGGATTACTTGCAGGGTATAGAATTGCACCTACCAGTGAATCTACTTCTAAGTTTGGTTCTTGGATTGAGGGCTCATATGAAGGAAGTGAATGGATTCCAGGGCATTTTGATTTAGACTATGAAATTGTTGAAGGAGAAAAAGTTCTTACTGAACTTGGTGAACAGCAACTTGCTAATCAAGATTTATTGAAAAAGAGTATTTTAAGAGTAGGTTTAAATCAAGTTGTGCAAGTTATTTGGAAAATTCAATTAGGTGGATTAGAACAACTTAGTATCGGATCTACATATAACTTATACGATAATATAAATGATGCTTTATTATGGCACTTCTGGGATGAACATTAAGGAGTTATGATGAAAATTTTTGCAGAACAACTAAATCAAGAAGAAATTCTATATACCCCTGTTGCTATTTTAGATCTTTTATCGCAAATTGATGAGCTTAAAAATTTTGAATTAGGTTTGACAGAATCTTTAGATGGTGTATTGCAATTGCAAGTTGGTGATTCGTATTATGCTTTAAATGCAGATTTAGATACGGAAATAAGCGTTTCAGAACAAGATATTGATAAGATAGAGAAGTTAACTGAAGATGCTTATGATCAATTAATTGATAATGATATAGCTACATATCAAGAAGATGTAAACGGTGGAATTATTAAAGAAGCGTTAAAAACACTTGCAATTGGTGGAATAGTTCGCTTATCTAAGAAGTACTTGCAAAGTTAGTCAAGCAAAAGCTAGTTAGCAAAAAATATAGAGGTGGTAAATATGAAAAAACCTACAGTAATTGGTACGTTTTCTGGAAAATGTGCTGATGCAACTGTAACTAATGAAAACGGATTAGATATTACAAGACCTGTATGGGAAACATTATTTAATTCTGAAATATATAAAAATGCTTTAGATTTAGGGCATTATATCGGCTATTTAGGTCATCCTGAAGATCCTTCTGATATGAATTTTATGAATGCTTGCATTGTTATGAGAGAAGGTCATATTGATGACAACGGTGAAGTATTTGGAGAATTCGATTTAATTGATACTCCTGTAGGTCGTATTGTTAAAACGTTTATCGATGCTGGGGTATCATTCGGAATTTCTGTAAGAGGCGCAGGAGACATCATAGATAATTCAGTAGATCCTGAAACTTTTGTATTCCGTGGATTTGATTTAGTTACTTTCCCTGCATATACTGATGCTATTCCTGAATTTACAGAAATTGCTGCTTCTACAAACTCTGATTTACAAGCAAAATATAAAAAAATATGTAGCTCTGTTGCCTTGGATTTAAAAAACATCACATCTTGTGAAGCTTTAAACGTTATTCAAAGTCAATTCCCTGAACAATCTGAAACTTATGCAGAACTAGAAGACCGCAAGCAGGAATTATTAAATACCATTACCTCAGAGCCTTCATTAGAAGATGAAAAGCTTCAAGGAGTCATGCATTTATACTTACAAGAAAAAGCTCGTGCAGATAAAGCAGAAGCTGTTATTGAGGATTTATACGCAAAACAACAAAGCGAAAACATTAGAAGCAACAAGAAGCTTAATGCTATGTTGAGAATTGTAGCTGATCAAGAACATCATATAGATGATGTAGAAGGTCAATATATACAAAGCTGCAAAGAGTTAAAGCAAACTGTTAGAAAACTTACACGAGAGAATAAAGCTATCAAAGCGTCTAATCAAAGTCTTAAATCTGATAAGAAATCTTTAGAAGCTAAATTAACTGTTATTGAAGGCAGTAATCAAAAATTAACTGATAAATTAGCTACTATAACAGCTGCCAATAAGCATTTAAAACAAGAAGTAGAAACTAGTAATGAAACAAACCTTCAATATAATGCGAAGATTAAAGCCAGTGATGATAAAATATCTAAATTGCAAGATGAGCTAGACAAAACCGTTGTTGAAGCGAATCAAGCTCTTGAAGAAGCATCTAACTTGGATGCACAAGTTTCAGAACTGCAGAAAGATATTTTAGCTTCACAACAGCTTATTGAAGAATATCAAGATGCGTATGCTTCTTTATATTCAAAAGCTGTTGGCGTAAATCTTAGCAATGTTTCTGTAACAGCTTCGACTTCGGTTGCTGACTTACAGAAAAGGATAGTAAGTTCGTCAGCACCGATTACTGTTTCTGATGAGTTTGCTGAACTGCAACAAACTGGTGAAGCTTGGAACAGCGATTTAGATGATGAAAACTATTTGGTAACTCTTTAGTTAGGAGATAACATGAAAATTTCAGGAAAAGGGGGAGCGCGTCGCATGGTTCATCCAGTAACTGCTGGTACGTCAATTACCGCAGGTGCTAATCGTCGCACTGCTGCTCCTGTTATGTCTGCTACGATGCGCAACCTTTCTCAAGAAAAGCGCATGTTCGCTCAGCAGCTTCAGCGTAACGCTCGTCGCCAGGGTCAGACCATTACGGCTGCTACTAACACGACAAACATCATGGCTCGTCCGGACTTCTTAGAACTCCTGCCTCTGTTCGTTCAGAAGCTTTTAGTTCTAGACGTTTTCGGTTCAGTTGCTATGCGTTCTCGTCAGCAACTCATCCCTTACTTTAAGTTCATTGCTGAGAACACCAAGGGTGAGACAGCTGCTGGTACTATTCTTTCTAGCCCGTTTGTAAACCGTCAGGGTACTGATCCAAACTTCACTGGTAGAATCGTGAAGAACGAGGTTGTAGCTGAAGGTGCAGATATTAAAGCTACTGATACGCTTGTTTACGGTCCCGTGCTTCCGGGTTCGGTAACCATTCAAGCTGTTGCTGCTGGCGCTACTACTGCTTATACTGATGATGGTGCTGGCACCCTTAAAGCTGCTGATGGTTCTAATGCTGGTACTATCAACTATGCTACTGGTTCATTTACTCTAACCTCTGCTCCTGCGGCTTCTGACGGCAACGCTGTAAAAGCTACTTATCAGTATGACAACGAGAACGTTGGTCCTCGTTACGATAGCGCTGAGGGTTACGGTTATGAATATGGTGCTCAGATGGCTAAGGGTTACCTCCAGCTTGATGAGATCAACCTTGTAGCTGAAGCTCGTGAACTTGCTTGCTATTGGAGCGTCTATAGCGCTTTTGCAGCTCAAGCTGAGTATGGTGCTAATATTGGCGATATGGCTAAGGAAGCTGCTATCGCTGAAATCACCGCAGAAATTAACACCTCTGCTTTTAACAAGCTTGCACAAGCTGCTGCTTATAAGCCGCAGTTTAACTGGGATGCTAGCCCTGTATTAAGCGGTGCTGTTGTTCCTAGCGACTATCTCAACATGTTTAAGCTGAAGCTGGGTCAGGCTGCGGCTGCTGTTTATCAGTCCACTCGCCTTGCCCGCCCGAACCGCTTAACTGTCGGTACCATCGCAGCTGAATATGTCGCAATGATTGACGGATTCGTTGCCGATACTAGCACGGACAACGTTGGTCCTTATCATCTAGGCCGCCTCGATCAGTTCGAAGTCTATGTGGCTCCGGATTATGATCCTACTCAGTACGTGCTCTCTTGCAAGTCTGATGACATCCGTAGAAACTCCGGTCTATTCGGTGAGTATCTCCCTGTCGCTACTACTGATGTTATTGGTCTTGGCAACATGTCTCAGCAGATGGGTGCATATACCATGTATGCTCTGAACGTTGTCAATCCCGAAACTGTTATAAGTGGTAAGATTGAAGGTACATTCTAAGTTATAACCCTTTAGTTAATTCGTGAGGAGGTTAAAAGATATGGCAACAATTACGATTACGTATACCGCTCCTGTTGCTCCTGTTGATGGCGTAGTAGCTCCTATTTCTGCTACTTATTTTCCTACTAATTCTTATGTAGATTCTGAGCCTTATGCTGGAACTATTTGGGACACTAACGTAGAAGGATTTGGTACTTGGGAAGGTCTTGTAAACTATCTTTCTAAAGTTACTGCACATCCCGGATATGCTATCATGTTTAAAGCAGCTATGCGTGATGGTAGTGCTACGGTAACCGAAACTGATGAGAAGGTTATCGAATACTACAAAGAACTGGGTGTTTCTTTAGCTGATCAAGGTTTCACTGTTGAAGTTGGAGACGGTGAATCTGAAGAAGCTTCTGCTTAGTATCTTAACTGTTAAATTTCGTTAATAGAAGGGAGATGGTAATTATGAAGATGAACGAGATAGTATCTCAAGTAAGCTTTATGTTAGGTCTCCCTTCTAACGAAAACGTTGAAGGGTTACAGGTAGAAAAAGCGGTAGAAATTGCGTTTACTGAACTTAAGAGATATATACGCACCTCCGTAGAAAAAACTGTACCTTTTTCAACTAGATTAGATCTTGTTGCTTTAGGTATCAAAGCTCGAAAAGTTTTAACCGTGCAAGCTGCGTATCCAAGAATTGGTTTAACTTTAAGTACTGTAGATTCAGGTAATGTGTTCCAAACAGCTGCTGCTGTAAACACATATTCTGCAATTGGTAACAATGCGGGAATTAATATTGACCCTATAATGACCGAAATGGCTATGGCTCAAGTTAGAAATACAGTTACTACAGATTTCCAATGGAGATACGATAGTCTAAATCAAGTAGTTTATTGCACACATCGTGATCCTAGACCTACGGTAGTTACTATTCGATATGTACCTGATTTCCAAGATGTTTCTGAATTAGTAGATTCTACTTGGTTAAATTATCTAATTAGGATGTCTACAGCTAATATGAAAATAGCTTTAGGCAGAACAAGATCTAAATACACTATTGAAGGGTCTAACGTATCGTTAGATGGTGAAATTCTACTGCAAGAGGGTAATGAAGAATTAGCTTCGATACGTGAAGAACTTGGAAGTAAAAGAAATCGCATGATTATTGTAAATTAAGGAGATTTATTATGCGCGTTAAGAAAATTGCTGCATCTCGTAAGTTACATCGTGGCCGTCGTGTAATGGCTGATACTGAAGTAGCTCCTGAGGCTACTGATCTTCTGTTTGAAACTGAGGATGTTGCTGAAATCCTCGCTGAAGTAACGGGTGAAGATGTCGTTGCTGAAGCTTCTGAGGAAGGTGTTGAGTTTACCGTTGGTGACGAAGTCTTCACTGCTGAGCCTGAAGGCGACGAAGAAGTTCTTGAGGCTTCAACTCGTGTTCTGAAGAGATCTGTTAAGGCTTCAACCCGTGCTCGTGCTCGTCGTTCTGTGCGTCGTTCCCGTTAATTACGCTTAATAGCTGCAAGGCTTACTCCTTTCCCAATAAGGGTCACTTCCGAAAGGTTGTGACCCTTATTTATGTATATACCTTAAATATCAAATATATCTATATTTAATTATTGAGGTAGGTACTATGACTATACAACTTGAATCTAAAGAGGCTGTTGAAGCTGGAAAAGTTTATGATATATTAAAAGGTATATCTACTGCATTTACCGATGTATTTAAATTCTTAAACGAATGTAGCATAAAAGCTAAAGATGCCGAACCTGTAACTGATGCTGAAGGCAAAACTGTAGGTGAATTATTTACCGCTGTAACCAAACAAGGAAATCAAATTAAAATTAAACTGGTTCAAAGTAGCGGACGTAAAGATCTATACGACATGTATTGCTTAGCTAAAAACGGAAAGAAGGAAGCTTATCCTCACATAAAAATTGATAAGATAGATGATAAATTAACTGAATTTGCAAAAGATGCTTATGATGAAGAATTAGTGGATTTTGATAATGAAGATTTTAACGTAGAAGATGAATTTGCCGATATGGATTTTTCATCAGCGTCTAAAATTCAAATTGAACTTTCAAAAATAAAAGGAAGTAAAGAAATCAAATTTGGAAAAGTATATTGCAACTATGATCCTAGTCTAGCTTTTGATGATCTTGATGAAGTTTTAGATTGTGATGAAGTACAAGAGCTTATATGTGAAGAGCCACAATGCTTAGAAATTATCCCTACGGAAAATGCATATGTGATTAATCAATTAGATTCTATTGCTTGCTGTAATAATGTTTCTGAAATATTGAAAGCTCAATGTATTGCTATTATACTTTTGGAAAATTTGATTAAGCATTGCGATTCTACTTGCTGTAATGTACAATCATTTATCCAAAGTATCTGTTGGCAGAAAGAATGGTTATTACATTCTAGTCTTTGGTACAATTGTAGTTCTACTTTAATTGATGTACTTCAGTCAATTGACTTAAATGCTTTAGCAGAATCATCATTAACTTCTGATGAAATTTTAGCTAATTATGCAGATACTTTAGATTTATATTATGGTAGTTTTGATCATGAAATCCAGAAATTAATTGATGATTGGCTTCTAACTATACGCTACAATGGGATGTATTAATTTTCGTTATTAATCATTATCATAGTAATGTATAGTGATGAAGAATTAAACTTTGAGTATACCCGAAAAAAATGATAAGTTTTATAGGAAGTATTTAGCACAAACTGATAATGTTTTTGAAGCAATAAATAAATGGACTGCAGATTCAAATAAAATATACACTAAATATCAGGGGCTATTAAACAACGTTGAAGCTTTAAATGCAGCGTTAACTTCAAAGCTACCAGATAATTTAAAATATAGAATTCCTGTAAAACTTTCTTCTGATATATATGTATTCAAATATATAAGAGAAAGCTTAAATTATGTAGATGACATTCTGGTTAAACAAAGTGTACTTATTTCTATGCGAAATAGTATAAGTAAAAATTGTCTTGTAGTAACCTACGTAGGTAGATTAACCGAAGGCCAAAAAGCTAGAATTAGGATACTTTGTAATATGCTTTGGTATACTTTAACAGTAGAAAGGAATTAACATGGAGAATCTTGAGCATCTTAGAGTTGCAGAATTAAGGGAATACGCAGCTGGTTTAAATTTAGATACAACCAATTTAAAGAAGGCAGAAATTATTGATCTGATTAAAAATTCTCAACTTAACGAAATAGATTCTGATTATGTAGAAACGTCAGAAGAGCTTCAAGAAGATGTTACTTTGTCTTGCTTAGAATCTTTAGATACAGAGGTAGCTGAAGTTTCTAATTTAGAGGAAACTGAAGTGGAATCAGTAGATACTTTAGAAGAAGTTACGGCACATGAAGCTGAATCTGCAGCAGCTACCTCTGTATCTGAAGATATTTCCAAGTTTCCTTATATGCTTGAACTAAATAAAGCTGTTATGATTTATGACAAAATGGATGCACAATCCTCAGGTAAATATCCCAGCAGACGCACTATTGAAGTACTTGACGAAATTGACGGATGGCTATATGTTGAAGCTTTTGTATCGGGTTTAGGTTATACAAGAGGCTATGTAGTTAAGTAATTCAATTTAGAAGACACTTTATTATTTGGTATGATAGGCGGAAATCTCCGTCTATCATATTTTTTCAATAATATATAATCCTTGTATTTCCGTACCATCTTCTAAACACTTCACTATTAGATTTTCTTTATAGCAAGGAAATTCGCATATGTGTATGCCATAAGCAGGTTGTAAAAGTTTAACCCGAATTCTACCAAAGCCGTTTGCTCTATGTTTAGAATCAACATATACTACTACACCAATAGCGTTAAATAACATCGGATTATTTTTACTTTCATTTACTTTTCTTGGTTTGTCAGTGGTTATCCATGAAAACGCTTCTTTATAATTTTCATATGTTTTCATAGTTATCTTTACTTTGTCACCTTTGTAAAACTCTTGAACATTACAAGCTGGTATATTTTGATTTTTGTGCATTTCATAATAACTTTCTCTTAGTATTTTTATTTACTTGTTTAAACGAATTATCAATAAACCTAAATAAATCGTTATATACATATAATTAGTAATACTGTAATTAGGCAGGTTTAATGATTAACGTTGTTGAATATGAAGATTCTTATCATATTACATTTCCTTATGATTATACTATCAAAGAACTTGTAAAAGAAGTACCCGGTAGAAAGTGGAATTCCGATGAAAGATATTGGTATATTCCTAAAAATCATCTAGGTATGCTTATCAATCAATTTAAAGGTACTGACTATGAAGATATGGTATCTATAAAATCTACTGAACACTTAGATGTTAACTCTAGTTTAGACGAAAAACAAGTTATTCCAAATATTGATATTTCTGGTGTAACAACTTATGTAAAACCTGGATCTCATCTATATGAACATCAGATAGACTTTTTGAAATATGCAATATATAGGCAAGAAGTTCAACACAATATGAATGGATTCTTATGTACGGATTTAATGGGTCTTGGAAAAAGTCTCGAAAGTTTAAATTTAGCCCTATATAATCATGATCGTCACAACTTTAAGCATTGTTTGATTCTATGCTGTATAAATGTTTCAAAGTATAACTGGGAACAAGAGATACGAACTCAAACAAATGGGTTATATGAAGGATATATATTAGGAACTCGTAAGCAAAAATCTGGAAAAATTAATTACAATGGATCATCTAAAGACAAATTGTCAGATTTAATTACAAATAAAAAATATAGTGATGATTCAGAAGATGAACTTCCTTACTTCTTGATCCTAAATATAGAAGCTTTAAGGATGAAGTTAAATAGAAAATATTCACTTACAGATAAAATTATTGAGTTAATAAACAATCATTTTATAAATATGATCATTATTGATGAGGTACATAAGAATGTATCTCCTTCATCTCAACAAGGTAAGCAGCTTTTAAGAATTAAGAAAGCTACAAAAACTAATAGTATGTGGATTCCTATGACAGGTACTCCAATTGTAAACAAACCTACTGATTTATTCTTACCTTTAAGATTAATTGAAGCGCATTCTATTAATTCATATTATGCATGGAATCAAAATTTTTGCGTTTATGGTGGGTACGGAGATTATGAAATTATCGGATATAAGAATATAGATAAACTAAAAACACTTTTACAACCGAATATGATTAGACGATTGAAAGAAGATGTTTTAGATTTACCTGATAAAATTGAATTTATCGAATTTGTAGAAAATACGCCATATCAGAACAAGTTATCTCAAACTATTACAGATGAACTTTGGAAAAATAGAGAAGATATAGTTAGTTCACTTAACCCTTTAGCTAAGATGCTAAGGCTTCGTCAAGTTAATGGCTCTCCTGAACTTGTAGATCTTAATCTAAAAGTAGATTCCGAATATATCAAATACAATGCTAAGCTTCAAAGACTTCTAGAAATTGTTGCTGAAATTATATCTAGAAATGAAAAAGTGATTATATTCTCTAATTGGGTTGAACCCCTAAGGACAATTTATCGACATCTTTTTAATAGTTACAAACTATGTAGCTTTACAGGTACTATGTCAGAGGCAGATCGTCAAAAGAATAAAAATCTATTTTTAAATGATCCTGAATATAAAATCATATTAGGAACCATTGGTGCTCTCGGAACTACTCATACTTTAACTTCTGCTAACAATATAATCTTCTACGATGAACCTTGGACATCTGCGGATAGACAACAAGCTGTAGACCGTATTCATAGAATTTCAGCAACACAAACATGTAATATCTACACGCTTCTTGCTAAAGGTACTATTGATGAAAGGGTTCATGAGATTCTTTACGGAAAAGAAACTGTAGCTAATTATATTGTAGATAACAAATTAGATATTTATAATAACCCGGATTTGTTTGCTCAGCTTCTGGGTCGTAAATAGTTATTTCAGTAATTTATACATTTATATTGACTTTTATGCTTTAATACAGTATAATTTAACATGTTAGCACATATCAAAACTCTTCAAGGAGGTTAACATGCTTAATTATATGAAACTTACTGTCACTCGTATTGATGACGGATCGTTGTATTATCATATGCTCAAGAATTACGAGCGAATTCGTACTTACATAATTAGGGATATCACCATTAAAGATAATGAAATTCGGTTTTCATCTGCTGGGCAGAGTTACCTTCTTGAAGCGGATAAGTATAATATTTCAATTGAAGTTCTTGATGAGTAATTTTACCTTTAATTATAACAGTATGGTATATGCTTAACTAATTTTAAGGAGTTTAAATGAAAATATATTCTAGTAAACTAGAAGATCTTCGTCGTGCTCGTGATGAATATGATGCGGATTATGCTAAGCGCAAAGCCCAATACGATGAGCAACGTGCTGCATATGAACAAGCTAGAGAAGATGTTATGCAGCCGGTTCGTGAATATGTTGAAAATATGATCAAAAACCCTTGGCTTGATTTTGAGGTAACTGTAAGCACTACTAGTCGTTATCGTCGCATGGGTACAGCTAAAAGTGCATGTCTTGAAGTCCGTATACTATGTAATGAACGTCGTCATTTTGATGAAGCTTCAGCTCTTTCTTGGAATTTTAACGTCTCTTTAGATGAAGAAGGGAATCCTATCAAAGAAACAGGTTCTTGGAGTGGATTACAAGCTACTACGGAAGAACAAATGCGATCTCTCCGAGCTACTGTATATACTTTGGACCTGCTAAATTCTGTCGATTGGGCATCAGTTCTTAATAGGACTCTTCCTTCTTGGAGTGATTATATCACTGTTTCTGATTCTAGACGAGATCGTCCCGATTTTGAATCTCAGATTAGAGCATTAGAACTTGAAGAATTCATAGGTAAACCTGTTGCACTTAAAGGTTCACCGCTTGAATCCCTAGGTTACAATAGTAGATCTAAGTCTACTGTTTGGTATATGATTAAACGTGAAACTCCAAAGAAATTCATTGTTGTTGATATTACTGATTATTACGTTGACCAAATGCTAGCTAGTGACGATTTTAATTCCAAAGCTGATATACTTAATTGGATGTCAAATAGATCTGGTGTACAAGTTAAAAAAGAATATCTTATCGCTGCTTTGAAATACCCCTTTGAAACTATGGGAGAATAAATGAAACGTATTATAAAATCTGCAACTAATTCAGTTAGTATTCCGATGAGAACTAATATTATTGAAGCTGCTGATGATGAGGTAGAAATCACACTCCAAGATAAAATAAAAGATGTAGAATCTGATTTTGATTATATCCTTAGTGGGTTAGATCAATTAGATGAAGATTCAGCAGATACTATTATTAATCAAATTGAAAAAATTTTACAAGGGTTCATACAAGATATTGCTGACCAGCTTATCGCTTAGGAGATAATTATGCAATTAAATAAATATATCAAATGCAATACTGGATCTATTGAAGATATGATTGATGCTTTTGAAACTCGAATAATGGAACTAGAAAATGGTATTATTTCTAATTCTCAAATTAATCAAGCAGAAATTACAGCTGCAGACACTATTTATGAGGAAGCTATTAGATATAATAACTACGAAGAATTCTTAAATGCATATTCAGATTTCTATGATTCTGAAGAAGATATAGAAAGTGAAATATGGTCTGTAGATGATGAACTTTATAGATATAATGCTGATATGTATCAATGCCCTGTTTATTGGCGTGATGATTATGAAACTCCTATCATTGACATTGGTGGTGAGTACTATCATGTAGATTTTAGAGGTATGTCTACTAGATTTACACCTGTAACCGATGATCCGGAATATATTGCATCCTTAGGATTACCTTCTGCTCTATAATTGTGAGGGATTGTATGAAACGTATAATTAAATGTGGTTCAGCTACCAATTATAAAAGAGATTTCGAGGGTACACAAAAGTTATCTGCGATTAAAAACTGCAATACTAAATTGCTAGAGATTTTAGATTGCCTAGAACAGATTGAAGACTCAAACCTCGGAAGAGGATCTGCTATTGTTAATAAAGTTAAGGGTCATATATTTGATTCTTATGAATTACTAGAAGAAGCGGAGCGTCTCTATAAAACGATCTATGACTTATGAGAGGTTAAAATGAAACGAGTTATAAAAACTGCTCAATTTGATATTGGAGATGGCTATTTAGAAGCTAAAAGACTTATAGATCAAGCTATGCAAGCCATGACATATTTACAAGTTAATGCTGAAAATAAAGCAGATGCTAAAATGTTTTCTGGATTTGTGGCTCAACTAGCCCAGATGTCTGGAAAGCTTCAAGGATATCTAAATCTTCGTGCAGTTAATTCTTCTAAAAATATATTAGCTGCTGATAATTTACCTAAAGGTTATTATGACGATTATTTTGGTCAAACAGCTTATGAAGAATTTGGGGATTTAGTGTCAAAAGAATGCTCAGGTATGATTATATCTAAACGTTCATCTGAAGCGGAAGAACCTGGTGGACTTATTTATGAAGCTGATCGTCTAGGTATCGATGATTTTTTTGATTTGCTTAGATGTCTTGAAGGTATGTGCTACAATGGTAAAGCAATTGAAATATCTGATTATCAATACAAAGTTTTATAATTACGAAAATCAAAATCTTTGAGATTCTAACGTATAATTTCTGGAGGTTGAAAATGAAACGGGTAGTTGCAGCTACAACTTCAAGTGTTTTTGAAAATTGGAATGAAGCATACAGTATAATCAATAAAGTAATAGATATGTATTTAGTAAATGGTCCTAAATCTGTAGATCTTAAAGTTGAGAATATTAATTCGGTATTTCGTGGTGATCGTAATTGGGACGAAGCTTATAGACGATTCCATGAAGAGTTTTAAAGAATTTATACAATATATTTCAGGTATTGTATCATGAAAATATTTTCTAGAACTTATGTTGAATCTGATTATCATGTATCTTTTTACGTTAAAGGTATTAGGGGCTTATTGTCCCATAAAGTAATTCAAACATGGGTTTTAACTGCATCATCTGCTGAAAATGCTAAATGGTTTGCAATCGATATTCTCAGTGGTATGACTTTAACAGAAATTTTTGAGGATAGTTTGTTAGATTCTAAATTGATTGATAAATATAGACAATTTTTGCTAAATAATTACAATTTGGATTCTAATGATTTGTTAGGATTTGAAACTGCAAGTACAGCTTTCACTTTTTTAGTAGAAAGAGAGTAATGGTAATTATGAAAAAGTACATCAAATCTTCTGAAAACATGGATTTAGATTTTTCTAACGATTATCTACTTCCATTAGAGCATGAATTAGATATGGCGAATGCTACTGCTTGGACAACTTGGCGTCAATTAAACGGTAAAGGTCTTAATAATCCTGCGTCTCAAATCAAAGATATTGCTTTTGAAATTGAGAAGATGATTTCTCGAATTCGTACTATACGATCATATATGCAATCATATTATGGAGATACAGAAGAAACTATGCTAGAAGACTCTTCAAGATATTTGGAGGATTAGGAAGTGTAAATAAGGAGATTTGAATGAAGAAATATATCCTTTCAAATTCTGTTAAAGCTTCTACTCAATTAAGTTCATTTAAAGATAAATTTGAAGCTTGGGATTTAATTCAAAAAGTTGTTAATAGATACTATATAGATTATAAAAATACTGCAACTGTAGATCGTAATGTATCCAAAATGGATTCTATATTTAGAGGCGATCCTAACTGGGATAAAGCTTATTCAGATTATACTGAATATGGATCTACCTATTTTATGGATGTACGTAATTTTATACGTTAGGAGTTTAAATGAAACGTTATATTAGATCTGCTTATTATATTGAAAATGATTGGAAAACTCTTGTACGTGAAATTGAATCTGAGACAGGTTTAAGAGCTGATCCACATTGGGCTACTCATCCTACCACTTCTTTATCTTTATATGACAGCAATGGAAATATTGCAGCCATCGCATATACTGAAATTAATCGTGATGGTACTTATGAATGGGGATCAACTTCTGGAAGACTTAAAAAACTTTAAACAAGGTGATCTTAATGAAATTTTATATCAGAACTGCAATTTCATTAGAACAATATATGAATACTGATTTTAATCTTTCTGATGAAAATGTGCAAATAGAAATTGCAGAATATGCTAAGGACAAATTAATACAGACTTTAAAAAAGAAACGTGGCTGGAAAAATAAAGAAATTTGGATAGATGATTTAAATTGGAGTGCCAATGAAGTATTTTTTGAAGTTATGGAAGGGTTAGATAACTACATTGGATCATTTACTTGTAAATTAAATTTTTATGATGAACCTTCAGAGTCTTTTGATGATGTAGAATATATGATTGATAATGCTATTTCTGATTTCATAACAGAAAATATTTATTAAAAAGTATTAATAGAGTATTATATCTTAATTTCATATGATACTCTATTTTTATGATTTAACCTGTATAGACTTTAGGAGATGTAGATGCCAGGACCTGATGATGGCTTAGGGAAAAAAGCAGAACAAAAATTAAGAGACTGGTTAGATGATGCTAAAAATGGATATGCTTTTACTCGTATTCCTGATCAAATGTCAGGATTTTATGCTGTAAGTAGGAATATATGCGATTTTATTTGCTATAAATATCCTAATATTTATTATATTGAATCTAAATCTACATATTCTGATAGATTTGATTTTTCCATGATTTCTGAAACTCAATGGGCAGGGTTGCTTCAGAAATCAAAAATTAAAGGATGTTATGGATTAATAATAATTTTATTTGCAACTCAACAAAGAGCTTTTATTTTAAATATTCAAGATATAGATGCTTTATATAAATCAGGGAAGAAATCAATAAATATCAAGAAAATTCATTCCTGGACTATTCCGTATTCTGAAATATCTACTAAAGCTAGCAGAAAGCAATTATTAGATTATACAGGTGATTTACAAACCTATGTTTCTAATTTAAATATAGAGTTTTAGTATATTCGCAGAATTTAGTATATTCGCAGAACCTTCCATAAATATATCATGTAAGTATCTACTAAAGGAGATAACTATGAAAGAGGAAACAATCACTAGAATAAAGGCAATAATAACATTAGTTGTTATGTTTATTGCGAGTTTACTTGATCTTTATGGTGTAAAGATTGATGCTGATGCTACTATTCAAGCTGTGTTAGTCATATTTAATGCAGTAACAATTGTATGGGGTTGGTGGTATAACCAGAATATGACTTCGGAAGCTCAAGCTGCACAGACTTTCTTAAAGCAGCTTAAATCTGAAAAGAAAGCAGAAAATAATGCAAGTTAAAGAAAATATAATTTCTAACGGGCATGGTGTATGCAGTCCTCAATATCTAGTTATACATGAAACCGCTAATCCTGGAGCTACAGCCTTAAACCACGTAAGTTATTGGTCTAGCGGTGGTGCTGATTATATGGCTCATTATGTCATGGATTGGAATGGTATTGCATATCATTGCTGTCCTGATAATAGAATCTGTTGGCATGTAGGTAATGCTAACGGTTTTACTGTAGGTATTGAATTATGTCATGCTACTAATTCAACTCAGTTCAATCAAGTTTGGGATAATGCTGTTGAATTTGCAGCTTGGTATCTTAAGAAAAAAGGATGGGGAACTAGTAGATTGCTATCCCATGCATATTGTTCAAGCACTTGGGGTGGTTCTGATCATACTGATCCAATTGGGTACTTTAACCAATTTGGAAGAACCTGGAATCAATTTATAACTGCTGTATCTTCTAAGATGAAAGGGCATACTGTGAATAAACAAAAGCCAGGAAAAGCTGTTAACAATAACGGATTTTATTATAGAGCTCATGTAGCTAATCTAGGATGGCTTGATTCTGTAAGAGATGGTCAAGTTGCAGGCACTGTTGGTAATGCTTATGCTATGGAAGCTTTTAAAATCAAACCCCCTGAGGGAATGGAACTAAACGTAAAAGCTCATATTGCTAATGTAGGCTGGAAAACATACAAAGGAATAAAAGCTGGTCAAAATTCAGGTACTGGTTCATCTCCTAATGATCCTATCATTGGTACTACAGGTAAAAAACAAGGTATTGAAGCATTTGAAATTGATATCGTTAAGAATCCTAAAAACTTTAAAGTTCAATACAAATGTCATATTTCAGGATTTGGGTGGACCGGATGGATTGATGCTGGATACGCTTGTGGTACTGTAGGAATCAACCATTCTATTGAAGCTATTCAAATTAAAGCGGTGTAATGATGAAGATTTTAGCTACTTTTTCGGATAGTTTAAATAAATATGATCAGTATCTGCAGAATCCTGATTATTATGAATTTCTCGAAGACAAGGTCATAGAAATTACTATAGATAATGAACCTGTATCTTGTATTGATTGGATTGACTTTGAGAATTCAGCAGATGATATCTTTGAAGATTGGTATGATGAAGATACAGGTGAGCTAGTTGCAACTTCTAATCAGTTATTTGATATGCTTTTAGATGCTTTATCCGATAAGTGGCCTGTTAGAGATGGTAAGTATCTATTATCTTGTATACTTACAATTCCATATACTGCAACAATTTCAGAAGATTCATATTCTAATAATACTTATGATTATGATCTAGGCTATCCAAAAATTTCAGATGTGTATTTTCATTTAATTTAATAAACTAAAACTAAGTATTGAATAAATAAAAGCACTTGGTACAATCTGAGTGCTTTTATTTTGTTTCGTTAATATCTTATATAGCATACTTATAATTATGTAAGGAATTATTGTGGAAACTGAATTTGAGACATTTACGTATTGGTTTATTTTTAATAAAGAAAATGAATGGACAATTATCAATAAAAAAGATAAAACAACAGTTGGATGGATCTCATCATCTGGTACTATATTGTTTGACGCTACTCCTAACCTTTTTGAACTAGATAATACACATATTGATAATGACTGGAAACGGTTTAAAGAAGTTAGAAAAGAATATCAATTAGGTAACAAGATTCAAATAAATGGGCTATCCGTTGAGCATTCTATACAATCTTATGAAGATCTAATGGAAGCTTTACTAAAATATCGTGCTTATGAAAATGGGTTTAACCCAGATGAGTATGATAGCTATATAAATAAAGTACTTAAGTGGATTAGATCTACTGATTTTTATGAAAGTCCTGCATCTACTCGATATCATGAATCCTTTAAACATGGTCTGTTGTATCATACTTTAACTGTATATAATAATATGCTTGAACTTCTTAAAGTAGATAAGTTTTCGAATGTTGATATTGCATCAGCTACATTATGTTGTTTAGTTCATGATTGGTGTAAAATTGGTTTATACGAAACGTATACACGTAATGTTAAAAATGAAGTTACAGGTCAATGGGAAAGTGTAGAAGCGTTTAGATATAAAGATTCACCTCATCCGTTTGGTCATGGTGTAACTTCTATGTATATGGCTATGAAGCTTTTTAAGTTAACAGAAGATGAAGCTCTTGCAATCAGATATCATATGGGTAGATGGCATGTTGAAGAAGCTTATATTAATGATTTTCAATTAGCTAATGAAACTTATCCTTTAGTACATCTTTTACAATTTGCTGATCAATTATCTATAACTTCTTATTAATTTAGCCTTTAATTCTTTTGTAGTCAATTTGAACTACGATATATTGTATATAAGTAAGGAGTTTAATATGATAGCAAAAACAGAATTTCCTGCAATTGAACGATATGCAAAAGAGGATTTTTGGCAATTAGCAGAAGCTGTAGATAAAAAATGGGAGTTAGACCCTCAACTAATTGATGTTAAGATAGATTCTGAACTTATTGATTTAGATGATGATAAAGGTGAGCGCACAGCTACTATTTTCTTTATAACAGGTATTTTTCAAATTGAAGATCTTCAAGTTGAGTTAACATACGAATGTATGGATGACCCTGCAGAAGAGGAATTGGTATTTCCTACTTTATATCCTCAAGATCTACATGATGCTTATATGCATAGATACTATATGTCTATGAATCAGCCCTATGATGC